GTGGGACACCAGGACGCAGGGGGTGGGACACCAGGACGCAGGGGGTGGGACACCAGGACGCAGGGGGTGGGACACAGAGTCCCCCAGAATAGAGAGATCAAATAGAGAGAAAGAAATAGAGAGAAGAGAAATAGAAGACTCCCCCGGGGCTTGTGCCCCAGGGGCTTTGCCCTCGCTCCGGGGAGCTCGGGGTCTTCCGAGCGAGCGCAATTCTAACCCCCTGGAGCACCATCTCGCTCCGCTCGCTGGAGCACCCCAGACAGCTTCGCTGAGGGCACTGGAGCAAGAAGAGAATTTCGCCGCAACTACATCTCCCACAAAGGGAGAGCTACTCTCACAGCTGGACGCTCGTGTTCAACGGGAGGCGAGGGAGCGTTTGAGGGCGACGCAGAGGGAAGCGGCGCAGAGGCTTCGCAGCGATTCCGACAGCCGCTCGATGAAGGCGGAGGTGTTCAAGGGCAAGCCCATCCCGAAGCAGGTCACGGCGCTGCACAAGCACTGGACGGCGGAGCTAAAGGAGATCTACCCGGACGCCACGCCCGGGGCCTTGAGCAAGGCGGCAAGGGGGCAGATCACTTGGCTCGTTGACAACTACGGTCTCGAGGCTGTGCAAGTAGCGGCGAGCTTCCTGATCAGGAACTGGGAGCCCCTGCGCGATCGGTGGAAGCGCAAGGGCGCCTATCCGAGCCTGAGTGCGCTGCACACGTTCCACGAGACCTTGGTCAATGACGGCCAGGTATGGCTGTCGGTGCAGCCGACGCTCGAGGCGTATCGCGCGTGGAAAGACAAGCTGCGTGAGAAGCCGCACCTCATGGGGCGTAGCATGCCGAAGGATCTCAAGAAGGACTATGCGGCGGCGAAGCCGAAGCTTGAGGCGATCGGCTTGGCTTGATCACTTGGTCGCTTGGTCACTTGGTCACTTGGTCACTTGGTCACTCGGTCACTACATAGGAGACGAAGATGGGTGAATCGAATCAAGAGATGTTTGCGCGGCTGGCGGCAGAGGAGGCGGCGCAATCGCCACCGTCTCCGCCGAAGCCGCCTCGCAAGATCACGAAGACCGACTTGCAGAGCATGGGCGTTCCGAAGCTGCTCTGGCGAGCTCACGACAAGGCGATTCCCGAGTCGGCGAAGACCCCGGTGTCGCGTATCCAGGAGCGTCTCGAAGAGTTCCTTCGCATGGGCCTCGCGCTCTTCTTCTGGGGCGCTGCCGGGGTGGGCAAGTCGAGCATCGCGAGCGTGCTGGCGAAGGCCGCCTATCTCAAGTGCTTCGATGTGCTGTGGTTGTCGGCGGCCGAGTATCGCGAGGCGCTTCGGCGCAATGAGCGCTACAGCGACGAGTTCTCGATGCGCCAGCGTTGCCTCGATGTGATTTGCCTGGTGATCGACGACCTCACGGATTTCGACCTCGAGGACAAGTTCTATGGCAGGCCGGAGTTCCTGCATCTTGCGCGCAGACGAGCGGAGAATCGCAAGGTCACGATCATTACGACGCGCCTGAACCCGGAGGAGGACCTTTCCGACTTTCTGGGTGGCGTCACTTCCATCGTTCCCGTGCCCGTTATCGGCGAGAACTATCGAGAGCGGCGCCAGGACGCTCTCTGTGACGAGCTCTTCGGGGGAGATGACGATGCCTGACCCTTTCATGAGTCTCGTTTCCGCTGTTCTCGATGCCGGGCCGCCCGGACTGCGGCTCGCTGTGGCAGAGGGCATCACGCCATCGCACCTGCAGGACCCCGAGGCCGCCGACGCCTATCGTTTCATCCTCGACCACGCGGCGAAGTACAGCGTGCTGCCCACGCGCGAGCACATCGCAGGCTTCACCGACATCGACGTCCCGGCTTCCGACGGCCAGAAGCTCGAGGTCTGGATCGACTCCGTCAAGAGGATCCGGCTGCACTTCAAGCTCGACGCGCATCGGTCGGAAATCCAGGGGTTGCTGCAGGGCCACGCCCCGGAGAAGGCGTGGGAGCGCACACTGGCTGCCGTCGAGGACATCAGGGCTGAGCGCTTGGCCACCCTACGGGTGCATCGCTTCGCCGACATCGTGCCCGATGTGATCAGCCACTACGAGGCGATCAAGGGAGGCCTTCGCGGGATCCCCTTCCCCTGGAAGACTCTGAACATCGAGACCTTCGGCATGTGGCCCGAGGACCTTGTTCTGTTCGTGGCTCGAACCTCGGTGGGCAAGACCTGGGCATTGATCTTGATCACGTTGACTGCGTGGAAGGACAACCGGAAGGTGCTGTTCATCTCGACCGAGATGGCCCGCCGCACGATCGTGCAGCGCTTCCTCGCCATGTACGAGAAGCTCCCGTACCGCGCGATGCGTCGCGGCGACCTCGACATCTACTCGGAGCCGCGCCTGTACAAAGCCGCTCAGGCCTTCGATGACGACAACCGTCTCCTGATCGTCGGCGGCGACTTCGACTTCTCAATGGATGCGGTAGACGCCTCGATCGGCGAGTGCGAGCCCGAGCTCTGCGTGCTGGACGGCGCCTACCTTCTGCGTGTTCCAGGCCGCACGCGGAACGAGCGCATGGCCGAGGCCTACAACGGCCTGGCGCGTCTCAAGAAGAAGTACGGGATCCCGATCGCAGTCTCGGCACAGTTCAACCGCGAGGCCAAGGTCGGAAGCGTCACGTCGAGCTCGATCGACAACATCGGGCTCTCGGACGTGGGTGGGCAGAATGCTGATCTGGCCTTCGCTCTCGTGCAGGACGAGAAGCAGCGCCAGGACGGCATCATGACCGTGCACACGATGAAGGCCCGCGAGAGTGTGATCCCGGATTTCGATAGCAACTGGGACTTCGACACGATGCACTTCGGCGATCAGAACCCCTACGGCGGCGGTGACGCAGACGAGCATGGCACGCCGGACGATGTCGAAGAGGACCCGATCTTCTGATGAACATGCACGACCGCAGCCTGGTATTGACGAACCCGATGGCCGACGCGCTGCGCTACGTGGCGCTCGGCTGGTATCCGATCCCGCTCTGCTACCCGGATTCCTTCGGCAAGTGCGCGTGTGGCAAGGACCACAAGCCCAGGGAGGTCGGCAAGGCGCCGATCACGGGGTTCGGCTATCACAAGCTGCGCCTCGGTGCCGACGAGGTGCGAGACTTCTGGTCCAGGAACCCGAAGGCCAACGTCGGCATCCTGCTTGAGCCCTCGAATCTCGTCGTTCTCGATCTCGACAGCCAGGCCGCTCTCGTCGAAGCCATGGAGCGCGGCATTATCAGGACTGTGTCCGTGTCGACGGGAAAAGGCTGGCATTACTACTATCACCGAGAAGACGACTACCCGATCGGACGGATGACACAGCGTGGAACATCCCGAGGGATTGACGTGCTGAGCCGCGGCTACGTGGTCAGCCCACCCTCGATACACGCGAGTGGGCGCGTCTACACCTGGCGCAAGTACCCTGAGAAGCGCCCCCCTGGAGCACCTTACTGGACGCGCCGCCTCTTCCCCCGGGAAGGCTTCTTGTCCGAAGGCGGGTCACGGCCGAGCAATTGTTACCTCGACCCGTACTCGCGGGACGCGGCGACGGTCAGAGCAGCCCTGGCGCACATCGAGCCCGAGGACTACGACGTCTGGCTCCACGTCGGGTTTGCGCTCCAGTCCTGGGACGCCATGGGAGACGGCAATGGCCAGGGATTCCAGATGTGGGACGAGTGGTCGCAGCGGTCTTCGAAGTACCCCGGCATCAAAGAGCTCGAGACCAAGTGGAAGAGCTTCAAGAAGTCCGCGGGCGGCCGGGGCCTCGGTACTATCTTTCGGATGGCCAGAGAGAATAAATGGAATCCCGATGACGCCTTCGCGGTCGGTCCAAAAGAAAGACAAGGTGGCTATCTCCGCTCTTGACAATCGGGGCTGCTACCCGGTATAGTGACCTTCGCTGGGAGGTCGCTACGCGGGAGTCGTATTGAAGCGGGCGGGCCTCCGAAGTCGAGGGATCCTGCGGGAAACGAAGGGATAAGGAGGGATCGATGAGTTGGTTGAAAAGTGCGGAGCAGATGGCGAAGGAGGAACAGGCCCGGCGAGCACTGCTTTTCGGGCCTGATCGCTTTCGGATGAAGAACGGGGAGAAGCGCGAGATCGTCACGGTCGACGAAGCCGGGGACGGCTACTACGAGCACGAGTTCAAGGGGCCGAATGGGTGGACGCGGATCACCTGCGACACTCGAGTTCAGACTCCCAAGTGCTGCGTGCGACTGGGCCGGTCTCGGACGAAGACCTCGAGGCGCAACTCGGTCTATGCCTACACGGTCGTCGACTGCCAGAAGTGGACGGATCGCTCAGGCAAGGAGCGCCAATACGAGATGAAGCTCTTCCCCGCGAAGTTCCGAACGAACGACACCATCATTCGCAAGAGGCTCGAGCTGAAGGAGGAGGGTGAGACCTGGGCCGGAAGTATAGTCATCGCGCGCCGGTACGGCGATGACAAGTCGCCCTCGGTCGGCAGCGAGCACGAGCGCAAGCGGGCGGTCGACCTCTTCGAGGTGTTCCAGGTCGCCAACTACGCCGGGAAGCCGCTGTCGAGGATGTGGGACGAGGCCGAGGCCGACGAGAAGAAGATGCAGGCGCTCAAGGACCTGTTCCAGGTCGAGTTCGACCCGGAGTCGGATGGCAAGAGATTGCTCCGCAAGGTGGTGCCCTTCAACTATGAGAAGGTGCTGGCGCCGCCGCCCGAAGACCTCCTGGACGAGATCATCGGCTTCGGACCGACTGGTGACAGCACGAGCAGTTCGGAAGTCAGCAATGGAGGCGGAGGCGCGTTCGACGCGAGCGACGCGGATGCGGACGACATCCCATTCTGAACCCCGGTGGTGTGAGGCACCGAGCAAGGGCTCGGGGGATGGGGGAGCCGGGCACTGACCTGGCTCCCCCTTTCGCGTACAGGAGAAGACCGTGCCCATACATGAGATCAAGGTCTTCGTCGCTCGATGCGATGGCTGTGGCGTTGTGGAGCGCTTCGAGCGTAGCATAGCCCCACCGAGATCCCCGATGGGCATGCTGTTCGCTGAGCTGCCGCCGGAGATCCTGCTCACCACCGAGGACCTCCCCAAGGGATGGTATCGCGAAGAGAGCACGGGGCACGCCGTCCTGTGCCAAGCCTGTTTCGACAAGCGAGGAGGAGACGATGCGACTGATCAACTCGACCCTGTTTCTGGGGACGGGCCGTCTGCTCGTGAACGTTGAGAATGACGGGATCGTGCGTGAGGTGGAGGTCCGTGCTTTCGACAAGCACAACCGGGTGCCCCGGGGGTGGGCCCGGGCCGCATTCGGTGAGGTCGACTTCGTGATCACGGAAGAGAAGAAGAAGGCCGAGGGGAGGCCGACGCTGTGACGATTCGGTACGCGGGCAAGCTCGCCGGCAAGTGGGACGTCTACGTGGACGACGAGATGAAGCCCGGGCAGATTCTCGTGTTTGGCGCTCCGGATCACGTGCACGTGCCCCCTGGGGGCTCTGTGCAGTCCTGGGCCGAGATCAGCCTCGCCGACGTCAAAGCAAAGCGCGACGAAATGAGGAGACGAAGAATGAGCAGTATGGGAACAGAGCCCGAGACCAGAGGAATGCCGTTTCCCGACGACACTGAGCCTTCCGGCACCGAACACCTGGAGCACGAAGGCGGCAAGCCGATTGACAAGGAGCTTCCTTGGACTGCCGAGGATCTGATCGACAACGTTGAGCTCGGCGCCTTCGAAGAGCTCGGGCTCATGATCGGCCAGCTGGTCGAGCGCAAGAACAAGGCCTACGGCGACTCGTTCGAGAAGGCCTGCAAGCTCCTCGAGATCCTCTACCCCGACGGGGTGAAGCCCGATCAGTATCTCGACATGCTCGCGCTCGTGCGGCTCATCGACAAGATGTTCCGGATCGCCAACGACAAGGGGGCTTTCGACGAGGACCCCTGGGCTGACATCGCTGGGTACGGCATCCTCGGCATGCGCTCGAAGCGGAAAGACAAAGACCTGGCCTTCTGATGGACATACGTGTCGACTCGTGGGCCTGGTTCGAGAAGCGGCAGCTCGGCTACGAGAAGATCCGGCGCCTGAAGCTCGCCCTGACGGTCACGACCCGTGCGACACACCCGAAGGCGGAAGCGCACACGCTACGGCTCTGGACCGAGACGAAGACCGAGTTCGGAGTCCCGCGTGAATACTTCTTCGGCAATGCTCAGCTGAATCACAACGTCGAGCTCTTCGTCACCGAGGGGCTCTCGAGCATGTGGCCTGGCGACATCAAGTTCGTCGGCCAGCTCCGCCCCGGACAGCGGCTCGCATTCCAACGAGTCCGTCCGATCCTGGACCGCAAGCTTGGCGGAATCGTCAAGGCGGCGACTGGATGGGGGAAGACTGTCTTCGCCTGTGCGCTCTTCGCAGACCTCGGTGTCCCTGCGATCGTCTTCGTGCAGCGCGACAACCTGATGTCGCAATGGATCAAGGCCTTCGAGAAGTTCTTGCCCCAAGCCGAGTACGGCGTGATCCAGGGCCCCAGGTGCGAGTTCTCGGGCAAGCACATTGCCGTCGCGATGATGCAGTCGTTCTACGACCACGACTATCCTCCAACCCTGTTTGCGTGGCCAGGACTACTCTTCTTCGATGAGGTCCATCGGGTGGGCGCCCCGACGTTCTCGACGATCCCCGGGCGGTTCCCCGCACGCTGGCGGGTGGGGCTCTCCGCGACGCCGAAGCGCAAGGATGGAGCGGACGACGCTTTCCTGTACCACATCGGCCCGATGATTCACGCGGGCGACTTGGCAAAGCTCAAGCCGTACATCAAGCGCATCTACACACGGTTTCGGGTCTTGGGGAGCGGCATCGACCCCGAAGACGTCAGCGACTCGCTGCTCTTTCGATGGATGATGCACAATAGTGCGCGCAACCTCCTGATCGTCAACACTCTGCTCGATGCTGTGAAGGCTGGCCGTCGCATCTTGATCCTGTCGAAGCGGCTCAAGCACCTCGACATCCTTGAGAACCTGTTCGTCCACGTGTGGAAGCAGGACAACGACATCGCAGACATCCCCAGCCTGGGGCGTTGCGTCGGCGGAGTGAAAGGCGCCAAGCTCGACGAGGCGAAAGAGGCTCAGGTCATATTCGCCACATACCAGTTCGCCGCTGAGGGCTTCGACGTGCCGCCACTCGACACCTTGTTCCTTGTGATGCCGACCTCCGACGCCGAACAGGCTGTCGGTCGAATCCTCCGCGAGTATGAGGGCAAGAAGGTCCCGATCGTCGTCGACTTCCGCGATGACGCCGTCCCGCTCTTCTACCGCTGGGCGCTGAATCGGGAGCGCCTCTACGAACGCATCGCCGCTTGACAATCGCGTCTCTACGCGGTATAACAGGGGTGAGGGGTCACGATATGTCTTCGGATTGGACATTTGCAGTTTGGTACGAGCGCCATCGTGATGGCTTCAATCGCGAGCGCCGGGATAGGTACCAGAGCGACCCGGCGTATAGGGCGAAGGTGCTCAAGCGCAATCGTGACTCCCGCAAGAGGCGCAAAGACTCGGCACGGGTGGAGCGCACGAAACAGCGCCAGGCTTCCTTGGTGAGCACGAAGAACCGGGGATGGAAGGTAGTGGACGTGGCCTTCTACCCGGACGGTCGCGAGGTCAAAGGCCCCGCTTATACGGTCGGGGTGCTCGCCGCGGTGCTCGGCCGCTCGATCCAGTCCGTTCGTGCCTGGATACGGGAGGGTCGGATCAAGAGCACGCCGCTGCGATCACGCCGTGGCGATCGGGTCTACACCCCTGACATGGTGGAATCGATCGTCCGCACGTTCACGCCGCCCTCGAACACACGTCGAAAGACACGCACGCCAGTCGCACTGGTGCGTGTCCGGTACGCGGACGGGACGGTGAAGGCCGAGCGCTTGTTCCGGATCCGAATGTTCGCTGAGGCGCTCAACCGTACCCGGGATGCTGTGATCGCGCTCGAGATGCAGCAGCGCATCCCGACGACTCCGCTCCGATCTGGTGGTGGGCAGCGCCTGTACACGTCGAAGATGATTCTGGCCGCAAAGACGGCCTTCGAGGAGAAGGGCGACTGCATTCGAGGAGAGGCGAAGTGGCAGTCGCTCTACGAGGACATTCACGAAAGATGGGGGCAGCTGCAGGTCTGGGGGGCCTCGGTGGTCGCCTCCAAGGAGGAATGATGGGTGAGAAACGAGAATCGTCAACTCTGCTCGTGGAGCGCACGTTGACCCGATACGGGAAGACGCAGAAGCAGGAGGTGTCTCAGGAGCCGCTCGAGGTCTCCGTGTTTCAGAGCGAGCCTGCCCGGGTGAAGCTCGAGCTCGGCGGTACATTCGGGATCGGGCAGTACGAGAGCGTTCGCGTGCTCGTCGGGATCGAGATGCCCTGCTACCCAGAAGAGCACGCCGAGGTGTTCGCATTCGTGAAGAATATCGTCAAGGAGCGGCTGGATGCCGAAGTCAAAGAAATCAGACGATTCGCCAAAGGCCGAAAGCCTTTCTGAGCTCGAAGAGGTCGAGGAGCCCAAGAAGACAAAGAAGGCCAAGGCGAAACCGAAGGCCAAGGCCAAACCCAAGGCCAAGAAGAAGTCCAAGAAGGACGAGCCCAAGCTGGAGGCTGCGAGCCCCCGTGATATCGTCCAGGGCGTGGCGAAGACGCTCAAACCGGCCTACGGCAAGAATGTCGTGCACATCGCCAGTGATGTTACCGCGACGCATCGTCTTCGTTGGCCTTCGGGCATCGTTCCGCTCGACTTCGCCCTCGAGGGTGGTTGGGAAGCTGGCAAGCTTCACGTTGTGTACGGGGACCCCGGCGCGGCGAAGACCTACACGCTGCTCCACTCTATTGCTTCGGTGCAACAGTGTTGCTCCATCTGCTGTCAGCCCCTGAAATACTGCGCGTGTTCGGCCTCGAGAGGCGCGGTGGTCGCTCTGATCACTGTCGAGAATGACTGGGATCCCACATGGGCAGCCCGGTGCGGTGTCGACCTCGAGAATCTGATGCTCATGGAGCCCGAGATCGGGGAGTTGGGCGTCGATGCGAGCGACCTGTTCCTCCGCACGGGGCATGTGGACCTTGTGGTGATCGACTCGCTGGCTCTGCTCGTGCCGGACAAGGAGACCGACGTCTCGGTCGGCAAGGACGAGGTGGCGCTCCAGGCGAAGCTGATCTCGAGGGGTACGCGCAAGTTCCTGTCGGGCATGCTGGCGATTCGGCGAAAGGGTTCCCGCTTGCCGACGCTGCTCTGCTCGAATCAGACCCGTGTGAAGATCGGCCAGACTTACGGCAATCCTGAGGACAAGGTTGGAGGCAAGATGGCGCAGTATGCTGCCTGCACCGAGGTCCGGTATTCGAAAGTCACGTACCCGGATAAGTACAGCGAGGAGACGTTCGATTTTGCGCCATTCTGCACGGCTAACTTCCGGGTGACGAAGAACAAGACGAACCGGCCCAGGGCGAAAGGCTCGTTCGACATCGTGTTCTACGACACCCAACACAAGAAGATGGGAGATGTGGGGGACGAAGCATGGATGTTCTCGAAGGCCAGGAAGTTCGGATTGATCGCGAAGAAGAACCCGGACAACAAATCGAGCCCCTGGGTGTACCGCGAGCGAGAGTTCCCGAACATGAATTCGGTGAAGGAGGCGTTGGAGGCGGACCCGGAGTTGAAATGGCAGGTGAGGGTGGACCTGATAGAGTTGGGGAGAGCCTGAACTGCCCAGACAGCGAACTCTGCTCGAAGTGCCAAGTCCCGATGTTCGGCGAGCCCGACCCAGAGAGTGTCTGGGCTACCCCCGTGCTGTGGCGCTACACCTGCCCGAAGTGCAAAGCGAGCCATGTCAAGGAAGTCTGACGACTCGGCGATTCCGAAGTGGCTGCAGGCGAAGCTCATTCGGGACACGCGCCATCATGAGGAGCGCTTCGCGAAGAAGACCGGTGGCCACACGCTCAAGGCCTCCGGTGCGGTCATCGAGTTGCCACACCGCAACTACCCCCGTGTTCGCCCCCGCGCGAAGACATTCGGTGCGCCCGAGGAGACTGCGGGTGCAGACGTGACCAGCGACACACTGCACCTGGAGCACAAATCGACGACGCGCGAGTCGATCTCGATCAAGTACGCTTGGCTCAAGAAGGTAACTCGTGCGGCCAAACGGGAGGGCAAGATTCCAGCGGTGGGTATCACGTTCGAACGGGACATGGGCGATTCCGATTGGATCCTTCTCCCCCTCGGGGCTGTTGACTTTGGCACAGAGGACTCCGAAGACGAATGCGAGCACGCGCTGGAAGTCCGGGGCATGCCTGGTAACTGGGCGGTCGTTTGCCGTCGTTGTGGCAAGGTGAGCTATGAATGAGAGGCGCCGCCCGACGATCGCCGAGCTGATGAATGGTGTCAATCCGCCTGGCTCGGCTCCGAATTGCCGCCCCCACCTGTACGAGAAAGACGGAAAGCTACGTGTTTGCTTCGTTTGCGAGGCTTGCGGTGACACGTTGTCCTGGGAGGAAGCCGCCTGGGTGTGCTATAATTGCGGGGTCCTGCTCACCAAGACGCATGCTGTGCAATTGTTGCGGGCCGGGGTGGAGGTCATGCAGCACGCCATTGAGGTGATCGGGCCAAAGAGACGGAGATGGGGATGGATACGAAGGATCTTCTCACGGCGGCGACGTCGCCGAGCTCTTTCGAAGAGCTAGTCGGCCGAGCCCTGCTTGAGAGCCGTGCTCGCGATATCACGCCCATGACGGGTACGGAATGGCTGCGTGTCTCGTCCCTGCCGTACCTGTGCGCACGCCAGCACGTGATTGGTGTTCGGGATGGGAATCTCGTCCCAGGCACCGCGGGTGCGGACCTCTCGCTGATCTTCCTGCATGGCACTGCGCTGCATTGGGCTGTCCAGAATGTGATCCTTGCCAGTGCCGGCTGCCTCTACGGAATCTGGAAGTGCAATCGTTGTGGGCATCGACACGGCGGCCTCAACCTCGAGGGACGACGCCAGATCCGCTTGATCCGCAATGTGCGAAAGGTGGCGGGATCCCCGGATCTCCAACAGGAGCTGGAGCGTCTCATGGCTGTGCGCCTGACTTCCTTGCGCACCTGCCCGCTCCAATGTGAGCAGTGCGGCAAGGAGCCTGGACCGAGTGGCGCCCCGGCCTTCACGTACAAGGAGTCCTGGTACGGTGATGCCGAGATCATGATTGGCGGACACCCCGATGGACTCATCTACCTCCCCTGGCGCAAGGGCTGGGGCATTCTTGAGGTCAAATCGATCTCGGACCTCGGCTTCTGGAAGGTGCGCCATCGCCCGAAGGTCGAGCACGTGATCCAGGCCAACTGCTACATGCGCCTGACTGGCACTTCGTGGGCTCTGATCCTGTATTGGAACAAGGGCGCAAACGGCCTGAAGGCCTTGCACGCGCAGGAGATCGAGTTCGACGAGGCATTGACCGAGCGCCGCTGGGAATCTCTGCGCCAGATGCGCGAGCACCTGCATAGTGGTGAGGGGCTCCCGAAGCGTGTCTGTGCGAATCCAACGTGCAATCTTGCCAAGGACTGCGCATCTTCGGAGGTGTGCTTTGCGACTCCGTAAACCGATCCTCCTGCCCGTCGAGTTGACCCCCCTACCCGCGCCGTTCGAGTGCGACCATTGCCACGAGGTCCTGGCCCGGTTCCGTGTGCAGGACCCGAAGGGCTATGTCTGCTCGTGGTGCTACCTCTACGACGTGTCTGGGATCGGGCACAAGCCCGAATTCCTGGACTTCATCGCCGACGTAGGTGACGAGCGGGGCGAGCCGCTCCGGCAGAACGCGGACGGCAAGCTCGCTTCGATCAAGGACGCCGACCAGCTCTTGCTCGGCCTGGCGATTACCTCCCGCAAGTTCGAGGACGAAGATGCTATCCGTGCCCGGTTCCGATAGCCCCGTCCGCTTGCTCGGCCTCGACCCCGCCTACCGCAAGTTCGGCTGGTGTGTAGCTCGCCTGGGGCGCAACGCTCTGCACTATGAGGCCTTCGGGTTGATCCGGAACCACAAGGACCTTGCCCCGAATGCCAGCGTTGCGCGCAAGAACCTCGAGGGAGTTCAGTTCATCACGCGCGAGCTCAACCAGATCCTGGCCGAGTGGTCCGGGATTCGTGCGGTGTTTCCAGAAGCCCCGGCGGGCTCGCAGAGCGCTCGGTCGGCGTCTTTGCTCGGCCTCGCCTGGGGCGCAGTTGGATCGTGGGCAGAGACGCACGAGCTCCCCGTGTACGAGATCACGCCTCAGCGGCTGAAGATCGTGATGTGCGGCAAGCAGAGCGCTTCGAAGCAAGAGGTCGCGGACGCCTTCGTGGAGGCCTCGCGGCTTCCAGAATCTGTGCACGGGATGATACTGAAGATCGCGAAGACGCATCGCGAGCATATGTACGACGCGGGAGCCGCTATCTGGGCGCAGCGGCACTCCCAGGGGTTCTTGAGCGTAAAGCGCCTGTGCGGGGTGTGAGCATGAATGCCGAACTGGACTCCGTTGTTGATGGTCCCAAGATCGGGTCGAAGGAATGGGCTGCGCAGATCCGGAAAGAGGCTGTCTCTCTGGTGCGTCAGATCGAGCGCAGCTACGTCGACATGGCCAGGCTCCTGTACCTGGTCTACGACACCCCGATCGATAACGACCCTGACAACGACAGTATCGTCACGCTGTGGGGCTACGATACCGATGAGGAGTGGGCTCTGGCGGAGTTGGGATATGCGCCCTCGAAGACCAGATTCCTGCGCAAGATCTACTGGGTGATCGAGGTCCGGCACGACATTGACCCTGCGATAAAGGCTCGGGTCTACGACCTCGGGATCTCGAAGTGCCGCCATCTCGTGTCCGTGTTGACATCTGCCAACGCGGCCTACTGGGTCGACGTGGCCGAGAACACCAGTGTCGCCGACCTCATCGCTATAATCGGTGCCTACAAGGACCTGCGAGATAAGCAGGAGGCCCTGGAGCGCCAGAAGGCTCTCGAGGCGGATGAGGACTACGACCCGGACGACGAAGAGAAGTATCCTGTTCCGACCGAGGAGGAAGATGCTGATATCCGGTCTCTGAAGCTGACCAAGATCCATGCGTTCCCGGACCAGCATGAGATCATAGAGCACGCCCTCGACGCTGCCGCCCTCGTAGCCGAGGTTCCACGGAAAGGCCACAATGGGCACCTCTTCTGTCTGATCTGTGCCGACTTCCTGGCCGGCCACGCGGGCGTCTTCTCTGGCCACAGCGCTTTCAAGCACTACATGGCGACGCTCGAGAAGGTCCTCGACGTCAAGCTGATCGCCATCGATAAGGACAGCGTCGACCCAGTGCCCGAGCTTCTCTGGGGCACGAAGAACATGGTGGACCTGATCGAGCACATCGAGAAGCACAAGAAGGACGAAGACGATGACGACTGATGCTCTGCGGTTGCCCTCCTTGCCAATCCGACGAGAGATCATCCTCGGCTATGTCTCCCAGGCGCACTGGATACTCGAATCATGGATCGAGGTCATCAAAGACAGGGGCGTCCCCGGTGAGGACTACAACCCGGAGGACCCAAGTGAGATGGACGACTTCGTGCGCAAACTAGTCGCCGAGCTCAAGCTCGTATCGCTTCAGTGCGACGCGCTCGCTACGGTTCTCGAAGAGCACCTGTAGCTTGACTATCGTCTTCGTACTTGGTATAGCTGGGCGGACAGAACACGGAGGTCGAGATGCAATCCAGCCTGTTTGCCGAACAGCCCACGAAGGCGGCGATTCCTGCTTTCAAGGTCGCCGACCTGGACGAGTTCTACTTCTTTGCGAGCGATGGGGGGCGCTATCTGGCGAGCGCCCGGAGAAGCGCCTACGTTGGAGCGAAGGGCCCGAGGCCGGACCTGATGCGCGCTCTGCACGTTGCCTGCAACGCTCGTGAAGCCTCGTTTATCGGGCGTTCAGGACTCCACAAGGCCGTTCGCCGCTGCGACGTCGTCGATGCGCTCCGCTGGGCTTCCTGGATTGCGGCGGCTTCGAGCCCGTCGAAGGCGAAGGCCTACTGCCGCAACATCCTGCTCGAGGAGACGCGAAACCTGTATCTCGTGAACGTGTGGCAGAGTCTCCGAGGCCGAAGCTTGGAGAGCATGGTTCGAGACCTTGCCGCCTCCAAGAAGAAGTGCGAGCTCCGGTGCCGCTACGGAGCTTTCGTCCAGTACCTCATGGCGTACCCTATAGCACTCGGCTCGAGTTTCGAGACCAAGGACGGACGCCCTGAGCCGTTGTCTTCCTTCCAGGATCTGTACGCTGTCCTCGAAGTCGAGTCTGACTTCGGGACGTTGCTCGAGGCCTTATGGACGGCTCGCCTGCTGGGACGCGAATCCGATATGCGCGAGCTCTTGATCGGTCGTGGCCGGAGGCTCGAGGTCTGCCCTGCCCACGACCTGGCGCTGACGAAGTGGAGTCAGCACACATTCTACGCGCCTCTCATGTTCATCGAGATGCTCGGCGGCTTCTGGTCGAACGAGGCGAACGAGTTTCACCCGAATCGAAACGTCGAGCTCTATGACGAGCTCCCGACGATGCCCCAGTTGGCCTACTACATCTACGACAACCACACTCGCGTTGGCCTGGCGCGCTACGCCAAGCGCCTGCTCGAGATCCAGCCTGGCAAACCGGAGCCGCCATTCATGGACACTCGGTTCAGTGGTCTGATCCGTGGCGTGTTGTGGCGCGAGATCGCGGCTCGCACGCACGGCGACGGCTGGCAAAACCTGAAGTGGGAAGACGTCGAGATCCCGGAGGGGCTGTTCGGCCTGGCCGACCTGATGGATGCCTTCTTCTACCGCAAGCTGATCCGACGTGCAGGCCTGGAGCACCGATACCCGAAGCTGCCTGAATAGGCGAACTCTACTGTGACCGCGCCGGGGCTCGACTCCGGCTTTCGTACTTGGGGGCCATCGTCATGATGGACATGGACAACGAACAACACGATCTCCGCTACCTCCCGATCGACTCGCTCGTTCCGAACAAGTGGAACCCGCAGCACATGGAGCCGGAGACCTTCGAGCGCCTGGTTGACGAGATCGCCGCAGAAGGCTTCATCAACGCGATCACCGTGATCGAGATCGAGGACGAGGACGAGAGTGAGTTCGGGGCGAAGTACCGAATCATTGGTGGTGAGCACCGCTGGCGCGCAGCCCAGTCCCTCGGCTACGAGGAGATCCCCTGTCTGATCGTGCAGGATCCGGACGGCGCCTGGGACGAGGACAAGCAGAAGTTCATCACAGTGCGTCTCAACGTCTTGAGCGGCAAGATCGACGGCGAGAAATTCATCAGGCTCTACGAGGAGATGGCCGGCAAGTACGGCAAGGAGCCGTTGCAGGACCTCTTCGCTTTCACAGACAAGCATGCTTTCAACAAGCTCGTCGCCGGTGTCAAGGAGGGCATGAAGGAGGCCTTGCCGAAAAGCATGCACGATGAATTCGATGCCGCTGCGAAAGACGCCCGCACGGTCGAAGACCTCGACAGGATCATCCGGGAGATGTTCGACAAGTACGGCGACACCGTGCAGCTCTCGTTCATGATCTTCACCTTCGGAAAGTTCGAGCACATCTACGTCTCGATGGACCGCAAGATGAAGCGGGCGATGACGCAAGTGATGGACTACTGCCGGGTCGCTGGCAAGGACATCAACGAGGTGATGGCGCCGATCGTGAAACGCTGCGCCAAAGAGCTGGAGCAGAAGCTCGCCGAGGCCAGGAAAGACGACGACGTGGACTTCTGATGCGACTCCTCTACGTCCCATTCTTCACGAACAAGAACGTCGAGGGATGCTCGGTCTACAACAACATGAAGACGCTTCTGCGTACCATGGTGGACCGGAACCCCGACATGTACCTCTACTACCCGCTGCCCGAGGATCCCTTCGACATCGGCGATGCCCACGAGTACCTGGAGCACCCCCGCATTCATGTGTTCCGAGTGCCGGCCCTCCCGATGCAGTCCGAGGAGGTCACCTACCTGCCAGACATCTACATCAGGATGTTCCACAAGATATTCGGCACGCACCACTTCGACGTGCTGATCTGCGACAAGCACTACATCTCGCTCTGGGCCCACACCCTCCTGAACTCGAACGTGCGCAACTGGAAGGCCCCCTCGCCCGTGATCAACATCATGCAGTACCCGATCTCGCAGGAGGGCAGGCACCAGTGCACGAAGGAGCTCGAGGCCGCCCAGGTCATCGGGTGGCTTTTCGGCTACAACGTCTTCCTTTCGGAATACGACCGCGACTTCTGCGCCAAGGTGGTTCGCAAGTACGCCTCCGGTAGAGCCCTGAAGCTCTTCCTGGAGCGACCGTACATGGTGGGCCCCGCGGCGCTCGACTTCGGGCGCATTGACGCCAACCGGAAGCCCAAGCCGCGCGACAAGATCATCTTCCACTTCGGGTCCAGGCTGGCGTCGCACTATCATCCAGGCGAGATCCTGCGCGAGGCCGAGATCCTGTACATGACCGGGCGACCTGTCGAGCTCGTGATCACTTCGCCCTCCAAGTCGGCGTATGGTGCTCCCGTGAAGGAAACGATCAAGCGCCTGCAAGCCGGGTCCATGCCTTACGAGCTCTTGTGCCCGTGCCCCCAACAGCTGTTCTACAAGAAGGCCTGGCAAGCGCACCTCAGCGCCTTCCTGATCGAGCAGGGAGGCCCGATGGCGGTCCCGAGAGAGATGGCGTACATGCGCGTCGCGCTCGCGATCCCGCGCGTTCCCGTATGGGACGACCTCTTGCCTGACTACCCCTTCCGCTTCGACACGCAGGACGAGCTCCGAGGGCTGCTCGCGTGGCTTGCCGACCACTACTGGGACGACGACGTGCAGGAGAAGCTCGAGGAGGCCTCCAGGAAGGTCCGGGCGAAATGGGAGCCCGATGCGTTCGCGGATGGTCTGGCTGCGCTGATCCGGCAGGCCGAGGCGGACCACCGGCCAGACCCCGATCCGAGCGTGATCGAGATCGTGGACTCGACCCTGGAGCGCGCTGGCGACCCGGACGAGTTCACGCTGTCTGAGTTCGAGGCCTGGCTGAAAAAGTACCCGGACACGCCCTTGTCGATCCGCAAGCATTCCTATCGTGGACGCTCGCGGAACGACTTCATTGCGTCAGCTCGCCTTCGCGGATTCAGAGACACCTGCGATGGACCTGAGCTGAGAATGCGAAAGCAGAGAGGAGACGGAGACTCATGCCCCAACTCTTGAACCGACCGGGCGGGCTGCACGTGGATGACCGCGGCCCGCTCTGGTACGTGAACGACTTCGATCCATTCGACGCCGGGGTTCGCCGCTTCTACATGGTGGCGAATCATCGGCAAGGCTTCATCCGGGCCTGGCATGCCCACCGCCACGAGACCAAGTACGTGATCGCCGTGTGCGGGTCTGCGCTGATCGCCATCGTTCCGATCCTGGACTTCACGTGGAACCATATTGACGACGTCGATCCCATGAAGCAGATGGAGATGCAGGACGTCGACCCCGAGCGTTTCGTGCTTTCGGACATGAAGCCCTCGGTCTTGCGCATTCCGGCTGGCTACGCGAACGGCTTCAGGACGCTGACCCCCGACTGCCGCCTCATGTTCTTCTCGACGGCGACGCTCGAGGAATCAAAGCAGGACGACTACAGGCTCCCGTTCGACTTCTGGGATCCCTGGCACATCGAGGAGCGATGACATGGCTGTTGTAGTGTTTGGCGGAACCGGCATGCTTGGCTCGATGTGCGTCGAGATCCTGCGCCAGGCCGACTACCAGGTGCTCGCGACATTCCGCGACATGAAGCGATGCCCGCCGCCCCCGACGCCGGGCGTGTCGTGGCAGCTGTTCGACGCTTTCAACCCAGATGCTGTCCACGAGATCCTCCAGGGGCACAAGTGGGCAATCAACGCGATCGGTATCACGAAGCCGCACATCCAGGAGGAATCGGCAAAGGATGTGTTCGTCGCGAATCACGTCAACGTGGTCTTCCCACACCTGCTCGCGGACGCGGCGTGCAAGACCGGTACGCACATCCTCCAGATCGCGACGGACTGCGTATTCGGCAACCACTGCGAAGAGATCCCGGAGAGTACGCCGCACGACGCGCCCGATGTCTACGGAAAGACGAAGAGCCTCGGCGAAGTCAATCTGCCAAGTGTCTCGCATCTCCGCACCTCTGTAATCGGACCGGAGAGAGGGCGAAAGCACTTCTTGCTTGAGTGGCTGCTGTCGCAGGAGAAGGCCTTCGGCTTCACGGATCACCTGTGGAACGGGATGACCACGCTCCAGTTCGCGAAGATCTGTGTCGGGATCATCCGGTCGGGCATCACGACGCTGCCCCGAAGGCAGCACATCGTCCCCGCCGACGAGGTCGACAAGTACGAGCTCCTGGCGCGCATTGCTCACTCCTTCGACCACGAGATCGAGATCACGCCGAAGCCCTCTGGAAAGCCGGTATCCCGGATCCTGAGTACGGAGCGTCCCGACGTGAACGAAGCGCTATGGCTCGCAGCCGGCTACTCGGAGCCGCCAACGATCCTGGAGATGCTCGAGGAGCTCGCTGCGTTCACCGCTGCAAACGGTCGTTGAACGCCGAGAGGTAGCGCTGGTTCGTGAAGCGCGGGTTGTCTGGGTCCGGCAGTCTCCCATAGCTCACCAAGCCCGATAGCTCCTGGATACCAACCTCGATGCCCAGACTGGAATTGAAAGGCAACGCCTTGGCCTTCTCGCCACGAACCCGGTAGGAGCGCGTATCGGCTTTGTCCCATGGGATGACTTCGACTCGCGTTCCCGGGATTGCTTTCGCGATCCGCCGTCCGAGCTCTCCGATCCGAACGTTCTCGTGCACCAGATCGAACACACCAGAGTACCCGGTGTTCATACAGGCAAACATGGCGAGGGCGGCGTCTCGGACATGGAGGACAGGTCTGTATTGCCGGCCCCCGAACACCTGGAGCGCCCCATGCAGTTGCGCTTTCACACTCATTGTGTTGACGACGAGGTCCAGGCGAATACGTGAGAACAGGTCCCCGAGTCCGAACAGCGTCCCGAGTCGCAGAATCAGTGCGTCTTTCCGGGCGAGTATTCGCTCGCACTCGAGCTTGGTCTCGGCGTAGACCGACAGGGGGTTCGTCGGCGAGCTCTCGTCTACGAAGTCGTCCTGGACACCGTACACGCTGGCGGTAGACGGGAATACGATCCGGCCATCGAAGTTGTCCGCAAGGAACTGCACGGAATCCTGGTTGATTGCCTTCGTGATACCCGGATGAATGGCACAGGCGCCGTCACCTACCAAGGCGGCGAGCCAGATCACGATGTCTGCCCAGGGCAGATGCTGCAGGAGCGCCGCGTGATCCCGGACGTCGACATTGTAGAACGCTACCGGTTTGCGATAGACCTCCTCGTAGAGGAGGGTGTCGAGCACCCGAAACTCGAGATGGTTTGCGAGCAGCAGATCGGTGACGGCGCCGCCGATGTAGCCAGCGCCGCCCACAACAAGGATTCTGTCCATCTTCGTCTCCTTCTCTAAGGACCGGGGTAGAGGTTGACACGGATCCCGTGGAAACGCCATTCTCTACGAGGATTGCAAGCGTCGGAGGTGTCCATGCCTGGCCCGAAGAAGCACGGTTCTCTCGTCCCGCTGAGCGCGCTGTGCGAAGCCTCGTTCTACAAGATGACGCCGCTCCTCGTGTACACGTGGACGCCGCAGAAGAAGGATCCGAAGAAGCCGCAGCCGAACATGTTTCCCCACTGGAAGATTCAGACGGTCTTCCCGATGCTGATGGATCCGCCGGAGGGAAGCGCAGCGGCGGCGAAGGTGATCGGCACGCTCAAGTCGGGACACAAGGACGTCACGGACATCCCGGCAGACGTCGAGATCCAGAAGGACCACCCAGGCACGATCGGCAAGCAGCTGGCTGCGATGAAGAAGGCCGGCAAGATGCCCACGATCGAGATCATGAAGAAGATCATGGAGCTCGAGGGCATGAATCTCGGTGAGCTCCAGGGCGACGACAAGATCGCGGGCACTATGAAAGCGCACTATGGCGACGACTGGGCGGACCAGTACGCCAAGGCGACTCCGGCTGCCCTCGTGGCGCCGGAGCCCCCGCCACCCCCGTCTCCCCCAGAGCCCGAGCCAGAACCAGAGCCCGCCCCGCCCGAGCCGGAGCCCGAGCCTGAGCCCACTCCCGCGCCGCCGCCCCCGGAGCCCGAGCCGGAGCCCGAGCCGGAGCCCGAACCCGACCCGTTCGATCAGCCCGTGGCCCCCTACGGGATCTCGGCAAACCAGGCGAAGGCAGCTCTCGCGGGATACCCCGAGCCGGACAAGAGTCTCGGCGTGGCTGTCGTGACGAACGGCGGCCCGGAGAATCTCCCGGCGCCTGTTGCTACCGCACTCGCGAACTCGATTGGCCCGGACTGGATGACGAAAGCGGACGCTATGGCGGCGGCTGCCGTGGTCATCCACAACATGGGCGGGCCGGGGCTCCCCGACGATTCTGGTGAGAACTGGGTGAAGGCACAGAATGCTGCGGGCATGGGGGGTGTCGACGAGGTCGACTTCGTGAAGTTCGCGGCGATCGCGGGCACCCTTGGTGGCGAGCCCGAGGGCATGAAGGCGGATGCCCTCGACGATATGTACGATGCCTACCACCAGGCGACTGGTCTTGCGCCCCCGGAGCCGGAGCCCGAGGAGGAGTGGGAAGACTTCGACTTCGTGTCCGAGCCCGTTGAGGACCCGGTGCCGCCCGCGCCGGCCTTCCCCACCATGTCGTCGAATCAGACTGCCGAGGCCCTGAACGGATTCCCGCCACACCCGAAGGCGCTCGGCGTGCTCGCGAATTCGGTCTACGAGGCCGGGCTCGACACGTTGTCCCCCGGAGCACAGAGCACGTTCAAGGAAAAGCATGGGACGGACTGGAAGAAGAAGGCCAAGGCGCTCCAGTTCGCCGCCTATGCCCTGCACAATATTGACCCGGAGGGTAGCGCAGAGGATAGCGAGCCGACTCTGAACAAGTTGAAGGAGGCGTTCGGATTCAATAGCTACCAAGGAACCGTGCTGGCATTCTTCCACGCCAACAAGGTCAAGACGGCAGCGCCAGGGGAAGCGAAGGAAGAGGCGCTGAAGCAGTTCTACACGTATTTCAACCATGGCATCGGGACTGCTGCCCCCGTGGACGCCGAGACCCCGCCTCCGCCTCCGCCGCCACCTGAGCCAGAGCCCGAAGAGCTCGCTACCGAGCTCGAGCCCGAGCCCGATGTTGCGGCGCTGCTCGGCAACCTGACGAAGAAGAAGAGCGAAGTGCTGGGCATGTTCCCGTCAAAGTATGGGCACTTCGGCGACGCTCTCGATTCGATCGGTGGTATCAGCGCGGTGGACATGGAGACGCCGTTCGGGAAGGCCGTCGTCAAGCTCGCCGGAAACGATTGGAAGGCGAAGTACAAGGCGCTCCAGTTCGCTCACGCTGTCACCGAGCTCGGCATCACTGCCGATATGACCGATGTGGGCGAGCACTTCGGGATGTCCGAGGACGAGTTCGTCGGTGCCATGGGCGACCTCGCGGACGGCAAGATCGACGAGTTCCTCGGCTTCTTCGATACGGAAGCTCCAGAGACAACAGTGCCAGAGGCCCCATGGACTGAGATCGACGTCAATAAAATGGGCTCTGCCGCATTCAAGAAGTTTTTCAATGCGGTCAAGAGCTTCAAGGCTTCCGGCGAAACGTGGGGACTTACATACTTCGGGCAGGGAGGGTCGTTCCCGGGCAGTCAGTACGGACCGAAGATCTGGCCCGTGCACTACGGTGCCATGAAAGCCCTGGCAAAGATGGTGAACGCCTGGCCTCCAGGGACGTACAAGCTCCAGAAGGCCAAGTGGATCAAGAAAGAATACCCGGGGTCGGCCGTTGAGAAAGACCTCGGGATGCTCGCGGACGAGGCCTACGAGCTCCTGAAGGCCGCGCACTCGCTGGCCAAGTCGTCGACGTTCAACACGCTCAAGAAGCAGACCCACAAGGCGGTGGGCCTGTACGCTCCGTACCACAAGCCCGACCCGGACATCGACGAAGCGGCTATCATGGCTGCTGTTTCCGCCCCGCCTTCCCTAGACCCGAGCCTTTTATCTCAGGAGCAGGTTCACAAGAAGGTCGTCGATACACTCAAGGAAGCGGGCGTGATGGGCCCGGACGGCCTGACCCCGGTCCAGAAGATGCTGCTGACGGCGGCGCTTGGTGCGGACTGGGAGGAAAAGTACGAGAAGGAGAAGAACAAGAAAAAGAAGAAGTGGTCGGTGCCGCCGCTCGCGAGCGATATGCCGACGTCTGGAAACCAGCTCGTGTTCGTTGGCGAGGCGCAGGCCGAGCTTGGGGGAATCAAGCCGAAGAGCTACTTCGAGGACCTCGAGGGCGGAATATACCTGTTCAAACCTGGAGCGAGTGGCGGAGCCAAGCAGGCGGCTCGGGCCGCGCAAGTCGTATCTGCAGTGGCTGCGGCAATTATGCCCGCGGGCGGATACGTGCCCGTCAAGGCGATGCAGACGTCTCAGGGCTATGGCTCGATCCAACCGATGATCGAGAACAACGGGACGATCGCTCCTGGCTATGGCAAGGGCGGAACCCAGGTCCCGATGTCGAAGATCAAGGCGCTGACCTCGAAGCAGCGGAACGATCTGTTGCGAGAGCACGTGCTCGACTGGCTGGTGGGCTCGCATGATACGAAGGGCGACAACTTCCTGCGCACGAAGGCTGGCGGCATCGTCGGGATCGACAAGGAGCAGGCCTTCAAGTTCATGGTGCAGGGCGGTGAGCCGACGAGCATCGATGCCGAACTGTCTGGAGCGCAACAGAAGAATGCTACTCCCCCGGTCTACGCCGCACTGTACCAGGCGCACAGGGACGGCAGCATTGATCTCGATTTCGATGCGGCAGCGTCCGTAATCAAGAAGATCGAGGCTCTTTCGGATGAGGACTACGAGGCGCTGATCAAGCCCTACATGAGCTTGGCCGCCCCCGGAGCGCAGTACGAGGGCGCCCTGCAGAAAGCGCTACAGCGCAAACAGAACATCCGGGCTGACTTCGAGAAGTTCTTCACGACAGTGCAGAACGCCGCCGGTGTGGAAGGGCCGTTCAAGTTCGAGGCGCCGCCGGCACCGAAGAAGAAGAAGCCGATCCCAGAGATCGCTACCGTCCCGAAACTCGAGGACTTGGCCAAGCTGCCCTCGAGCCACAAGATCGAAGGGAAGACGGCCGGGGCGCTCGCGGGAGCAGGGGCGAAGGCTTTCTACAAGGGCCCGGACGGACAGATCTACCTGTACAAGTCGGCGAAGGAGAAGTTCGGGGCAATGGCCAACAAGCCCTTCGCCGCTGCTGCCCAGCAGTCATTCTCCGTGATGGCTCGAAAGGTAGACCCCGACGCCATTCCAGTTCGGCACGTCACGCTCCCCAACGGAGAACCTGGAACGCTTCAGCCATGGCTGTCCGGTTCGAAGACGCTCGGAGGCGTGTCTCCCAGCTCTCTCACAGAGGACCAGCAGCTCAATGTGGCCGAGGAGCATGTCATGGACTGGATGATGAGCCAGCATGACAGCTACGCGGGCAACTTGATGATGCTCTCGAATGGCAAGATCGTGGGCATCGACAAGGAGCAAGGCTGGCGCTTCATGGACTACAAGGGGACGAAGAGTTCCCTGACTGACTACCTTGGATGGAAGAAGAAGGGCGGCCATTGGAAGATGTTCGACCCCTCCTCGGGTCCGAACGCCGCGAACGGCGCCCCTCCCTACTACAACAGCTTCTGGGATGCCTGGACGAACGGGAACATCAACTTCGACCCGAAGAAGCTCGAGGCGCGGATCAACGCCATCGATGCGATCCCCATGAAGGAGTACCAGTCGCAGTGCATGGCTTACGCGAACACGGTTCCTGAGATGCAGGGCAAGGCGAACAAGAAGAGGCGCGACGCTTTCTTGTCAGCGTGTGTCACGCGCAAGGCGAATCTCAAGGCCGACATGGAGGCCTTTCTCACGCAGGCCTACAACAAGCGGCACTTCGGCAACCCGTTTGCAAAGAAGGGCAAGTTCACGTTCGCCGGTGGCTGGGAATCGACAGCTGCGCCCGAAACGGCCGAGCCGCCCCTACCCCCGCCGACCCCGGCGCCCTCTGCAGTCCCGATGACGATCGACTCGAACGTCTCGGCTCTGTTTGCGCAGACTGGTGGCAAGTTCACGGAGATCAAGGCGCAGTTCGCGCAGCCCGGAGACATTCCTGGAAAGGCCATGCTCAAAGTTCCTTCGGGCAGTATGTCGCTCGGCGATCTCCAGAAGATCCTGGACGACTCGGGTGTGCCCTACGAGGGCCCCGTCGCTGGGTCCGCGTACAACATGGTCAAGGTCAAGATCGCGGACATGACGCCTGGAGCGACAGAGGTCGGACATATCGATACGAGCAAGATCAAGCTCAAGATGCCGAACCCGGACTACAATGTCACTCCGCCGGCTCCTCCACCGTCCGTCACAACTGGGAGTTCCTACCCGAAGCCCGAGCCCGGAAAGGGAATCAAGCTCCCAACTCTTGCTTCCTGGGATGACCTCGAGCAGGAGGCCAATATCGACGACCTCGAGAACCTCGAGGGTCTCGATTACACGCCGAAGGGGTACGGCTTCTACAGCGACGGCGGTGATGTGGAAGGCATGGCTTCCAGGTGCCGCAAGATTGTCGACACGAACGGAAACACCTACTACCACTTCAACTTCAAGTTGAGGAAAGAGGTGTGGCAGGGCTTGTCGAGCAACCAGAACGGGTCGTTCCAGTGGCCTGTAGCCGACTATGACGAGAACACTGGGACGTACAAGGAGAAGGCCGGCTTCGTCCAAGCCAAGGAATGCGGACGTTCTTCCAAGGTTGCGACAGAGGGCCCGAAGTGGAGCGATCAGGGCTCGCAAGTCTACCTGTCCACGAAGAAGAGTCGCTGGTCCCTGATGGGCATGGTGAACGCAAAGATTCGCCCGAAGCCCGGAGAGACGCCTGGCCAAGCGCTCCGCCGATGCCTCGAGAAGGTCAAGCCCGGCTTGTCGGACACGGTGTTCCGACCGCCGACGCAGAAGGAAGAGCGCATGATGAAGGCTCGCCGGCTGCTCTGGTGCATCGACCCAGACTCTGTGACGAATCCAACGAAGTATCCGCATGGACACCCGAAGGCAGGGCAGTACAAGTATCGGATGTCCGATGCGGACCTGAACGACTACAACAAGGTCAAGGCACGGCTCGCCGAGCTCGGCTACTCTCAAAAAGACATCGACGACATCAAGGTCGTCAAGACGGACGAGCACGTCACGCACGTGCAAGAGGGCCGGTGGAAGAAGCTCGCCGGCGGCAACCTGCGATTTTTCACCTCGGTGTCCGGCAATCCGCTCGGCCCGCTTGGTGTAATGCTCCAGGGAACCGGCGGTATCAATGAGCGACTGGGCTTGGGAATGACCGAGACTTACGGGATCAGTCCGCAATCGGACATCGACTCCGGTTCGGCAGATGGTATTCTGCTCACGCCTTTTGCCCAGGCTGGGACCGCTCCGGGCAAGGAATTGTTCAGTGGCACGTGGCAGCCTTCGGCGTATGCGCAGGTGTTCACGCCCGATGTGGCCGACCGGCTCGACCTCTACGGATACCCCTGTGACTCGTTCGGGCATTGTGACGAAGGCAGTTCCTTCGACACGCGGGATTCCGTGGACAAACTGGCTGAGAGCCAGAATGTCACCCACAAGAATAAGATGGAGTGGAGCTTCCGAAAGGGCGTCAGTATTCAGCGCCTGGCCCGAATCGTCTGTGGCTCCCCTGCCGCGAGGACCAACCTTTTGCAGCTGTGCGCACAGCGCGGCCTGACCGAATACAACGGAGTGCCCATCGAGGAATTCGTTGTCTACAAGCCGAACATCAAAGCCCAAGAGGTCTACGAGGACTTCATCAAACCGTTGGTGACGTGATGCCTCTCCAGTATCGAGAAATCTACCGGACTGTCCTCTACAAAGAGGGCGTCGTCGACTTGGACACGGAGGACATGGCGCTCGGAGCATTCGAAGCGCACGGGCCCGAGCCCAGTCACAACGTATCCGAGTTTCTGTTCCTCATCCCCGTGGCGCCTGACTACACCGGGAAATCGTACCGGGGCGTGTTCGGACATATTCGGGAGGAGCGCAAGGACGGTACGATCGTCGTAGAGACTTTCGACCCGAACTACCCCGAAGGATCGGAGCTGCACTTCATCCCGATGTCGCTTGACCGATGGCGCATGACGTGGGCGAGCGACGAGATGATTGATACTGTCCAGGACCGCGAGCAGATGATCGAGATGCTCTGGCAGGACTTCGACCCGGACGGTTACTGGGATCGCGAGCACAACCGGGCTCTTCTCCGAAAGGCCGCAGGTGCCACTTCGCTGCCACCCGGATCTTTACCATACATCTCCTAACGTGGTATAGTCCTGTAGGGGACATACCATGATACCAGACTACGAATACGTCACCGACGCCGAAGACCTTGGGCGCATTGCGAACGAGATCGATCAGGCTCCCGTTGTCGCCTTGGACACCGAGACTCTGAGCCTGGATCCGCACAAGGGCGGTGTCCGCTTGTTCCAGATCAACACGGGCAAGAGCGTCAACGTCGTCGACATGGCTCGGACGAAGACGCTCGGTCCGATTCGAGACGCGCTGCACAACCCGGAATGCAAGGTCGGCAAAGGACACCCGGTTGTCGTCGGGCACAACCTGAAATTCGACCAGAAGATGCTGCTGCGGCATTACGATACCTTGATGTGGCCGGTCTTCGACACGATGCGCGCCAGCTACCTGATCCACAACGGGCGCAACAAGCCCCACGACCTGGAGTCCCTGTGCATCCGTGACCTCGGGATCTCGGTCGACGCTCCCCCGATGGGAGCGTCGGACTGGTCGCGCAAGGAGCTCTCACAGGTGCAGCTCGACTACGCTGCTGAAGACGTCCAGCACCTCATGCCATTGCGCGATGAGCTCAAGCCAAAGCTCGCCAGTCTTGGCCTGAACCGGATTGCGCTGCTCGAGTTTCAGGCGATCCTCCCGGAGAGCTCGATCGAGTTGAACGGATTCCGGCTCGACAAGGCATCGTGGCTCAAGCTTGCGAAGAAGAATGAGGCCGAGTTCAAGCTGCTCCAGGACGTCTTGCTCCGGGAGTTGCCCCATCCGAGGGGGCAGCTCGGCCTGTTCGGAGACATGGGCACGGTGTGGAACCTGAATTCCACAGAGCAGCTCCAGCAGTCCCTGGCGCGCCTCGACATCGATGTCGACTCGACGAAGGAAGAAGTGCTCGCGATGCTCGCTGGCGAGCACCCGATCGTGCAGAAGATCATCGACTACAAGAAGGCTTCGAAGCGTATCAGTAGCTTCGGGCCCGACTACCTGGAGCACATCAATCCGGTCACGGGACGGATCCACACGAGCTTCTACCCGTACACGGGCGCAGGGCGCTACTCGAGCTCGAATCCGAACCTGCAGCAGATCCCGCGGCTGAAGGCCTTTCGGGATTGCTTCCGAACCTTGCCAGGGTGGATTCTTGTGCTGGCCGACTACGGTCAGATCGAACTCCGGCTTGCCGCGCAGCTCACGCAGGACCCGACGCTGCTCGAGGTCTTCCGCAGTGGGCTCGACCCGCATCGCAAGACCGGCGGCATAGTCTCGAGTGTGGCGTATGAGAAGGTCACGGACGACCAGCGGCAGGAGGCGAAGCCGCTTAACTTCGGGCTGCTATACGGGCTCGGCGCAAAGAAGCTCGTCATCTATGCCCAGAAGAACTACGGCGTCGCGATGAGCTTCCGCGAGGCCCGAACGTTCGTGCGCAAGTTCTTCGAAGGGTACCCCTTCATTCGGTACTGGCAGGACCTCGTGCTCGCGCAGGGGCAGGCGACCGGTCGCTCGTACACGCCTGCGGGACGCTTGCGCTACCTCGACAAGGACACCGCACGGAACGAGTTTTTCAACACGCCGATCCAGGGCGCGGGAGCCGACGGGCTCAAGGCGGCGCTCTGGTGTGTCTACCACCGGATGCGCAAGTACGGCGACGACGTCAAGATGGTCCACATGGTGCACGACGAGATCGTGTGTGAGTGCCGGGACGACCCCGAATTGATCTCGTCGGTGAAGGCCGACCTGGAAGACGGAATGCGCGAGGGGATGGCGCCGCTCATCCCTGACGTGCCCTGCGAAGTGGATGCGAACTCGGGCTACTCGTGGGCCGAGGCGAAATAAGGCGCGATTCGACATGCTTCGCTGTATCGCCTAGACTGGCGATAGTAAAGCGAGGCTTCCCATGGAATCACGCACGAATCCCGCCATTTCGCCCCAGAGTCGCAAGAGAAGGACTCGCAAGAAGAAGAAGAAGCCGAACTTCACGAGCAGGCTGAAGGGGCTCGACTGCTTCGAACAGGTCCACGAGCGGATCGTCAATGGCTGGCGTACCACTGACGTCGTTCGGTTCATCCAGGAGGAGAAGGGCGAGTACACGGATGCGAAGCCTGCGACGGTTGCCCGGGCGATCTCAGAGTACGCGAAGGAGATCCCGCCATCCCAGATGGTTCGCTCGGTTGCCCCCTCGACGCACACGAAGGCAGTGACACAGATCACCGAGGGCCTCGATGTGCTCAGGGAGCTCGAGGAATTGTTCCGGCTGCAGCAGAAACGAATCCAGATAGACGCGACGACTGAGAAGAACATCAACAAGCTGTTCAAGAGTACGGTTCGCGAGGTCAAAGAAGCACGGGCGATCCTGCAAGCCTACGCCCAGGTCCAGATGGACTTCGGTATCACGAAGAGGAATCTTGGTGTGCTCGAGGTGGACCAGCAGGGTCCTCAGATCTCGCTCAGCTTTGCGCAGGCGGCGCCGGCCTTCGCCGAGGTCGCCGAGAGCCCGAAGAGCCGACAGAAGGCGCTCGGGCTTGTCCACCGGATGCTTGCACTCGCTGCTAAGAAGGCCGAAGAAGATGAGGCAGCAGACGTAGCGGAGGCGTCATGATCCACGAGGAGCAGGGTCGATCTTGGAGCGAGCAGACTGTCGACGACCTCGAAGAGTTGGTAGCTGCTGAATTCCACAAGCTCTCGCCTGGCGAGAAAGAGCTCGTGCTCCAGATGTATGCGGAGGCGCTCGGCGAAGACCTGGAGCACGAAGGCAGAAGGGTTGTCGACCAGATCGCGACGGCGCAGTACATCCGCGAGCCCGTCGACATGCGCACGTTCATCCTCGACCCGTACTATCTGGGCGAGACGTGCAACGTGATCTTCCCACAACTGCTCGATGACCTGATCGAGGTCTTCGATGGGCAGTACAGCGAGGTGATCTTCACGGGAGCGATCGGGACGGGCAAGACGTTCTCGTGCTCGATCGGCATCTGTCGGATGCTCTACGAGCTCTCGTGTTTGCATCAGCCGCAGCGGGCCTACGGTCTTTCGAAAGAGGCCCCCATCTCGATTGCTTGTTTCAGCGCGAACGAGGAGCTGGCCAAAGAGGTCGCGCTCAAGAACGTTGTGGGCAAGATCGCGCAGAGCCCCTACTTCGCTGAGCACTTCCCCTTCAAGATCACGCAGAAGAACATCCGGTTCCCCAACAACGTGCTGGTGGTCTCCAGGGCGACAACGCCGCGTGGCGCACTCGGCATGAACCTGATCGCTGGCCTCATCGACGAGGGCAACTTCCTGCCCGTCAGGAAGAAGAAGGCGAACGACCGTTTCGGCGCGGTCAACATGGCGAAAGACCTGTACGATTCGATCAAGCGCCGGATCCACTCGCGATATGGACGCGCTGGCAAGCTCTTCCTCCCGAGCTCGAAGGCGACGCACGATTCGTTCATCCAGCAGAGAATCGAAGCGGCGAAGTACGACTCGACGATCTTTGTCCGTGACTACGCACTCTGGGATGTCAAGCCAGACGACTATGGTCCCCGGCGCTTCTACGTACTGTGCGGCAACGAGCAGGTGCGCTCCCGGATTCTGGGAGAGGACGAAGCTGTCCTGATCAAGGAGAACCAACCAGAGCGCACAGTGCTCATCGAGGTTCCCGAGGACCTGCGATCGGAGTTCACCTCCGACCTCGAGGGCTCGATTCGTGACCTGGCCGGGATTGCAACCACCGCAGTCTCGCCGTTCATTCAACGCCGAGACAAGATCCACGACATGGTGGATGCGACTCGGGAGCACCCTTTCACCTCGGAGGTCTTCGACCCGTCGCTTGGAGGCGACTTCCTGTGGGAGAAGCTTGTGCGGGCGATCGCGGTTCGCACGGGATTCAAGGAGACCGAGCAGAAGCTGATCCCACTCTTGAATCCGTCGGCGCAGCGCCACGTGCACATCGACCCCGCTCTGAACAACTGCTCGGCCGGTCTCTGCATGGCCCACATTGGTGGGCAGGTGCCGGTGCGGCGAATGGACTCGAGCCTCCGGGTCTACGAGGAGCTCGCACCGCAGTATGTGATCGACCTGATCCTCGAAATCGTCCCACCTCCCGGAGGGGACCTCGACTTCGCGCTGTACCGCCAACTCGTCTACGACCTGAAGGCTCACGGATTCCCGATCGTGCACGTCACGATGGATCAGTGGCAGTCCATCGACAGCTTGCAGACGCTGTCGAAGAAGGGGTTCACGACGGATCAAGTTTCGATGGACAGAACGTGGGATCCGTACCAGACTCTCAAGCAGGCTTTGTACGAGGACCGCGTGTCGTGTTACGCCTACAACCCTGTGTTGAACCAGTTGCAGTCCCTTGAGGCCGACTGGGAGAAGCGCAAGGTGCTCAAGCCACGCAATGGTGCAAAGGATGTTTCCGACGCGATGGCCGGGGCACTGTACTCGCTCAAGACCGTTCGGAACGTGTCGCCGACCCCGTTCCTGATGGGCCTGAGCACCTACGATGACCCGGACAGCCAGGCCTGGATGGTTGAGCAACAACATGCAGTGGCTGCTGGGCACCGGGATGCGCTGAACTCGATGGGGTTGTCGGTGGACACAGCGAGAGAGTGGGGGTCCATGCCTTTCCTCGTGGGGTGATTCATGAATGCACTGGAAGCCGCGAGGCGTATATTCGAGGGAGACCTCGCGTCGACTCTGCTCTCTGTGTCGAGCCTCGCTCGGGAAAAGGCCAAAGAGATCGCGGAGGCCATCCCCCTGGAGCCCATAGTCGAGAACCTCGGCATCCTTGCGGCGCAGGAATTGGCGGACGGTCTTGAAGCGCAAGGCCTCCGTGCGGCAGACTATGTCGGCGTCGAGGGACTGTCCGAAGCGCTGGCCAAGCGCCTGAGAGCCTACCTAAAGGACCCGCGTCTCTTTCAGGAGACGTTCCTCACACAGTTGGCGGCGAGGGGTTGATGCCTGGCTTCATGAACCGCGTGTTCGGTGGTATCCGCTCCTGGTTCGGCAGGGACAAAGAGCAGGTGCAGCTGCGCCTGGCTCAAGGAGCGACAGCCGCTACGCTTCCAGGCTCGGCCTACGATATGCTCCAGAGCTACGGCTACGATGTCGTGGCGGACTACCTCAAGCTGGAGCAAGACCTCATGTCGCGGTTCATCGACTACGAAACGATGGACGACTACCCGGAGGTGAGCGCCGCGCTCAACATCTACGCCGACGACGCGACGCAGCCAGACACACCAGGTGGGCGCCGTGTCTGGGTGGAGAGCCCGGACCGCGATATTGCCCAACTCGGAAACGATCTGTTCCACCGGACCCTGCGCTTGGAAGATAGGGACCTGTGGGAGATCGCCCGGTCGACGTCGAAGACAGGCAACGACTACGAAGAGATCCTGGTTGCCGAGGAGGGCGTCGTCGGGCTGAATCACTTGCCTGCGCACTCTGTGCGGCGCATCGAGGGACCCCGTGGCGAGCTCTACGGCTTCGTCCAGGACTTCAAGCGGCGCATCGGATTCTCGCCGAAAGAGTTCCAGGACCTGCTCTCGAAGCGCTTCCAATTCCAGTACAAAGGCCCTGGGCAGCCGAACGAGCTCTCGGCGACGCCGCCGAGAAGCGTCGGCTACAACGAAGTGATCCCGTTCGAGAACTGGCAGGTCGCGCACTTTCGAATGCGCGCGAAGCACCGCCGCTCTGTCTACGGCTGGAGCATTCTCGAGCCGGCTCGCTGGATCTGGAAGCGGCTGATCCTTCTGGAAGACGCTGCGTTGGTCTACAGGCTGCAGCGCGCTCCCGAGCGCTTCGCTTTCTACGTCGACACGGGCAACCTGCCGCCGCACGAAGCCCTCAAGATGCTGCACAAGATCCGGCAGCAGTACAAAAAGAAGAAGTTCGTCAACCCGATCACGAATCAGCGCGACCTGCGCTTCGACGCACTGGCGCAAGACGAAGACTTCTTCGTGCCTGTGATCAATGGTACCGAGGCTACACGAATCGAGCTGCTGGGCGGTCCGAACTGGCAGCACATGGAAGACATCGAATATTTCCTTCGCAAGCTGTTCGCGGCGATGCAGGTGCCGAAGGCCTACTTCTCACAGGAAGAGGGCGTGAACCGGGCGATCCTGTCGAGCGAGGACGTCCGTTTCGCGCGCACGGTCATGAGACTGCAGCAGTGCCTGCGCGAGGGACTCGAGAAGGTCTTCCGTGTGCACCTGGCGGCTCTTGGGATCCCACCGGACAACGTCGAGTTCGAGGTGAAGTTCACGGTGCCGAGCTCGATCTTCGAGCTGGCGCAGCTCGAGGTGAAGAACGCTCGGGCCGATTGGATGAGCCGTATGCGCGAGCACGTATCGCTCCAATACGCGCTGAAGCACGGTGAGGGCCTGACGGACGACGAGATTCGCACTATCATGGATCAGCGCGACGAGGAGGCTGTGCGTCAGGGCGCTATCGAAGGCCAGGCGCAAGCCCTCATGCAGAAGGCTATGATGGCTGCACAAGGTGGGCAGGAAGGTGGCGGCGGATTCGAGTCCCGGGCCCCATACGGAAACCTGCTTCTCGGCGGCCGGCGTCCTCGGCTGTTCACTGGCACCCCCAGGGCACCGTACTTGATCGGTGCGGGGGGCAATGGTATCTCTGAGCGGGTGCCATCTGGCATGGGCTTTCGTGGGGATATGTACTCGAACACGCCTTGGGGGCGCCTGGTCAGGGAGCAGAGTCGCATTGCTGCTCAGGTCCGGGAGATTCGAATGCACACTCGAGAGCTAAACCGGAGGCCGCATCACGCGAGGTAGAGCGGTGTCGAAACAGGCTGAAACGTTCGTCCCTGCCGAAGCTCTTCGGCCCATCCTTTCTGGCTCGTTCGAAGCCAAGATTGGTGACGTTCAGCACGCCATCGAACGAAACCAGGATCGCATTTTCGAGGACGGGGTCCGTTTCTGGACCGTGGGTACCTTCGAAGACCGCGCGATCGTGGCCTCCGAGGACGGCCGCTTTCTCGATCTGAGCTTTGACGGCTCGGACCTTGTCGACTCCAAGCCCCTTGAGATCCCGATCTACAGGGGTGAGGACGCCGAGTATTTCCGGATCCGAGATGCCATGCGTGCCGTTCGTTTGTTCGCCGAAGGCAACGAGAGCGCCGCCATGGAACTCCTCGAGGCGATCGCACCGCACTGCCCGCCACTCACTGACGAACAGCGTGTCGACAGAATGGTCGAAGCGATCAAGAGGCCTCGTCCGTGGCGCCAGGCCTACGAGGCCAAGTCCTCGGAATTCGAGGCGGTTGCGGGTGAGGTCGACGAGGCTTTCGAGCCTGGGCTCACAGAACTCCTGGAGCACCAGAACGCGGGCACGGATGCCGAGACCCTGTTGCTCGTCAGGCAAGAGGTCAGGAAACTGGCCGAAGGTCTTGACGATTTGGCCTCTTCGGTGAATGCTTCTGTAGAGGGCATCACAGAAGGCACTTCGAGGCTCGAAGATGGCCTCGGCGATGCTCTTGTCTCGTTCGGGAGAGACCTTGCGGACGACCTCGAAGGCCTCGGGCGTCTCGTCGAAGATGCGACACTTGGGCTTTCTTGCCCCGAACAGTTGAGCAGACTGTATGACGCACTGGCCTTGGAATTCCCGGCGTATCAGGTCGCGGGGGGCTTCCTGCAGGGAGTGGCAGACAAACTGAGCGAGTAGGAGGAATCGGAATGTACAACGTCGTAGTGCGGTCCCTGCAAGAGGACCTCAAGGCGATCGGGCTCCTGAGCGAAGACGTGCTCCCCGAGGAGGACGAGGTCACGACGGACCCCGAGCTCGAGGGCGACGACGACGACAAGGACGGCGAGCTCGAAGAGCGCGTCCGAATCAAGCGTCGCATCGGGACGAAAAAGACATTGGCAAGGACTCCCATGAAGGAGCTTCTTCGTGGCCGGCGCTATCGCCGAGGTGGCAAAGGAAAGGCTGCCGCTCGAAAGCGCGAGAAGAAGTACGAACGCCCGCAGTGGCAGACCCACAAGGAGAAGGTCGCAGCTGCGGCTCTCCGAAAGGGCACTCGCAAGGAAGACGATGTCGCCCTGGGGCGCATCACGGACCTGATCAGCGAGATCAAGGGTCTCGTCGATCACACCGAGCCCGAGGCGGTCGAGATCGACCGTGACGATGTCCTGACCGAAGCGCACGAGGGTTTCGGGTACATCCAGGAGATCGCGGCGCTTCTGAGCGAGGCGTTCCGCTTCTTCGCGAACGAAGACGAGGACGAAGAGCTCGCCGAGCTCGCGGACAGCTGCGTGGGCCTGGCGAACCTCGCCGGCACGGTTGTCGATGCCATCGAAGAGGGTGACATCGAGGACCTCGAGGCTCTTCAAGAGGCTTTCGAATCGCAGTTCTCGGTTCTTCTCGACGCCTGCGAGGTGTACGAGAGCATCGTGGAGGGCGACGACCAGGGGGAAGACTGAGGCGGAACCGCGGGATCGTAGCGCGCCGGCGAATCAAACCGACAAGGCCTACGCTCTCGCATTCGACGCGGGGACGCCGCGTGTCCACCTCGAGTGGGAGGAGAGACGCTTTCAACTACCAGAAGGCCACACAGCGCAAGTCCCGGGTTGTTCGCAAGAAGCCCGGTCTCCTGGATAGGACCCCGCTACGGGGTCAGTTTCGATGGCGGCGGTACTGATGACGAAGCAGCTCACAGAAGACACGAAGGTCGGCGACCTCAATCATCTCATCGAGTGGATCGAGGGGACCGAGCTCGAGCTCGTCGAAGACGTGGCAACGAAGCGTCTTTTCATGCGCGGTGAGTTCGCCCGCGCCGGTATCCCGACCGAAAATAAGCGCGTCTACCCAAAGGCTCTGTGGGAGCGGGAGATCAAGCGCCTGTTGCCGCGCCTTGCTGAGCGAAAGTGCTACGGCGAGCTCGATCATCCAGAAGACGGCAAAACGAAGCTGTCCAGGGCAAGCCACCTGATCACGAAGCTCGAGGTCCGCGACGATGTCGTGTACGGCGAGGCGCAGATCCTCGGTACGGCGGCGGGCAAGGATCTCGCAGCCATCCTGCGTGAGGGAGGCAAGGTCGGAATCTCGTCCCGAGGCTACGGGACGACGAAGCCAAACGAGTTCGGCGAGAACGTGGTCCAGGAGGACTACAAGCTCATCGCATTCGACTTCGTTGCCGACCCCGCGGATCAGACCGCCTACCCGACAATGGTCGGCGAGAGTGTCGACCTTGACAGCATGCTCCTGTTCGAAGGTATCGAGTTCCCGGAAGGGGACGAGTTCCTTCCCGAAGAGAACGCTTCGGGCGATCCCGACATGAATGCCGAGATCGCCACGGACATCCTGACGCGAATGTCCGAGCTGCGCACGGTCGTCGAGGCGGACGTCCGGGCCGAGCTGCGCAGCGACGAGACGCTCCAGAAGGTCGAGGCCTTCCACGTGATCCGAGAGGCTCTCGCGCCTTTCATGCGATCCGGAGAAGCCCGCGAAGCCCTGGAGCGCAGAGACGAAGAGATCGCTCGGCTGCGAGAGTCGAGAGACAAGGTGCGTGCCCGCGTGGCCGAACTCGAGGAAGAGAACGAGAAGCTGGTGACTCTGGCCCAGGTGGCCGGGTTCGCCTGGTACATGGAGCGAGAGTTGCACCAGAACCCGGATGCCGAGCGTGTGCGGCAACTGGTCGGAGACCTCTCGCGGTTCGAATCCGAGGCGGACTTCCAGTCGAAGCTCGCCTCTGTGCAAGAGCATCTCGAAGAGCTGCGTCTGGAGGAGGAACAGGCGCAGGAGCAACACCGCGAGCTCACCGAGCGCGCCGAAGCTCAGTTCGAGCAGCTGCACGACCGTGTGCGCGACCTGGAGACCGCGCTACACAAGTCTGCCGAAGCACTGCACATCACGGGCCTTCAGCTGTACGGGGAGAGACGTATCGGCAAGCACCCGAGGGCCAAGCAGATCAGGGAAGTGTTCGACCGATCGGCCCTGTCGTCTCGCGAAGACGTCGACTCGATCATCGAGCAGTTCCGGCCTCCGAAGCGTTCGCTGGAGGCCATCGAATCCACGGTTTCGCGGATTCGCCGTCAATTGGGGGGCGGAGTCGGACACACACCGTTCGACGAGGAGGAGCCCTGGCCGGATACGCCTGTCAGGAGAGCACTCAGTGAGGACACCGATTTCAATGGTCTCGGTGTTGGCCTCGGAGCCCTGAAGGAGTTGATGCCGCCTGGAGCGGATTGACCCCGGAAACCAACAGTAGGAGGACGGCGAAGTGGAAGCTCGTCGAGTTGTGATCGAAGATAGCAGTGGCACCATCGCCGACCGCCGTCTCGTCGGCGCATACGTGGAGAAGTGGGCACCCCTTCTGGAAGGGATGCCGGATCGCTGTCGCCACGAGCGCTACATTCGGGGCTGCATGGCGATGCTCTACGAGAACCAGGCCCGTCACCTTCGTAGCATGAACGAAGAGACGAGGGCCATCAATGTGGGCTACTTCACGAAATTCGTGTTCCCGGTGCTCAGCCGTGTGTTCCCGAACTTGATCGTGAACGAGATCGTCTCGGTGCAGCCCATGACCGCGCCGCAGGGCGCCGTGTTCTACCTGGACTATGTCTACGGTACGACCAAGGGGGAAACGACTCGCGGCGACGTGTTCCCGCGCGACTTCGACCGCTACTACAGCTCGGAGTTCGTGAATGGTGAAATCCTCGCCACCGGTACCGGCTCGGACTACGGTCCCAGTGGTGTGCCGATCAGTGTGAATCTGGCTCTCACTCCGGTGCACAAGCCGAGTACCGATCGCGGTTATGACGTGATCATCCGCGACCTCGATGCGGCCGGGTCCGTGATTCAGGAGGGCAAGTTCCTGGCGAGTGGTGCCGCGGACACCAGCACCGATCTCACCGCCGGCACCCTGAACTACTCGAATGGTGCCCTGGCGGGTGTGCGTTTCGCCGTCGACCCCGTGGCTGGCCACCAGATCAAGATGTACTACAGCTACGACGGCGAGCTCAACACCAAGCTGCCCGAAGTGCAGCTCGACGTGAAGAAAGCCGTCATCGAGGCGGTCCCGCGTCGTCTCAAGGCTCTCTGGAGCTCGGAAGCGGCTGAGGACCTGCGCAACCTGCAGGGGCTCGAAGCCGAGACGGAGCTGGTCGCTGCAGCGGCGAGCGAGATGGCGCTCGAGATCGACCGGGAGATCATCCAGGACCTGTTCCTGGCCTCGACCGGGAGCGGTGGAACCTTCGATCGGATCCCGCCCAGCGGCATCGCCGAGATCGATCACCTCCGGTCGCTCGTCACCGTGCTGTCCCAGGTGTCGAACTCGATCCACAAGCGGACCCTGCGTGCGCCCGCGAACTGGATTGTGACCTCGCCCGAGATCAGCGCTCTGATGGAGCAGCTGACCACTCACGGCGACTACCGCCCGATCTGGGTGAGCGGCGGCGAGAGCCCGCTCGGACCGGCCGACATGCCGCGCCCCCTGACGCAGCACGGCCAGTTCGGCGTCTACAAGGCCGGCACCCTGATGCGGAAGTGGGTCGTCTACGTCGACCCGTTCTTCGCGTCCGACTTCGCGATGCTGGGCCTCAAGGGCGGCTCGTACTTGGACGCCGGGTTCGTCTGGGCCCCCTACGTCCCGTTGCAGGTGACGCCCACCTTTTTGGATCCGAATGACATGAGCTTCCGTAAGGGTCTGCGTACCCGCTACGCGAAGAAGCTGCTTCGGGCCGAATACTACGGGCAGGTCCGCGTGCTCAACATCTGATGCGGCTCGGTCTCGGGTCGTTCCATTGACACGGTCGTACTGGGCCGCTCCCCCGATCTGGGTGGGCGGCCTTTCTGTTTGAGGTAGCCATGCGAGACCTGATCACGGAAGGGCACAAGCTCCTCGAAGCCCGCCCGATCAAGCTGCCTGACCAAGTCGTTACGATGCTCGTCAAGCGGCTCATGGGCCAGTTCGTGCCCGCGCTCCAGAGCATGGCGAGGGTGCAACCGACCAAGCCGATCGGCGACAAGCTGTGGGCCACCGAGAAGATCACTGTGTCCGATGTCAAGGGCAAGAAGCGCGAGATTCCGGTCTCGGTGATCAGCGTCAAGAGGCCCGGCGTGCGCGGGCTCTTTCTGGGTGCCGTCTACGCGCCGAAAGAGCGAATCATCAACATGATGCTGAACGGAAATCTCGGTGCCGGCGAGCTCGTGCCGCTCTTGCGTGGGACCGAGATGTCGAGCATTCAGGGCGCCATGAAGTACGCCCTCATGCACGAGATCACCCACGCCAAGGACGTGCTGCGAAAGAAGAGCCTGGAGCGTCACATCGTAGCGCTGCTCCAGCAGGAGAACCCTGTTCATCCCTTCTCGGATAGGCAGATCTCGCAGATTTTGAAGGCAGCTGGCTATGGCGAGGTCTCGCACCGACTGATCGCCCGGAAGCGAAAAGAGCTCGGGATCGGCGACTCAACTGAGCGGCTGAAGATGACCCTCACGAAGGTGGGATTGCATCCGCCGGACAGTCCGAAAGAGCAGCGAGCTCAGGCGAAGGCCAAGGCGAAGGAGCGCCAGGCTCGCTACTACAACTCGCCCGAAGAGGTGAAGGCCTACATGCAGGAGATTTCCGCGCAGGTTCGGGACCTGGTTGGCGCGCACAGAGCGAAACTCGTAGCGTGGCCGCAGAGCAAGGCGGTGACGTTTCTGCTCGGGCAATCCAACACATGGCGCGAGATCAAGAAACACCTCACGCCAAAGAGCCAGAACCGCATCAAGAAGGGTGTGGTCACTGTGCTCCAGGACATGGGAGTTGTGTGATGCGAGACCTGATCGAAGAAGGACGTGCGCTGCTCGACGAGATCACGCCAGGGAAGCGCGAGCGCATGAAAAAGTCGTCATTCGTCTTCCCCGAGCGCAAGGGGTGGCCGATCCATGACCAGGAGCACGCGATCCGCGCTCTCGCCTACATCCAGGCGAAGCGTGGTGACTCCAGTGACTACCCTGCCGTGAAGGCGGCTGTCAGGAAGCGCTGGGGCAAGGACCCCGAAGTGGCCGCGAAGCTCAAGGAAGTAGGGGGCTGATGTGCGACGTTTCATCCAAGAGGGCCGGGACCTGCTCGAGGGCAAGCTTGAGGCGCAATTTCCCGATCCTCCTGTCCCACACGAAGAGTGGAAGAAGCCCTTCATGGGCTACAAGGACAAATTCGGCAAATCCTTGTCCGGATCGAAGTTTGCCGAGGCCCAGTGGAAGAAGGGCGTTGCCTACGGGCGCAAGTACCTGACGCGCGAGCAGGGATTCGACATTGGCAAAAGCGCGATGGACGACGCCCGAGGAATGCTCAAGGGTACGGACTTCACTGTTGAGATGCTCAGGAAGGAAGGCCTCCTCATGATCCTTCCACCGGAGCTCGTCAACGCTCGACACCTCGTTGGGCACGCCAGCGCAAAGATCTCGGACACGAAGCAGCTGTACGGGCGGTACGACCCCTTCTGGGGAGGCGCTGCGGCTGTCGGCGCCGCGGCGTCGCGCTGGTGGGAGGGCCCGAAGCTCAAGTCGTGGAACAAGGCTGTGGAATCGAAGCTCAAGAAGGAGTTTCCTGGGAAGTAGGCGCCTTTCTTCGCCTGTGTCTCGTCTCTATACTGGACGGGCTGGGTCGTTTCGGCCCAGACTAAGGAGACGAAGGAGGAAGAGATGCCGAGGCGAGGCGACGAGCGAGTTCAGAACGTACTCTCGCAATTGCGAGGGATGGGTATCAGCCCCATGCGCGAACAAGACGAGGAGGCCCTGGAGCGTTCCCGAGCGCCCAGGCAATCCCTGTACAGGTCGCCGGCTCGAACGGTCCCAGCGAAAGACCTGGGGCGCGACCGAGACCCCCGAGAGGATACCGAGCGGCCTGCGATCCCACCGAGCGCAAAACTGCTCGTGCACCTGATCCAGTTGGTCGAGGACCTCTCGGGTCGTGTGGACCAGCTTGGTGCCGACATCCGGGTGCTGCGCCGTGAGATCCACGAATCGCAGGGAGCAGTGCATGCTCCTGCCCGTGAGCCGCGTCCGGTCCGAGGGGCGCCACCTACGGATCCGGAGGGTGGCCTGTTTGACCCTGATGTCGAAGACGCGCTTGCCGAAGAGATCCTGCGTCGTGGCCCCCTCCTTGAGGGGGAACGCGGTGGCTACCGCAACGACCCTGTCATTCGCTCTCCGTACAAGGGTCCCGAAGAGATGCCGGGCGAAGACGATGATATCTACGAGGAGCGAGCGAGCGGGAAGCGGAACACGGTGGACCCGCTCGAACTCGTCGCTTCGGAAATTTTGAGCTCGGGCCCTGTGCTCGAGGGGTAGGAGGTCCCCGTGAGAAGGCTGAAGACAAAGGGTTCGATACTCTACCATCGTGGTAGGGCGTATCGATACGGAGACCTCGTCTCCGAGGAAGTGGCGAAGATCATGCCCCACCTGTTCGAGGATGTGGAGGCGCCAAAGCAGGAGCCCGACGACACGAAGGTGGCCGAGGCCGACGCTCCCGAAGAAGGATGTCCGGATCCCGATGACCTGGACCCCTCCGTCGAGACCGAATTCCCCATCGAGGACTACGACAGCCTGCGTGCGACCGAGGTCATCGAGACCGTCGAGCAGTACGAGTTCACGGCGGAGGAGCTTCGAGAGGTTCTCGAGTACGAGGAAGAGAACAAGGACCGCAAGACCGTGAAGGCTGCGATCCTTGAGCAGCTTGAGGCCATTGACGCATGACCTATTCGGCCCGCTCTCGCCAGATTGTCATGGACGAAGAGCAACTCCAGAAGTGGGTGCTCCGTCGTCTTGGCGCTCCAATCCTCAAAGTGGAGCTACACCCCGCGCACCTCGATGACCTCGTCGAGGACGCGAAGGACTGGTTCATCTCGAAGAAGGGCGTGGCGCGATACCGACTGATCGATGTGGCTACCAATGTTGTCGAGTACGATGTGCCGGACGACTGCGACGATGTTGTAGAGGTGCTCTTGCCTTCGGCACCGCACGACTTCACGATGGTGTTCTCGCCCTACATCCTGGCAGACGAGAAGATCCCCTACGACGTCTTCGCAGCCCCCGAGTCGGCGGGGCTGTACTCGAGCCTGGCGCAGGCAATCCAGTACACAGAGATGGCGAAGCGGGTGATGTCGGCGGATGCAAACTGGATTTGGGACGAGTACACGCGCAAGGTGATCCTGAGCCCGGCGCCGCGCACCTCAGGCCAGATGATGCTCGTCTACAGCAGCGCCTCGATCGCGTTCACTGAGCTCCGGCACTTCGACCACCAGCTGGTGAGGCGCCACATGCTCGCCAACGCGAAGATCCTCGTGGGCCGGATACGATCCAAGTACGCCGGTTTCCCTGGAGCACAAGGCGAGCGCCAGCTCGATGGCCGCGACATTCTCTCGGAAGGGCAGGAAGAGATGCGGACGCTCGACGAGGACATCATCAAGGCGGGCATGCCAATGCCCTTCATCACGGGGTGAGTCATGCCGAGGCAGCACGACGTCCCCGATATGCGCTGGCACCTTCAATCCCTCGGTGGCTACGAAGAGGAAGAGAAGCACGTTGTCGGTGAAGTCCACGGCGAACAACTGGCCACGTTCACTCTGCGCCTGACCGACGTCGAGCTCCCCCTCTTCGACCTGTGGGCCAACGAGCACATCCGGATCTGCGGTGTCGAGATCCGCTACTACAGCTTCGACGCAGACAACACCGATGTCGATCCCGTCTACAACGAGCCCATCAACCGAGCTTGGAACGGGCCTTTCAAGATGTTTGCCTTCGTGGGGCACGAGCCCGGATCCGCTACCGCCGAGGAGACCGGGTTTCGGATCGAGTGGTACACGGAGGCGTGGATCCCCAGGCGTGAATTCGAGCGTGTGGGATGTCCGGCGCCCTCCGAAGGAGACATCCTCGAGTTCTGGCGGATCCCGTACTTCGATGGTGCTTCCGGTGGCGAGGGCTACTTCTTCGATGTCACGCAGGTTGCCGACGACGGGCACTTGTTTGACGGACCGGCGTTTGTAGGGTTCCTTTTTGACATCAGGCGGAATACGACCTTCACGCCCGAGCAGAAAATCATCGATTCGCCGGAGGGCCCCTGTCCATGAACGTCGCTGCCATCCAAGCTGTGATGTCCAAGGGCCTCGGTATGGTCTGTGCCACGTGCACGAAGTTCTGGCGAGCGCGAGAAGCGGGTGTCCCAGGCAAGCGCTGCCTTGGCAAGTCGTGCTGTGGACCGATTGGCGGCAAGGTGTTCCCGGAGTACGAAGGCCCTTTGACCCCGGAGGCTATGGTCTCGTGGTGCTTCGTGTGCGGCAACAACACAGCCTACGCTGTCGGCGTCAAGGGACACGACGGCAAGGTCGGCGTGTGCGAAGAGCATCTCTCTTTCCTCACAGACCTGGAGCCCCTCGAGCGCCCGAGGCGTCCGAACGAGATCATTGTGAAGCGCGACGGCTTCCTGCTCACAGTCGACAAACTGGAGCGCGACCGACCGAAGACTCTCTCGGCTCTCCTTGCGGAGAACGCCCGAGCCTTGGCGAGAGAGGCGAATGATTGAAATTCGGGTCAGACCGGGCGAGAGCGTCAAGCAACTGGCGCGCCTCCTGAAGGAGTGGCAGGACCGGACAAGAGCTCTTCTGGACGATGTGCCCCGAGTCGTTGCGGAGCACGTTGAGACGCGAGTGCTCTCCAAAGTGCCCCAGGGTACGGACTGGAAAGCATACCGCAAAGCCTTTCGTGTCGACCGGATCGTGGGCCTGTCGAAGGACGAGGGTGGCTGGATCGTCCGCGCTACGCCTCGCTCTAAGCGGGTAAGCCGTGTTGACGCTCAAAAGTTGGTTCTGTATGTTGAGCCTCGTCGGCGCCAACGCAGGCTTCCAGAGGAGATCGCTATCTTGGCCCGCTTTTCCCCTTGGACTTTGGACACCCTACCCTTCGCTCCGAAGAAGGCGGACGCGCGGCTCGTCTCGCGCCGTGTGCATGTGCGAGAGGTGCAGCGTGTCGCCAAGCAGCGCCGTAGGGACGAGAAAGAGTGGCGTCCGCAATTGGCGAAAGCCGGGGTGCGAGGCGACAAGAAAAAGAAGGCGATGCCTTCGGTCCGAGCTGCTCCTGACATTGCCTTCGAAGCGCTTCGCTTGGAGCTCGGCCTCGGTGGCATGAAGCCTCGACCTCACTGGCGCCCCGCTGTCCGGCGTGTCCTGTCGGGGTTTTTGGGGATTGCTCGTTCCCAGAAAGCCTGGGTTCGCACTATGATGGATCCGATGTACCGGGGCTGGAAGCGTCCGGTGGCATCTACTCGGATGTCAGCAAGCCAGCTCGGGGACTACTTCAAGTTCCAGAAGACCCTCGGAATCCGCGCGTAGGAGAGAAGCATGAATTCGGAATTCAACGCCGTTCTGGAAGGCATCCGTGACAAGATCATTGGCGACATGGAGTTCGACTCCTCCAAGGAGGCGCTCGGCGAAGCCGCAACCGATCGACACGGCAGTCTGCCTGGTACCGGCAAGGCCACGAACATCACTGGCGTCACGCACGACTTCGATCGCTACATCGAGGACATCGTCGATGCGATCGGCGTCGAGTACGGGCTCACTGTGGACGGAGCCATGCAGTGCGTCGGCACGGCCATTGACCAGATGATCGAGGAGGCTTTGCTCTTCGAAATCCCGAACGACCAGAAGGGCCTGGCGATCTGGATCGCTCGGGCGGCCACTTGCGGTCTCGGCGAGCGTGCCCTGTCGATTGCTCGATCCCAGGTGAACGCGGGCGCGTAAACCCATGCCGAACGTAGTTGCTAGCCTGGATCACGAGGACCGGAGCCTCGGACGCGCTCGGTGTGGGCGCGTTACGCTCCGGGACTTCGACTCCGGGGTGGTGCTGACCTTGAACCCTACAAAGGTCGGAGCTGACTACTACATCACGATCGCGACGATCGAGGACATGGGCATCACCGGTGTCTGTCCTCCTCCGGGGCTTCCCGGAATCCCCATCATCTTCGGGAACCCGGACGACATGCTCGCCGACGCGAAGATGCCCATGATCGCTGTGATGCGAGAAGGGATAGAGCGGGCAATGAACCGGTGGCATCCGGGCAACACGCAATACCGCGCGCCTGCAAAGGGAGCCTTGCCGACTGTGATCGAGTACCCAGACGGTCGGAAGGTCTATGGGTACGACTCCTATGAGTTCACGCCCCAGGCGGTCCCGTTCGATATCAGCTACGGCATCCAGGTGCTCGCCCGCAACCGTGGTGGGGTGAATGTGGAAGGCCCGCGAAACCAGGCTGGCGCGATCTTCCACTACGTCATGAGCATCTATCAACCCTATTGCAACGTCCGCGTAGTTGATACCATAGGAGACGTCCGCACGTACCACGCTGATGCGGAGAGTATCGACACGGAAGACGAGCTCCTCGATGTGACTGCGCGGAAGATAGGGTTCCGGTTGAGTTTGCGCGTTCAGGGTGAAATCGACCTCAATCCCCCGGAAGTGAGGCGTGCTGTAACGCAAATCCCGACGATTCGGAGCGAGATCCACGATGGCTAGCTACTACAACAAGACGCGGAGCCCACGTGCCGCTACTCTGAGAGACGGCAGTTCGCAGAGCTTCCCTCCGCGGAAGTGGGTCGAGGTGCCCGAGGAGCTCGAGGGCTCGCCGGAGCTTGTGCGGCTGTACAAGCTCCGCATTCTCGCTCGGAGAGCCCCGAAACCAGACCCCGAGCCTGAGCCCGTACCCGCGACGGCGTCTGCTCCTGTCGAGCCCGAGCCGAAGCCCGATAAGCCGGCTCCGAAGAAGAGGACGACAAGCAAGAAAAAGGCGACGAGCAAGAAGGGCTGATAGGAGGATACAGTGGCAGAGATCCTGAGTGCTGGCGTCTTCATCGAAGAGGTGCCGTCCCAGGTGCAAGTGATCCAGGGGGTCTCGACCTCCACCGTTGGCGGCCTCGGCTACTCGCCCAAGGGGCCCGAGAATCTTGCAACGCTGGTGACGTCTTTCGACGACTACACCCGAAAGTTCGGGGCGCTCACGCAAGAGAGCTTCCTGGGCCATTCCATGGCGGCCTACTTCGCGAACGGAGGAAGGCGCGCCTACATTGTCCGTGTCGTGCCAGGGGACGCGACGCTCGCCGAGGCCAAGATTCAGTCGAAGCAATACGACTACGAAGCTGAGACGGGCGACGGGACCACGACCGCATTCTCGAAGACCGCGATCACAACCGGGCTGAAAGTCAATGACGGCGACACCCCTATCGTGCCCGAATCTGTCGAGATTCGGTGGCGTGAGCTCGGGTCGTCGCCGACGAGCGCCGTGTCGAACGCGAGCGGCCGAACTGGTGCGGTTGTTGGGGATGGGTCTTCCACGAAGTTTGGAGGACAGCTCCCGGACGGCAGAGGTGCCGACGGTCGCATGGTCGTCACGGCGTTCGGCGCTCTGCAGATCGTCGATGGTGATACGTTCACGCTGGACGACGGGATCAACACGCCGACCGTGTTCGAGTTCGACGACGATTCCTCGGTGACTGCTGGAAACGTCCCCGTCGATATCAGCGCCGTCGCTTCCACAGACGATGTCGCCGAAGCCATGCGTGCGGCGATCAATGGTGTGGCCTCCGGCCTCACGTTGAAGTCCGCGACGCAGAACGCGAGCCTGTCCCAGGTCGACATCTACAACACGAACCCCGGAACGGCAGGGAACGTTACCTCGTGGGCCGAGAACACGACCGGTGGCGCGATCACGGTGACGCAACCGACCGGAGGCGTCGATGGTCCGGGTCTCGACGAGGCGTTGTTCTCCTACCTTGGTGGGAGTGTGACCCTCAAGTGGGAAGCAGGCGGAACACCTCGCACAGCGGTTCTTTCGGTGAAGATCGACCGTTGGACCTATGCGACGGCTGCGACACCTCCTCCCTCGGGTGTGTACGCCATCATGGATTGCCGCACCGGTGTGTGGTCTCTGCGCACCGCCGTGGCCATCGATGCCAACTCGCTTGTGACGGCGGACTATGACCTCGCGAGCGACACCAAGACCGCGACGGATGATGGTGCCGGGAACATCACAGGGGATGTTGCCGCGGCCTCTGTTGTCGACTACGACGACGGGTCGTACACGCTCAACTTCTCGACGGCACCCATTGGCCCCACTGGCGCCGGGAACGGCGGCCCGATCCTGTGGACTTACAACATCTACGCCTGGGACCTCGACCCGTCCTCTCGTGGAGAGTGGGGCAATGACGTGCGCCTGCGTGTGAAGGGCAACGTCGACTACTACACTGCGGAGACCGGGCAGTTCAGCCGCTTCGACTTCCAGGTGCTGGAGTACAACAGCTCGCTCCAGGACTACTCGATCAGCGAGCCCTACGAAGAGCTCGACTTCTCGGACGACACCTCGACCAAGTTCTTCGCCGATGTGGTCAACGATCTCTCGGATCTGGTCGTGGTCAACGAGCCCGGAGGCAACGAGGCTCCGGGGCAGCTCCAGGCTGTCCCGCGCTATCGAGTTCTGGTCGGCGGGGACGAGACAACGGGCGGTCGAACGATCCAGGACTATGTCGGAAACGCCCCCGTGCAGCCTCGCACCTTCTCGCTCACGTACACGTCGGCGACGGACGACAGCACTCGCACGATCATCGATGACGGGGCCGGCAATCTGACCGGGGACATCGATGCCGCCGGAACGAACGAGATCACGTACTCGAGCGGCTTGATCGACGTGACGGTGGTCGCCGGGCACCCGATCAAGAACGGGACGCTCGCCGTCCTGAACTACTACACCGAGCCCGAAGAGACGCAGCACGACGAAGACTTTGGCGACACGACCAAGGGCTACGCAGAAGGGACGAACGGGACGTTCACTTCGACGACACAGTGGGGGCGAAACCAGTTCACGAGCCCGACTCTCAGCCCGAACTACGAAGGCATCTTCGCGTTCAACAAGGTCGACGAGCTCTTGCAGTTGATCGTGCCAGACTGGGCCGGCGACACGACGATCACGGGCGACATCCTCGACTACTGCGACGCTCGGGAAGCGCTCCCGCACGGTGGCGACCGCTTCGCTATCCTGGCCGTTCCGTCCGCGCTCACCGCACAAGAGGCGGTCAGCTGGTTCCGGTACACGCTCCAACGCTTCTCGAAGTGGGCCGCCCTGTATTGGCCGTGGGTGAAGATCGCGGATCCGCTATCGGACAACCGAGACCTTCTGATCCCGCCTCTGGGGCACATCGCTGGGATCTACGCGCGGACCGACAACGACCGCAACGTCGGCAAGGCTCCCGGTGGAGTCGTCGACGGCCAGCTCCGCTTCGTCACGGGTCTCGAGACCGAGCCCGACATCGAAGAGCGGAACACGGTCTACCCGAACAAGATCAACCCGCTCATCGCAAGCGCGGCGACCGGCCGAGCTGTCTGGGGCGTTCGCACGATCTCGAATCAGAGCGATTGGCGCTACATTTCGACGCGGCGGATGTTCATGTTTGCCGAGCGGAGCGTCTACAACTCGACGTTCTGGATCGTGTTCGAGAACAACGGCCCGGCCCTGTGGACCCGGATCAAGGCGCAGCTCGAGGGCTTCTTCCTCAATCTGTTCAACGAAGGCATCCTGGCAGGCGCCCAGCCTTCCGAGGCCTTCATCGTCACGGTGGACAGCACGAACAACTCTCCAGAGAGCATCGACGCTGGCCAGGTGATCATTGACATCGCTCTGGCGCCACAGAAGCCTGCCGAGTTCGTGCGGTTCCGATTCACGCAGAAGACGTTGACCTGATAGGCGCCTGGGCCACAGGGCCCGGTTCCGCCTTCCGGTATGGAGGTCTCAAGAGATGGCAAAGTTCACGATCGTCAACCTGACCAGCGACGCGATCCACCTGGGCGACTTCTACTACACGCTCCCCGGTGGCGCGACGCTCGAGCTCGAGAACCGGTCGCCTTCCGAGGTGCCCGGTCTCCGCGTTGTTCAGGAGCAGCTCGCCCTGGGCAACATCTCCTTTTCCATCGAGTACACAGCCGACGAGCTCGCCTCGGGTCTGATGGCCCCGCCGAACTCGATCACCGGTGACGACTTCCAGGAAGTCGCCGCGGCAGCTCTGCTTTCCGGCGTGGCTCTCCTTCGCATCAATTGCCCTGTTGGCGGTGGTGGCGCTGATGACGTGGTCGCCTATGCCCTCGACAACCTGCCCTACAAGTTCCGCGTCGTTGATGCCTGGGCGAAGATCAGCACTGCGGTGGCTGGCACGTGGGAGCTCCGGGACGAGGCGGCTGGTGCTGGGAATGTGCTCGCCACGATGGACAGTACCTCCCTGGGGCGTGCCGACGCTTCGGACAATGCCTCTGCGGTGGCAACTCCGGCAGTCACCAAGGGTCTGTTCGTGTATCGGAGCGACAGCACTGCGGTCGGAGAAGTCTTCGTCCTGATCCGTCGTGAGTCCTGATCCTTCTGATGCCGGGAGTCCATTTCTCTGACGCACAAGCAAGAGGTCGACTATGTCGTCGAGACCAGAATCTTCCGATTTCCTTCAGGGCTTCCGGTTCCACGCGGACGCCATCGGGATCGGGGAGCGCCTGTACTTCCAGCGCATCCCCGGCTACCCGCAGGCGGGCTTCTCGGCAATCACCACGCCCGAGGTCACGGTCGAGCCGGCCGAGTACTCCGAAGGGACCGACATCTACACCCGCAAGTATCCGGGCAAGCCGAGCATGTCGGATTGCACATTCAGCCGTGGTGTGACCAGACAGAGCTCGGCCTTCTGGGACTGGCTCCGTGTTGTGATCGAGGGATCGGGCGAGTACCGCGCGAAGGTGCTCATCACGCAGTTCCACCGCGAGAACACGCTGAGCCGTGGCTTCCCGGGCGCCGGGGGCGAGAACCAGACGAAGCTCAACCTGGACGCCGGGACGGGACGGCAGTTCATCCTGCACCAGTCCTTCCCGACACGTCACAAGTTCAGTGGCGACCTCGACGCCACTTCGTCCGAAGTCTCGATCCAGGAGCTGGACATCGCCTACGAGAATGTCGAGAGCATCGAGTACGCTCCCTGATTCCAGTGAGGGGTCACCATGACCAGATCGGCCCTGCAAGACCACTTGCAGGTGTATCCGTTCTACTTGATTGACGTGGCCCCGATCGAGGCGCTCGCGCTCCCCATATTCACGCCCCTGTTCGGCTTCTCTGAGATCACTGCGCCCGAGCTCTACGTCGAGTTCGAGACCATCCAGGAAGGGAACTGGCCCTACCCGCGGAAGGTCGTCAAGGCGGCAGGCGTGTCCACTATGACGCTTCAGAGGGGCGCGCTCTTCTACGACTCCGACTTCTACCGCTGGATCAAGACTGCCGTCTCTGGCGACACCGAGGACTTCCAGTCGAAGCAGTACGGGCTCTCGTTGACGATCGGAGGCGGCGCCTTGAGCGAGGGTATTGGCGAGAACGTAGGAACTGCTGCGCTCGCCCTTGCCTCTGTAGGCGGCCTCTTCGGGTTTCCGAGGATCGGCGGCGTGACGTATCGCCGAGACCTCCTCCTCGTGCAGACTTTCGCGCACTACGGGCTCGGCAACGCGGGCCTCGGATTCGGGATCCTGCTGGCGGGGCTCTTCGGCGGCCCTACACTCACTGGAGCAGCTACGGCGTTGGGCGCCGCTCTCGACTTCGGAGGCCTGGGCGCGAAGGTTGATCGCCTTCCCGCTCGAGCGTGGAAGCTCAAGAGTTGCATTCCGACCCGGTACAAGGTCGCCAGCGACTTCGATGCCATGTCGAGCGAGGTGAGCATCATGGAGCTCGACATCGAGGTCGAGCAGTTCACCGAGGTCTCGCTCGCAGGGGGTTGACGTGGCACGAAGACGCTGGCGCATGAGCGAGCAGACCACGACCGCCAACGTGGGCTACTTCACAAAGGCCACTTTCCCGCCTCTGCGAAGTGTGCCCGACTCGTGGATCCTCGACCCCGACGACATGTCCGTGTTCATGCGCTTGAAGCGAGCCCGCAAGAAACGCAGGCGGCGATAGAGAATTGACCTTACTTCACGGTTGATATACATCTATCAGAGGTAGTGTAACCGTGGAGGAGGTCGATGAGAGAAGAAATTGAAGTGTTGGAGGCGAACGGGATTCCGTTCGAGCGGGCGGTGTGGCTCCATCACGGGTCGCGCTGTGTGAACTGCGGGGAAACGGATCGACTGGTCGTGCGCCTGGTTGTGCCGGAGGACCTCGGCGGCCAGGTGGCTGTGTCGAACTCGGTTCTGCTGTGTCGCACCTGCGACTTCGCGTGCGACTTGTCGTCGAACGAGAAGGAGCCGTCACGGGCTGTGAATTTTTTCATGTCCCGGGAGTTGTACGAGCGCCTTCGCGCTGTCCTGAAGGGCAAGAACCGGTACAACTCGCTCTCGAGCCTGGTGCGCTATCTCATGGTGCGCTTCGTGGACAAGCGGGAGCTGTACAGCGACCTGGTCAACTACCAGGATGTCCAGGCGGATGTGAAGGTGAACGTCTGGGTGGGCAAGGACACGTACATGCAGTTCAAGGGGCTGGCGCGCGGCGAAGGCCTGACGGTGACGGAGACGACCAAGGCCCTTCTCATGATGTGGCTCGAAGCCTGGGACGAGGTCGGGGGGCGAAATGTCTGACACGATAGCAGTAGAAGGGCTCATCGAGAGCCAATTGAAGGAGCCGTCCTCGGACATCGGGGTGTTCACCATGCCGTGTGGCTACATTGACGAGAACAATGTGCTGCACACTGAGGTGAAGCTGCGCGGAACAACAGGCGTGGAAGAGGACATGCTGTCTTCGAAGCACGTGCCGGCCGATCGCAAGATGGATCTGCTGCTTGGTGCGTGCATCGAGAGGGTGGGCAACCCGGAGCAGGGTCTCTACATTGAGGAGAGGCGCCTGATTCAGGGGCTGACAAGAAAGCTTCTTATTGGCGACAGAACCTTTCTTTTCTTCGGGATCCGCCGGGTGACGCACGGCGATATGTTCCCGTTCCGCGAGAGGTGCCCCAGGGCGACCTGCTCGCACATGAACACGTTCAACTACGATCTGGGGCTTTTGCCGGTGGTGCCAATGGCGGACCCTATGAAGCGCCTCTACGAGGTCAGGTTGCCGTACTCGAGAGACTTGGTCCGATTCAAGTGCGTGGATGGGGATGCCGAGGTGGAGCGGGACCGGCTTTCCGGCGACATGGCCCCGATCAGCGTCGAGCTGCAGCTCCGGATCACAGACATCAACGGCATGCCGCCCAACCGGTTGCACCTGCAGGCCATGCACTCGCAGGACCGAGACTACCTCGCTGCCGAGTTCGCCAAGGTTGATGGCGGGGTCGACACGACGGTGGAGCTCAAGTGCCAGGGGTGCAATATTCCCTGGGAGCTCGACATCAATCCCGGGCAGCCGAGTTTTTTCTTCCCTTCGGCGTCGCAAGCTCGCTGGAAAAAGAGATCTTCTTCCTCATTGGGCGGGTGAACCAGACAGAGGAAGCCGTCAAACGAATGCCTTCTGGTCGCAGGTACAGACTGATATGCTCTCTGGTGGAGGCAGACCAACGAGAGCGGGACCAGCAGCGTGCGTCCCGCGCACGACTTCGACGCCGGCGACGATGAGGGAGGCACATGGCGCTGAATTTTATGGGATTGGGCTTCTCCTTCGGTGCGAAGGACAAGGGCCTGCTCGGGATGCAGGACAAGATCAGCGCGGGATTCGAAGCGGTTTCAAGGGCTGTTCGAGGCGTGGGCGACGCCACGAAGTCAATGCTCGGGCAGCTCAAGATGCAGACCTTCTTGCAGTCGGTCGGCATGCTGAAGGACAAGATCGGCGACATCGCGAGCTCGGCTGAAACAGGGATCAACCTGTCGACGTCGCTAGAATCGCAGATGGCGAGTATGGGCAAGGAGGCCCGCGCCATGGGTGCCAACTTCGGCTTCACCGGGGATGAGCTCAAGGACTTCACCGGTAAGGCCGCGGGCATGGCATATTCGCTCAACACGGATGTCAAGACTGCCGCCGAGTCCCTTCGTGCCTTCAAAGAGGCCGGCGACGAGCTTCGGGCCCTCGGGCTCGAGGGCGCCAAAGACGTTGCTCGGTTCGCCGAAGGCTTTGGCGTATCCGCAGACCTGATCCGGAACCAGACAATGCGCATGACGCGCGAGGTGGGTCTGAGCGAAGAGGGGGTTGCGCAGTTCGTAGGCTCTCTGCATGCCATGGGCGTAGTCCAAGGAGACATTGGCGCTGCGTTCAATCAGATGAAGGAGTTCACGGACCTGATGCAGCAGCGCAGGCTGCTCGGCGACTCGCCCGAGCAGGCCAAGGCGTTTGCGCAGCAGACGATGGCGTTGTCCGCGGGCATGTTCAAGTTCTCGCAGGATTCTGACGTTGCGAGGGAGAAGGCTCTCGGCCTTGCCAACGCGATGACCGAGCAGCGGCAACAGTTTCAGGACATGCTGGCTGGGGAGGGCAAGCAACTACCAGAGATGCTCTCGCGTCTCACGAGCTCGACGGGCGACGTCCAGTTCGCCATGGATGCCTTAAAACAGGGTCCCGCAGAATTCGGCATCGCGCTCAACAAGCTCGTCAAGAATGCCGGTGGTTGGGAGCAGATGCTCCACGATCAACCCGGGGCAGTCAACTACCTCCGCACGCAAATGCAGAAGGCCTTCGGTGAGGAGATTGGTGGTGACTTCCTCATGTTCCTGGAGCACGCGGACGACAAAACGCTCGACCTGATGAGCAGCATCCAGACCGCTACCGTGGACCTCGGGAAGCTCGGAAGGGAGGCGCACAGCTCTGGTTTGACCCTGCAAGAGCGCTACGACCGCGCGATCGAATCGTTCGAGCACGGCTTCCGCAAGATCGCTCGGCCTGCCGCGCGGGAATTCGTCCGGGACTCGGCAAAGGAGTTCAAGAAGTTCAACCAGCGGCTCACCGAGATCGTCAAGGAAGGCGGCCCGATGGGTGGGCTCATCGAGAAGCTTTCCGAGGTACACCAGATCGGAGTGCAGGCCTTCATCCCGAAGACGCTCCAACCCATGTCGATCCTGTTCGGCCGGGTGGTCGGGGAGATCGCGCCGGCGCTGACTGCTCTCGGTGCGATGGGCATCAAGCTCGACGACCTCATCAGCCCCTGGGGCGCCCTCACGGCAGTCATGGGTATCGGCCTGATTCGCTTCGCGGACCTGAAGGCACAGGGCAAAACGACGTCCGAGGCCCTCGAGATAATGGTCGAGGACGTCAAGAAGGTGGCGAGAGTAGTTGGTGAGGTGCTCGTTGCGGCTTTTGACATGGCTGTCGACGCTCTGTCTGAGCTAGGGGATTACCTGTACCGACAGGCCTATCTTATCGAGTGGGTGTTCGGCGGTTGGGAGAACTTCTGGGACAACCTGATTGCGGACTTCGTCGGCGAGGCCAAGGGTGCTCCAGGGCGCATGGCTATCGTGTGGGACGAGATCCTCGCGGTGTTCGATCCTACGCGCGGAGCAAAGACCAAAGTCGGCAAAGCTATCGAGCTGTTCGTCGAGACCTTCCGAATGGTGTTCGGCGGGCTCTACCGCAGCCTCGCCAAGCTCGACTGGGGCTCTGTGATGGGGCGCATTGGGGACTTCCTTGGGAAGGCCTTCGTGACGCTCGTGAACTTCGTAGCGAACCTGCCGTGGGTCGGCATCGCCAAGGCGCTCTTCGGCGTCGTCTACGGTGGCCTCAAGCTCTTCGGCCTGATGCTCCAAGGGATCGACTGGGAATCGATCGGGATGGCGCTCCGGTCCGCCGGCCAGCAGCTCATGACGTTCATAGGGGATGGCGTGCAGAGGGCCCTCCCGCTCGTGGTGAGCTACTACACGACGGTATCCGGCGCGTTGAAGGCACTGGTATCGAAGATCCCGTGGCAGAGCATCTTCGACACTGCCTTCGGTACCGTCGAGAGCGTGCTCGGATTTCTCTTGAGTGATGCTGTTGAGGGTGCGATCTCGAAGGTGGTCGTGGCGCTGCTCAGTGCCGCCGGGACGGTCGGGCAGGCCCTCATCACGTTCGTGAACAGCGCCTTCGCGTTCCTCGGTGGCTTGGATTTGGCGGCCCTGTACGGGACTTTCACTGAGATGGCGATCGGTGTCGCTTTCTCGGCTCTCTATGCCGTGCTTCCGTTCGTCCAGTCGCTGCTCGGCCAGATCCCCATCTGGGCGAACCAGGCTCTGGAGATCATACTGGGCTTCTTTGGGAATCTCGGCCCCATCGTGAGTGGGATTGCGGACACCCTCGGGGATGAGTTGCGGTCGTTTCTTCCAACGGCCATGCCCATCCTCATCGACTTCGCGCTCAGTGCTTGGAAGTTCTTGTTCGTCGATGCACCCCTGAAGGTGATCAAGTATATCCCCTCGCTGTTCGCAATGATTCCAGAATTGGCTTGGGCAGGAATCAAGCTTGTCGGAGACCTCGTCATTGGTGTGCTCAAGGGGATCACCGAATGGTTCGAGCGGCGTTTCCCCGCCGTCGGCGCTGTTATGCGCAATGTCGTCACGAAGATTTCGGACTCTTGGGATGGCTTGAAGGAAAGCGTTGGCCTTGTCTTCGACTTCATGAACTCGCTTCTCGACACATGGAAGCAGGGGTGGCAGGCGTTCAGCGATTGGCTGACCGGAATCTGGAATTGGCTGTTCGGTGAGTCGATCATCCCTGACTGGTTCGCGAGCGCCTTCGCTTTCATGGGTGAGGTGCTTGACAGCTTCCTGTCCTTCTTCTCCGAGATCATCACGACCCTGGTCGAGGGCGCCTCCACACACTTCACTGCTCTGAAGGAACTGATCACGGATGTCGCCTCGTCGTTCCAGACCGCGTTCTTCAACGCCATCAACTGGCTGGCCACGTTGCCAGAATGGGTCTCGAGCTCTGTCCAAGCCTACATCGTGCAACCGATCAGCGATGCGTTGTCGACAATCGGGGACTGGGTGACGGGGACGTTCATCACACCCGTGATCAGCGCCGGCGCAGCCATGTACAACGCCGCGGTCGGGTTCATTGGCCAATTCCTGGAAGGTCTCGAGAAGAAATGGGAGGACGTCAAGAACTTCTTGACCGAGAAGTTGGACGGTTTGATGGAGTACTTGCCCTGGAGCTCGCCACCCGAAGACTCGAGCAGTCCATTGAGCAAGCTGTCCAAGGTGGGCGGCGGCTTTGTCGGGGAACTCTTGCTTGGATTCCAGGAATCTTGGCCCACACTCACCACATGGATGTCTGCATCCCTCGCTATGCTGAGAGCGAACATCACGACCGGGCTGTCCGGGATGGGCGGGTCGCCGGATTCGCCGGGCGAGCCCCTCAAGGTTCCCCTGCAGGTCGTTGTGTCAGAGCCGGATCCGACTCTGTCGCGGATCATCTCAGACGATACCAACACCGCCATGCAGATCTGGTCCTTGTGGCAGACCGGCATGATCGGTATCACGAGCGCTTTCACGAACAGCATGGCGAGCAAGTTCGAGGGCCTCGCGACAGACATCCAGGTCAGCTGGGGAACCGCGTGGGGCAACATCCTCGACATGACGGACACGGCGGTCACTGCCATCATGGCAGACCTGGATTCGGCGCGCATGGCCCTGGCTGCCCTGGAGCGCATCGCGAGTTCCGCACAGGAACTCCAGGCAGGTGTCGAAGCGGCAGTAACGCCTACCCCGGCCGAGGTTCCTCCACTCGATGGCTTGAGCATTGATGAGGCCATGTACCAGGCCATCCATTTCCCGAAATGGTACGAGGACTACAAGGTCAAATTCGAGCGGCTGATCGCGGCTGTCGAGGCCTCTGGAGCGAAAGCGACACCCCGAAAGCAAGGCGCGCGGCTCAAGACGGCATCTTCGACGGCACGAGAGAGCGGGGCTTTCGAGACCGGGGTTGCTCGGAGCGGCAACATGACCCGAACAAGAGGGTGACATGCCACGGGTACGAGTGGATAGCCGATTGCGCTTCGGAGAGATCTTCAAGATCGACGGCTTCGAGTTCTGGGGTATGATCGAGTACCCCGACATCCCCGATCAGCCAGACGACATCCAGTACGTTGTGCTTGCCGCCGACACGCTCGACGCCCTTGCTTTCCGGTACTACGGTGCCGAGCTCTACAAGCATGTGATCGCTGCTGCCAATGGCATGGAGATCGAGCCTACCGACCTGAATCAGGGCGAGACGATCCGGATCCCGTCGCCCCGATACGTGCTCCAGGAGATGAGGAAGAAGTTCGCGAAGTTCTGACCTTGACAATCATTTCACCCACTAAACGGTACGTGTACCGGACATGCCTGGCGTCTTCGACTACTACTCTCCGATTGCAATCGCCGTGATCGACAGCCCGCTCGGTCGCGTGCCCCTGTGGACCAACGTGCCGGACCTCGGCCCCGATGTGCCGCCAGCGCTGCCCTTCCTCGAGAACTTGACTGTCGACCTCGAGCTCGGCGAGGTGCCACGAATCACCGCGACGCTCTCCCCGACGTTTCGGGATGGCCAGGCCTTCATCAATTCGCCGCTCATTGAGTGGGGCGTCTCGAGTCTGGAAGTTCAGTTCGGCTACTCGGCCGGAGCGCCCGAGGGCATCGTGCTCTCGCCGGTCTACACGGGGATCCTGCTACCCCCAGAAGTCTCGACAGGAATCGACGTCGGGATCACGCTGACGGCACAGGGCACCGGCGGCTACTCGGCGCTGCGGCAGCACTCTGGCCGCACGTTCAACAACAAGACTCGGCTCGAGATCATCGAGACCGTGATCAAGGGCCCGACATCCTCGCAGCTGGCCGCAGAGGTCGAGATTGAAAGGGGCGCGTGGGAGACGATCCAACCCTCGGGTGACAGGGCGATCAAGCGCAACCTCGAGGTCAACGCGGACTTGGTGACTGCGGAGGCCGGAGCCGGAATTCAGCCCGACAGTCCGCTCAGCCTCCTGAAGATCAACAAGGAGTGCATCGCCCAGGGCTATCTCTCGGACTGGGCTTTCGTGTGGAACCTGGTGCGCGAGGCTCGGTGCACCATGACCCTGGTGGAGAACACGATTCATATCTTCCCGGTCAATCGGCTCTTCTCCGGTGAGATCAAGCGGGCCTTCCGCCTGTTCGACTTCCCTGGTGGTGTTGTCGGGCCGGTCGAGGGGGTCTTCCCGATCCTCAGCGTAGACAGCCCTACGAACGCCGTGTACGCGCCTGGAGCTTGCAGGGGTGTTCTGCTCAGGGACATCACCTCCTCGTCCCGGAAGCTGCTCCAGCACTTCGTGAACGATGCGATCGCGTTGGTGGGCCGGACGGCGGACGCCGCCACCCAGGCCGAGGCCACGGATTCCTACCCGGCGGAGAGCGACTCGGGTGACGGAGGCGACTTCTATCCGGGCAACCCGGAGCGGTCCAGGGTCTTGGATGCGGCCAAGTCCGAATACGACGCGATGACATCCGGGATGGGCATCGAGCTTGAGATCACGACTCTGATGGACCCGCAGTTCTTTCCGGGCGACATCGCCAAGGTGATCGGTATCTCGAATCGGCACGACGCTACTCTGTACGGAGCTTTGAAGGTCTCCTACACGATCGGGGCGAGCGGCGCAGAGATGACGGTGTCCTGTATCAGTAACACGTCGAATCTTGGTGAGCAGTTCCTGCCATCGAGCATCAGGTCGAAGGGCAAGGTCGGGAGTCAAGATTTCGACTCCACGCAGTACGACTACGTCGAGGTCGAGCCCATTGCACTTGGGTAGAGGTGCGCTATGGCAACAGCACTCGGAGCTTTCCTGGAGCGCCTCGCTCGAGCGGGCCTGGAGGCTTTCCGCCGTTACTACGGGGACTACAGAGCGATAGTAACTCGCAACGACGACCCAGAGGAGCGAGGCCGGATCCAGGCAGTCTGCCCGGCAGTTGGGCAGGATCAGGCTCTCGATCTGTGGATCGACCCAGCCTTCGCCGGTGCTGGAGACGATCGCGGGAACTTCTGGCCGCCCGAGGTTGGCGACGCCGTGCGTGTGTGCTTCGAGTGCGGTGACCCGTCGAAACCGGATGTCTACTACGGCGGCTGGTTCGGCTACGACCCCAGAGACCTCCCAGTAGAGTTCCAGTATTCGAACTCCGTCCCGCAGCGGCGTGGGATGGTCACGCGCATGGGGCACCTGCTCGTGTTCAATGACGAACCCGGGAACGAACGGGTTCGCCTGTTGTGGCACAAGCCCGACCCTGGAGACCCCGCCCTCACAGACCCGAAGGAATCGGCAGACCGAACGCAGGGCGAGTATTCGTTCCTGAGCTTCAACGAAGACGGGTCGATCCAGCTCGTGAACAAGGAGGGGTCCAACATCAACATGAATGCCACGGACGGCAACATCACGATCATGGACCAGAATGGCAACACGATCACACTGAACTCTTCCGGCGTGCAGATGGTGGACAAGGCAGGCAACTACGTGCTGCTCGCGAACGGCGAGTGCTCAGTCACGGCGAGCAAGAATATCCACCTGACCGGCCCCACCGTGAACATCAAAGGCGGCACGGTTGCGATTGGTGACGGGGCGAGCAAGTCTCTCGTCTTCGGAGAGGACCTCCTGACCTGGCTTAACAAGCACCAGCATCCCACAGGTACAGGGCCCTCCGGCCCTCCGATCGAGCCCGCGCTTCCCGCTATGCTCTCCCAATCCGTCAAGACGAGGTGACATGCCTCTGGTAGTAGCTACGCTTGAGAACGCTCTGAGATCGATTTTCCAGAACCCCCCGAAGGTCCTGTTCGATACGGCGGACAAGTGGGCGAAGGCGTATGCGGACTACGCTGCGCAAGCTACTACCGTGCCGACGCCAGCGACACCGCTGTTCACAGGATTGGAGCCCGAGCTCTTCCGTGGCACGCTCATCGCAACTTGGACCGAGCCCAAGACCGGCAGCCCGGCGACGGCAGCGCAAGCCTTCGTGACCGCTCTGACCACTTTCTGGACCTTGCCCCCTGTCGTGTTCACTGCGGGCGCGGACTCTGGAGCGCCAGTGGCTGTTCCTGGAGTCGCTGGGCTCGTGCCGTGCCTCACCGGGATCTTTGCGAACATCGGGAACACAGCTGAGACGGCAGCTGCTGGGGTTGCCGCGTGCTTGCATGCTGCTACGGTAGGGATCCCCATGGTTCTGCTCCCTTCGAACACTCCTGTGACTGTGATCTGATGGCTGATACGCTATGCAAATTCCCGCCGTTCCCGCCGACGATCAAGCTGCCGGCTCTGCCCTCACTATCCATCTCGTTGAGCCTTGAGATCCCATTCCCTCAGCTGCCGGCCCTGCCTTCCTTCGACCTGAACATCCCGCTCCCAAAGCTGCCCACGATCACGTTGCCGTTCATATCGTTGAACCTCTCGTTCTCGTTCACGATCCCATTCCCGCAGCTCCCGGCCCTTCCCTCGTTTGACCTGAACATCCCGTTGCCCCAGTTGCCGACGATCACACTGCCTTTCATCTCGCTGAATTTCTCGTTCTCGTTCACGATCCCATTCCCGCAGCTCCCGGCACTCCCCCTATGCCCCCTGGACCTCTTGTAATGGCCACGAACTCTACCATCACGCGGGGCTTCGCTTGGCCCTTTCGGAAAGAGGGGTCGCAGTTCCCCTTGCCCTCTTCGGATCTCGACTTGGTCGCCGTGGACCTGACACGGCTGTTCAGGATGTCTCGAGGTCAGCGTGTTATGCGACGCGCCGCGGGGACGCAGTCCCTCCGGTTCGTGTTCGAGAACAACGACGTGCTGCTAGCGGAGAACATCCGAACGGAAGTCTTGACGGTCGTTGGCCGCTATGAGCCTCGCGTCATACTTCGAAACGTCTCGATCGATCGGTACGATAATGAGATCATCGTTCAGATCGACTACGCGGTGCGGTCTACCGGGCAGGCCGATCAAGTGCTGATTCCACTTCCCATCGGGTGAGCCTCATGGCCAGAACCGACTTGAACCGGGTGTCGTATGTCGGCTTCGACTTCGACTCGCATCTCGACGAGCTCCGCGCGCGCACGCAGGTGCGATTCGCTGCGATCTTCAACGACTTCACGGTTGGCAGCCTGGGAACGCTGCTGTTCGACCACACAGCTTTCGCGCTTGACACGCTGAGCTTCTATCTCGACCGGCGCGTGACCGATATGTTCATCGGGACCGCTCGGACACCGAGAGCCGTCACGCTCCTGGCGCGCCAGCTGGGTTACAAGATCAGCCCCGCGATTGCGAGCTCGGTGGACCTGCAGGTGACGTTGAACTCGACATATGCCTTCGACGTCCCTATCCACCCGGGATTCCAGTTCCTCGGCCCGGACGGCTTGATCTTCGAAGCTGCCGAAGAGGTGATCTTCTCGCCCGGCGAAACTGTCAAGGTAGTCCCTGCCTACGAGGGCGAGACCGTCACAGAGACCTTCGTTTCCGATGGTGGTGCAAACCAGGTCTTTCAGCTGCGGCGGGTTCCAGAGGACAAGTACATCGTCCAGGGCGTCGCTGTCTCCGTCGATGGCGCTGCCTGGGTAGAGAACGAAGTGCTGGTCTTCGAGGCCTCGGACCAGTTCGAGATCGCCTACATCGACACTCCCCCGACTCTCGCGTTTGGCAACGCCCTGGCCGGAAACATCCCGGCGACGAATGCGACGATCGTTGCTGTTTACGTGGCCTCGCGGGGCAAGGCCGGGCAGGTTTCGAGCGGGACAATCACGGCGGTAATCACGCCTCTGGTGATTGGCTTCCAAACGATCCCTATGACGGTCACCAACCCGGAGGGCTCGAAGGGAGGAGACGACCCAGAAACACTGGAGCAAGCAAAGGCGAATGCCCCGAAGGTATGGAAGAGCCGGAAGGTTGCGGTCACACAAGAGGACTACGAGAGCCTCGCGGGCGCCTACACGGATCCCGTGGCTGGGCGAGTCGCTGTCGCTCGAGCTCTGTCCGCTCGGTCCGCTCAGCAGGACTTGACGCTGCGCAGCCTGCTCCAGGACATCAACAACACGGTGCAGGAGCCCGAGCCTACAGTCACACAAGCCGTTGCGGACTCCGAGGCCGCTCTGGACTTGATTCGGACGGCGCTCGGCGTGATCACCGACCGCTTGACGGACATTGCGACGGAGACGACGGGGATCGACACGGGGCTCCAGGGCGCTATCGCAGACGGGCGCGTCGTCAAGAACAAGGCGAACGAGGTCGATGCCGGAGCGGTCCACATTCAGGGTAAGGTGACGGACGGAAAAGCAGCCGTCGATGCCATCGCTGACGACCCGACGACGTCACAGTTGACCACCGCGGACAAGAATGCGCTCAAGGCCTACTTCGATTCGATCGACGGTTCGGCCGGGGACATCCTGACGGCTTCGGCTGTGATCTGGACGGGTGTCGACAACGAGATCACCGTGATGGGCCAGGCGCGGGACCGGGCCTTCGCGATTGGTCTGACTGTAGCTCAGGCCGACTCGCTCCTGGACACACTCGAGACCGAGCGGACTCTCATCGAGACCGAAGCGGGCGAGCCCGGGCCTCCGCCAACGGGCATCTACGAAGACCTCGAGGACATAGACACGGCGGTCCAGGACGTCTCGAGCCTCGTCGAGGGCTACACAGAAGAGATCTTTGACCACATTGACCGGCTCTTGTCGGCAGACTGCAAATCGAATCTCATCACCGTCCCGATCCTGACCAGGGATGCTGGGGGCTTCTACACGACGCCAACGACCGCCCTGGTGCGCTCTCTGCAAGCGTACCTCGAGGCTCGAAAGGAAACGACGCAGTCCGTTCGAGTCGTCTCGGGAGAAGACTACCTCGTCCCCGCTGTTGTCTCGATCCGAGCCGGGATCTTGACTGGCTACTCACTCGACGTCTTGAAGGCGACTCTGACGGCTCTTGCCGAAGGTGTGCTCCGTGACCGAGCCTTCGCTGCGAGCCTGTACCTGGACGAGTTCTACAATGCGTTCAAGGGCACGGCGGGGGTTAGATACGTGAACATAACGATCGAAGGGTACCTGGAGGGATCGAGCACGCTGACGGACAAGCTCGACGCGAAGGGCAACCTGATCGTTGAATCCGGGGAGGTCGTGACCCGCGGATCTGTCACGGCAGTTACCGTAGAAGCCTCCTGAACTCGACTGCTCGGAATGTGGGCATGACGAAGAAGGGTGTCGCCTGCTACTATTGGCGAAGGAGACGACCCTCGATGCGGAGGCTTGCATGTCCAGATCGCTCTTGAACCAGGACACCCAGATCCGGAACGCCAGGGTCTACTTGGACAATCTGGCTGCGGGCTCTACCCTGGAGACCAACGCGGCTTCGGGCAATGACGACGCGGATGCGCTCCGGTCGCAGATCAACAGGGTCTTGCGCGCGGACGGGTCTCTCAACTGGTACGATGACGTCCCTACCGTCAACACCAAGAAGAGGGGTCTCTACGACCTGAACTTCGACCTCGACGACATCGAGGAGAAGCGCTTCCTGTTCCGCACGCAGCTTCTGACCGATGTTTCGGTTCCAGCGGGAGTCGCGGCAACCGGGGTGCTGACGTTCCTTTCACAACCGAACAACGGAGACACGGTCACGATCGACACGAAGACGTACACTTTCGTCACCTCGTTGACGGATGTCGATGGGTACGTGCTGATCGACGGTGTTTCGGCTTCGAATACGATCGACAACCTGATTGCGGCTATCAACCTCGGCCCCGGTGCGGGAACTGTCTATGCCTTGAGTACCACATTGCATCCTACGGTGTCGGCTTCTGCTGGGGCCGGCGACACCATGAATGCGACGGCGAAGGTCGAGGGTACGAACGGGAACACGATCGCAACGACGGAGAGCACGTCCGGTGTGCGATTGTCGTGGGGCGGTGCGACGTTGTCCGGTGGTGCCGGCGACGTTGTTGTCTTGAGCGCGGCGAGCTCGGAGGTGCCAACCGAAACGGCTGCGGTCAATGCCGGGAATGCAGAGGGAGCTGTTGTCGCAACGCTCTCCGGCGATGTCGGAAGCTTCGCGCTCACCGAGGTCTCGGGGGCGAACGCTATCCGCCCCAAGAACCTCGTTCTGATCGTGGACGGCAGCACTCGCGAGACGATCGAGGGCTCGGACGGCCGAGACATCTGGGGCCTCTTGCAGGCCGAGAGCGGTGTCGTCGACGGCGACACGTTCAACGACTCGGACCACCAGGTGCAGATCTCGTTCGTGAAGCTCAACAGCACGGGAGACGACCTGATCCCGGCAGACGGCGCCGACATTGGCGGGAAGTCGATCAACTATGCCTACGTGCAGCGGACGAGCCTCGACAACATTCCAGAGCAGGCGTTCCTGACCGGGATCTTCGTGGACCTTGCCGGAGCCACGACGGTCAGCAGGCAGACTGCCTACGATCAGCAGGGCACGACGCCGGTCGACCTGACCACGAACGCGACGCTGGACCTCGAGTCCGCGGGCATCTTCTGGAAGATCCGGGATAACGCCGAGGCGGACCTGTTTGTCATCACGGAGGGCTCCGCAGGCGGTACGAGCACGGTCGCCGTAGAGAACGACGTCGACGTGTTCGACATCGATGCCGTGACGACGGACTTCGCCAACGAGATCAAGGTCGACACCGGTGGGGTGGAGATCGACATCGGAGTGACTGCCGGGCACATCGAGACCACTGGCGCGAACGACTTGCACCTCAATGGCGCGAGGGAGCTCTACTTCGACGACGGGAACCAGTCCGGGTGGACGGACACGAACGGCGTCAAGCTCTCCGAGGACGCCGCCAGCTGGACGAACTACAAGACGGCGTTCGGCGAGGTCTCGCTGATGGATGCCATCTACCAGGCATCCTTCAAGGAGAACCGGCACAAGAGCGTGGCTGTGGTAACGGCGGCCGTGATCCCAGCGGACACCAATGTGACCGGTGCCGGGGGCTCCCCAAATATCGACGCGCAGCTCGGTGACTACTCGGGCGTGACCTTCGTCGACGACGTGGACATCTTCCTGAACGGTCAACTCCAGCGCTGTGGTGCCGACGCCGCGGCAAATCACGATGTCTACCCAGGCGACACCCCAGCGAACGGAGACCTGAAATTCGAGATGGTTGTTCGAATCAACGACGTGATCACGATGATCATCTGGGGCACGAGTGCGTAGTGCCCTTTCCCAATAGGAGACGAACGTGAATCCTGCGAAGACCGAGATCAAGCTTGCGATGCTCAGAGAATCCGGGAAGAGGTACGATGAGCAGAAGCTCCAGGTGGAGGGGCAACTCCTGCGGCTAGACGGCCAAGTCGCGGGCTTCAAAACGGCCCTGGAGCGCATCCAGGACTTGCACGCTGTGCTCGAAGAAGAACGGGACACAGAGTTGGGGGGACTGGACGGGGAGCAGCAGATCGCAGCGGCGAAATTCGCGAAGACGTTCCTGAACAGAGCGTGGGGGTGCGTTGCCTCGCTCAAAGATTCGGCGGAGCACAAGCGCGCCGTGGCCATGGGGAGCGCTCAGACCCTGGCTCGTATCGTCGACGAGTTGGAGAAGCAGCATCAGGCCGAGATCGCTCGCCTGGCAGCTCTCCGCGCGGCCCTGGAGCAAGGCGAAATCGTCATGGAAGACGGGGATCCCATGTACGTCGGCGAGGGGCGCGCCCCAACGGGGGTGCATCCCGGCCCGACGATCAAGCAGAGGCGGATAGCCGAGGAAGAGGCAGAAGCGAGCGATGGGCAGAACGCCGGATAGGCTCCCGGGCCCAATCCAGGAGCACGACCACATCCAGATGTACTCCGACGGTGACCCTGGTGAAGGCGACGGGATCATTCGGTACGTGTCCGGGAGCCCCGACCGCTTCGAGATGGTGGACGGCGAAGGAGCTTTCGATCCGAGCTTCACTCCAGCCAAGCACGAGCTCGTCGATTCCCTGGTGCATCAACTCGCCGAATCGACCTACACAGAGGTGACGAGGTCCGCGGGCCAGATTTCGAATATCACGGTCTGGACAGATGTGGGAAAGACAACGAAGGTCAGAGAGACGCTGATCACACGCAGTGGCGGCCAGGTCTCGCAAGTAGTCGAGAAGCAGTACGACGGCACTGGAGTGCTGGTGCAGACGCTGACACACGACATCACGAGAACGGGTGGGCTCGTGACGTCACTTGCCACGGTTGAGAGCTGATGTTCCGTCTGGTCGAAGGGAGCGTGGTTCTGCGGGATCCCTCCGGGAACCCAGTTGGCTTGGTCCTCGACGACGCTATCTACAGGCTCCAGGTCGAAACGAGCTTCAAGGAAGGAGAGACGCTCGATGTCACGGTCAATGCTCTTCCTGCAAACCCAGCGCAGATCATAAACGCGCTCCTCACGGAAACGGGTGGCAGCCCTGACATGCTCGTCGATGGGAGCGTTACCCCGGTCGACTTCCTGTATGCTCCCGAAACGGACCAAAGCGTGCTTCTTAGCGAGCTGCGCATCGTCTTCGTGAGCCGGAACATCGAGTTTGGTGTAGACAACTTCGGGGCGATCGCATCGCTCGCAAACGGCGTGCAGATCACCGTAAAGGCGCAAGGGGTAGAAACAGAGTTGGGGAGCGTACAGCGTAACGAGGACTTCTTTCTCCTTCGGACATCGGAGACCTTTTTCGACCGTGGGACGAACGATGCGATTGCCTTTGGCTTGTCCTTCGGCGGGCGCGTGGGATTGGACGACGCAACTTCGGATTGGATCCGAATCCGGATCCGCGACGATCTGGACAACGCCAATCTGTTGTACTTCCAGGCCAGTATCTGGGCTTACGAAGAGGAAGAATAGCCATGCCGAACACAGTCGTAGGATCGCTTCAGATCGAGACCACGTTCCGCGACGGGCTGGTAGAGCAGAGCAACGACTTGCAGATCGACGTCTCGAGGTTCCAGTACGACCTGGCTGGGAACAAGGGGAGCTTCGATGGTGCTCTCGGGGTCTCTGTCACAGACGACGAGACCAACTACGTCTACGTCGACGCTTCCGCGACGCTCCAGGTCTCGATAACAGGATGGCCCTCCGGCGTCATGCACGTTCGCCTCGCGAAGGTCTTCGCTTCAAACGGGACGATCACGAGCATCACAGATGTCCGGGCTTTCCTGACAGCAGCAGACCCCTCGCTCAGTGGAGACCACGGCGACCTCACAGGCCTCGGAGACGACGACCATTCCCAATACCACAACGATACGCGAGGAGACGCTCGGTACTACCCGCAATCCGAGCACATCTCGTCCTCCACTGGAGCACCTGACGCAGGCAAGCCGATCGTTCTGGACTCCGAGGGTATGGTCGACGCGACGATGCTCCAGAGCAGCGACATCAACCATGCGAGCCTGTCGAACGTGCAGCCGAACCAGCACCACACGCGCCTGCACAGCATTGCCAGCTCTGGAGACCATACGTCGGCAACTCTGGCGCAATTCGCCGGTCTCATTTCCGACGCGGACATTGGCCCGCGAACCTATGACGCTGTTGTTGATTCCGGTGGGGACGGGGATTTCACGAGCATCGCGGAAGCGTTCGGTAGCGGCGCCAAGATGGTCTTCGTCAGGAACGGGACCTACGTCGAAACGAGCGACATCAACGTCCCGGAGGATGGGGGCATCCTAGGGGAGGCCCCAGGGAAGGCCCGGATCGTCCTCGCTGGAGCGAGCAACAAGATCTTTGTGGGCGACACGTCGAGATCGACGGAAACGGGAACGATTGCTATCACGTCGGGCACGGCTGCCGTTACGGGAACGGGCACGAGCTTCACGTCGGTTCAGGATGGAGACTGGATCCGGATCGACCACATATGGCACGAGATCGACACGGTAACAGACGACACGCACCTCACTCTCGCAAGGACGTATCGAGGGAAGACGGTCTCGGGTCTGTCCTTTCGTGCACAAAGTATGGTGCAGGGTGCCCTGCTTCAGAATCTTGTCGTCATCGGCTACGGATCGGACTCAAGCGCCATCATCCTGCAGCAGTGCATGAACGTTGTTGTTCAGACTGCCCTGTGTGTTGCGTGCGGGACAGCTACCGCCCCGGCTGTTCACGCCTCCCATTCCGGTGAGTGCTTCCTGCTGGGCTTGATCGTCAAGGATTCCCTGTCCGACGCTGTCCACATTGAGTCCTCGCATGTCATGCAGCTGACGTCGTGCAGCTTCGTGAACTCGAATGGGCACGGTCTCGAGATCACAGACTGCGAAGATGTCATCATTGACACAACGAACGCTATGGCGAACGGCGGAAACGGAATCCGCCTCCTGGGCACTACGACGCACGTGAACATCACGGATTCGCTGTCGTGTTCCAATGTCGGGAAGGGGATCAGCACAGCTGGAACGACGGGAAGTGCTGTCATCGACAGCTGTACGATCACAGGGAACGAGCAGGCCGGCTTGGATTTCGATGGCGCGGAGAACATTGTTTCGAACAACGTAATTGGCGCCAACGGGAGCGGGATCAAGGCGGGGGACAATGGGGCGATCATTGGGAACCGAATCTTTGACAACAGCGGCGTCGGAATAGGTGCCCAGGGCGACAGTGGATGTGTCATCGGGTCGAACAGAGTATCTGGGAACAGTGGTGATGGTATTGCAGCCGGACCGGATACGTCTGTTCACGGAAACGTTGTGTCCGGCAACATGGGTGATGGAATCGACACACGAGGGAATGACAACGTGGTAGTCAATGGGAATCGCTGCATGAGCAATAGTGGGTACGGTGTACTCGTAGCCTCCGGATCCGCCAACTGCATCGTGGCAGCTTGCAATCTTCTCGGGAACACCTCTGGAAGCCTCCAGGACGACGGCACTTCCACAACTCTGAGCGCGAACGAGACATGACGATCCGAGCACTTGTGCAGTCGGGTGGCGGTGCGAAGGGTGCCTACCAAGTCGGCGTGCTGCATCGCTGGCTCCATGACGAGGAGCGCCACTACGAGATCAATGCGGGGACGAGTATTGGTGCCATCAACGCGCTCAAACTCGTGCAGCACAAGAAGGGCGACGAGAAGAAAGCCTGGAGCGAACTCCACGACATATGGACCGGGGTCTCGACTCCAGACGTCTACAAGCGATGGTTCCCGCTCGGCATGATCCACGGGCTGTGGCAGCCCGCCCTGTACAACAGCGCTCCGCTCCGAGAACTCATTGCAGCCCACGTTGATCGTGACAAGGTGCTTCAGAGCGGGAAGGTCCTGCGAATGGGCGCTGTGTCTCTCGACTCCGGCGAGTACACGCTGTTCGACGAGACCACCGAAGACCTCGTCAGTGCGGTCCTGGCGAGCGCGAGCTACCCGGTGTTCCTGCTTCCCATCCGGATCGACGGCGAGCTCTACTCGGACGGCGGGATCCGGACAGTGACCCCTCTGAAGGCTGCGATAGACGCCGGCGCCACCGAGGTCGATGTCATAATGACCCAGACCTATCCGGCAACCTGGAGCCCACTCAAGGACCCGGATGCGATCGACATCGCTCAGCGAACGCTCAGCATCATGACGAACGAGATCGTCGAGAACGACCTGAAGCTGGCTGTGCGGCACAACGAACGGATTGCGGACGGTCGCGGTGGGCCTGGCCGGCGCCACATTCCGATTCGGGTCGTTCGGCCCAGGACAGGGCTCGGCTGCTCGTCCCTGGACTTCGACCCCGAGAAGATCCGGCGCATGATCGAGCGGGGCAAGGCCGACGCCGCAATGGCGGGATGATGCCTGTTGCGATCTACGAAGATGCTGTTGACATCCCGAACGGCGTGCGGGTGATCTTCAAGACGAAGGCGCCCTACGTCGCCGGGACCGTCCGGGTGTGGCTGAACGGCCAGCACAAGCCCGCGAGCGACACCGATGGCTTCGATGAAATCGGTTATTCCAAGATCCGTTTCAAAGTGCCCCCTCGAACGGGCGATCACGTTCTGATCATGTACTACCCCCTGTGATTCCCTGTGAACGGGGATTGCGTTACATCGTGGACTGAGTAGACTGGGAGGGGCACGGGAGGGGGCATGGGATTCCAGCGGGTTGAGCCGGCTATCGGTGTGGTTGATGGGGCGAACACGACATTCTACACCCCGACCGCGCCATACGGGGCGGGCACCGTCCGGTATTTTCTGAACGGCCAGCTCCTTCCGAAAGACTGCCTGACTGAGATTGACCCGAACACGGGCGAGGTAGAGGTCGACGACAGTCCGCCGCCTCGGGTGGGCGACACGGTCGAGCTCCTCTACCTGGACGAGAGCGGTGGTGCAGCGCCACAGGTTGTGGTGGGGGTGTGCCAGCTGGAGGTATTCCTCGAAGATGTGACCGAGGAGGAGATCACCGGGCACCTCGAGGTCGTGGATGTTGCAGGAGAGCTCAGCACAAGCGATGCTATCTCGGGCGAAGTCACCGAGGTGCAGATCGTCGGTGAAGTCTCCCTTGTCGAAGAGATCGAAGGCATGGTGAGGATCTGCGCATGAGCCTGAGTCAAGCGTCGTTGCTTCTGCCGAAGAACGCTCTCGAAGTGATCCAGGGCGAGAGCAAGACGATTCGGTTGTCCGTGACGCAACCGGATCCCACTGGCGTCAAAAAGCGGATCCCCTTCCCGCTCACGGGCGGCGTGGTCTACATGACCATCAAGAAGGCCCTCGAGGATCGCGAGCCGCTGATCCAGAAGGTCTCGACGGAGCCCACGCAAGCCCAGATCACGAATGACCTCGGTGGCGTGGCAGAGTTCTATCTGACGCCCGCGGACACGCACACGATGGACCTCGGCGACTACTTCTTCGATATCTGGGTGAAGTTCACTTCGGGACCGTACAACGGCAAGCGCTACCCCGTCGTGCGCCCCAGCACCTTCCGCCTCGTTCCAGGCGTGACCCGCTTGTCCTTTTAGGAGGCAGGAATGCCTACGACCCCCCGACTCGGTATCTTCTATCCGAATTTCCGCAAGGACCCCTGGTTCGACGAAATCGAGTCCACGCTCCGCGAGTTCGACGCCGCGATCTACACGAGCAGGGAGGACCGCAACCTCGTCCTCATGGAGGGCGGTACGGTCTCCTGGAACGCAACAACCGGGCAGCTCATCTGGAGCGCGGATATCCTGCTCAATGCGACGATCACTGGCCTGTTGTGGACTATCTCGGCAGGCTCCGCGATCGTCCAGAACGGCGAACTGCTCTACGTGAACCTGACCCGACACCCCGTGGCCAACACGACCACGCCGGTATTCGTTGCGTCCCAGGTGCCCTTGACGGATGCGGGCCTGATGCTCGCGATTCGCAAGGGCACTCTGCTCTACTGGCGCGACGGTCGTGTGATCGACACGGGGTTCTCCGGATCGCTGTTCACGCTGCCCAGTGGCGCTGAAGACCTTGCGACAACGCTTGCGGCTGGGAACCTCACCGGCGGCACTGACATCGTGTTGAGCTCCGGGGATAAGATAACAGCGCCGGAGGGAAAAGACATCCGCCTGTGGACGTTGGACGGATCGGCTGACGCAGGTGGGATCTCGATTATTGGCGGTGACGGCCTCGCCGGTGAGGGCGGTGGCATAACAATACGCGGAGGCGAGGGTTCCAGCGGAAACATTGGTGGTGATGTTCAGATTACCGGAGGTACTGGGGGCGACGGCGTCTACGGCGGCGGAGCTATTGTCAAAGGCGGCGAGGGAGGCACCTCGAGCAGTGTTGGGGGCAATGCTCTAATTCAGGGCGGTCGGGGCGGGTCGCCAAACGGAGACGGTGGGGACGTTCGCCTTGTCCCTGGAGCAGCTGTTGGCTCCGGTTCCGCTGGGGTTGTCAAGGCCGAAGGCAACATGGAGGTAACGGGCAAGCTAACGGTAGCTGGCCTGATCGATCCGACTGGAATCGTGTTCGATGAGGGTTCTGCGCCGAGCACGGGGGTGGATCAGGGCGCACTGTTCGTCGATCCCGCAGACAACCACCTGAAGTTCCGAGCGGAGTCGGACGGGACGGTAACGGACCTGCTCTCAGGTGGTGGTGAGACCCTGGCGCAGACATTGGCGCTTGGAAACGCCACTGGTGGCTATGACATCCTGGTGTCCTCCGGCGACAGAGTCACTGCTCCTCAAGGGAACCCGTTGAGCCTCGCGGGTGGTCTGGCGGCATTGTTGGCCGCTGGAGAAGACATCAGTGCTATAGCTTCGAATGCGTCCCCTGGATCGAACGGCGCGGGTGGTGATGTCAACCTGACTGCTGGATCGGGTGACGGCTCGGGGGCGGATGGGCGCGTGCGCGTTTCGACTGCCATGATCCTGAAAGAGGCCGAGACGAGCACCCCTATAACGGGCACTACCGAGGGGGCTTTGTTCGTCGACCCGGCAGACAATCATCTGAAGTTCCGAGAGGAGTCGAACGGCACAGTAACGGATTTGCTCGCGGGTGGTGGCGCTGCTACTTCGACTGCGATGGCACGAGTGGATCCGAACTCAAGCGATGCAATCGACAACAACGACCTGACCACCGCATTCGTTACGATCCAGGGCGGAGTGGATGCCATCGCCAATGCAGGCGGCGGGACCGTCTACGTGTATCCGGGGCTGTATGACGAGACGGTCTATATCAAGGACAGCAACTTCCTCGCCATTGTGGGGCTCTCTGGGCCGACACAGGAGCTCAGCGACCGGTGTGTGATTCGGCCCACGGCGGCGAAGCCTGGGATCATCGTGACTCAGGCCACCAAGGCCTCGATGGACGCCATGCTCGCGGCGTCTGCAAGCTGGTCCCAGTATGCCGCCAACTGGGGCACGCTGGTGGCCGATACGGCTTGGCCCGCTTCGGTGGAGTTGGCAAACCTGTCGGTCGACGGCGGTACGGGCCACGTCTCTCTCCTGGTTGCCGGGGTTTCTGCGAACAGTACGCTCCTCTCGGAGGGGCTGGAGCTCAATAGCTGCTATCTGGAGTACGGCTGTTACGCGAGAACGGCTGTGATAATTCGGATGGACGACATCAAGTCGGACTACATCAACAACATCTACAATGTCGGCGAGCTCCAGATGATGGATGGCTGGGTGTACTCTTGCCGACAGGAGTATTCGGCCTCGTTTGCACAGCCGTCCGGCGGCATGAAGGGCTTCAGCGCCGCGTTCCTTACGTTCCGCGGGAACTTGGCCTTCTACGGTTCCCAGTCCGCAGGGCCGCATCCGGGCAACACTGGCGGATTTTTCAACAACGTGCACATCCTGGGGTTCCTGCAGATAATCGGCCCCAGCAGTGTGATCTACATTCAGGACTCGTATGCGGAGGGCAATTGCTCTGTACCGAGCGGGTGCCAGCTGCATGCGCGCCAGTTCGTGGTGGGCGGCTACCTCTACTTCAACTCTGGGTCAGGAGCCTGCTCTGTCAAGGGCGGCGGCGGGCTCGCGGACTCGCTCCTCAATCCAGACCCGTCGAGTCGTGTCACGGACTTCGTCCGCGTGAGCGACGAGTGGTTCAAGTACAAGGCTGTCAAAGCGAATCCTGTCACGTCCGATTGGCTGTTGCTTCACGACAGTGCCGATAGTGACAAACTGAAAGCAGTCACACTCGGGAACATGCCGGGAGGTGGGTTCGAGTACGATAGCGGGGCGAACGAGGTTCAGTCCCTTTCGGGGATCGTGACGGCGGCTGCCGACTTTGTTTTTGGGTCGACAAGCCTGGACGATATCGGTACGGATGGCGACTCTCGCATGCTGTTCGACAAGAGCAAATATGCGTTCAGGGCGGGGTACGTCCAGGGTACTGAGTGGGACGATGCAAATCGGGCTTTCGGTTCTGCTTGCTTCGGTTTCAACTGCACGACGGGTGTACTTGGAATCTACGGGGTGGCGCACGGTCAACGAGTTGTAGCAGACCAACAAGGCATGTACGCGCACAGCGGAGACCTCCTGTCTGGGGTAGCTCCCGGAGGTTCTCAGTATTGTCGTTTGACAGTGATGCAGACCACGACGGATGCAACGCCGACCGAGCTCTGGATGAATGACCTGTCGTCGTCAAACGTGGCCATCAACATTAATCATACCTGGGCACTCAAGATCCTAATCGTTGCCCGACAGACTGGCGGTACAGCCGGTACGGTCGGAGATAGTGCCGGCTACGAAATCTCGGCGGTGGTGAAGAACATTGGTGGAACCGTGTCCTATGTTGGTACCCCCACTGTCACACCAATTGCAGAGGATGACGCTGCATGGACTGTCGCTCTGGGTACAGCCGCTCCAGCGAACATCACAATTTTGGCTACTGGTGCCGTCGATAAAACGATCCACTGGTTCGGGACGCTGTTCATCTCTCGAATTTCGTAATGGTGACGTTCAAGGGCGTTGAGCGAGAAAGCAGGAGGAACGGTCATGTCATTGCTTCAGATCGGAGACACGGAAGTCGACGCGGAATTTCGCAAACGGGTTCGGGCTCAAGTGTACAAGTCCGCGAATGCGTTCGTCGGTGAGGACCCTGCGTCTTCGAGCCAGGAGCAAGTCGACAAACGACACCTTGTATGTCAGCGGGTGTTCCGCAATGACGAGGCGCTTCTTGTCTCGTTCTACGCTGCGGTCGCGGCAGACATCGGCGAAGTCGATGATCCCTCGACCATTACTGACGTGCAGATCGAGACGTCCGTCAACGGGTTGTGGGATGGGATCTCGGGGGTCAAATACGGGGAATGATCTCCTTGCGATGACCTTCTGATGAGGTAGCGGCAATGCCCGGCTTCGGGATGGGACCATTTGGGCAGGAGCCCTTCGGCGAATGGCCTTGGGGGAGGCAGGTCTTCTGGTGGCTCCTCGAGGAGTTCGAGCGCCAGGCCGACGCGAACATCGGTGGCTTCCTGGAAGACTGGATGGAGTCTATCCGGGTGCCCTTCGACTTCTTGCGCCTTCGGATCCGAGACATCACGAAGCAACGCGACCCCCTCACCGTTCGGAGCCGCTACGACGAGACGACCCTGGTGCGCCTGGGTGAGCAGATCATTCAGTACGGCGCGATCGAGCAGCGTGGGATCACTGGAGCAGCGCCGAGCCTTGGGTCCTTCTACGCTCCGAATGCCCGCTTCGAAGAGAAAGACGTCGGCAAGATTCTGACGATCAGGGGCAGCTCCGTTCCGACGAACAATCAGCGCTTCGTGATCTCGACAATCGTGGACCGGCAGACCGTCGTCACCGACCCCCTGATCTCGGCGGATGTCGGCCCACTTGCCTGGGGGCTCCAGACTCAGATCGGCCTGGAAGAAGGCATCCTGACCTACGAGGTCGTATCGGGCGATGTCGACGACATTGCACCGGGCTGGATTCTGAACGATGGGGAGACGCTATTCGATGTTGTTGCTCGGCGGCGCTTCCCGAATGAGATGAGGGCAATCCTCGTCGACAGGTCCGGGAGCGATGGAGAGATCCTGTCCTCGGGACGCTTCCGGTCCGGGCTCGCCGCTTTCAAGATCCAGGATGTGGGCCGCCCCCTCGTCATCACAGGATTCGAGAACGGCGACAACGACGGAAAGTACGAGATCAGCACCGTCGATTCGGCCCTCGAGGTCACACTGGCCGACACAACTGGAGCGCTGGTATCCCTCGCCCCAGACGCTGGACCTCTGAATTGGGCCCTCCTTCCATTTCCACAGATCGATGTCTCGAGCGTTGCTACGCCAAAGGGCGTCGTCGAAAAGAGCGGAGTTGACCTCGAGGTCAACTCCCCGTCCCAGGTCTATTCGCCGTCGGCTACCTTTGCGATCGAAGACGTCGGCAAGCTTCTCGAGATTCGGAATTCGGCTTCGGGCAATGACGGGCTGTACGAGATCATCAACTTCGTCGATGTCAACACCCTGGACCTCGACTCGAGCCTGTCCCCTGATACTACCGTGCTATGGCGCTCGCTGCCGAAGACCCTGGTGGGCGATACCGCACAGGTCGAGGTCTTCGCGCCCTCCCTCCTGGAGCGCCTCGCTGTAGACTTCGGGATCGAGGTCGACACGCAGCAGACAGAAGCGCGCCAGCGGGCCTGGGTCCGCCACGTCTCGGACTGGGTTCCTATCAAGGGCGTTCCCGACTCGTATCGCATTGTCGGAGCGTTGAGTGGCTTCGAGGTTGCTGCCTATCAGCTCTGGCGTATCTCGAAGCAGCACTTCGAGAACCTGCCCTCGGCTCTTCGGGTAGAGGCGGGCGAGGGGGACCACAACGGAGCGGACGGCAGCTTGACGGGAACGTGGCCTGCGCTCTTCTCGTCACCAACAGCGGAATTCCGGCCAGGCCACGTCGGCCTGAATCTTCGGATCAGCGGATCTGGATCGGGCAATGACGGCTTGTACACGGTCGCAGCCTACATCGACGCGCAGACCATCGAGCTCGACCCCGCGGATCTGGCAACGTTGCCTGATGCAGCGAACCCGAATCTCGCGTGGACACTCGTGCGCCTGTATGGGAACAGAGCTCCGACGCTGCCCTACTATGACGAGGTCATTCAGGAGCTCGTGCACGACGTGGTCGTTTCGGAGACGGACGGCGCGTTCACTTTCGACCTCGATCAATACTGCTGGGAGGCGGACTGGAGCTCGGACCTCCCTGTCTCAATCATAGCTGCCACGCAACTCTACACGAATCGGTATCGCGTCACCGTGGAGCACCGCACGGGTGCAATCGCGTCCGCAGCGATCGGATTTGGCACGAACGGAACCGTGAACCTGGTGGCCAACGCGCCTGGTGTCGGGGGCAACCTGATCACGGTCGAGGTGTTCAGCCAGACACCGACGCCCAATGCTCCTTTGAGCGTGACCTATCTGAATCCTGGCTTCGAAGTCTATCTCGGCACGGACGGCGCCGGTGTCCTGGATCCGACGAAGAACACCGCATTGCTCGTCGCAGCTGCGATCAACGGGGCGGTTCCCACCGTGACTGCGACGGCGACGGGCACAGGAGCGTCGCCGCTCACAGGCCCCGAGCCCCTCGTGAACTTCAGCGGAGGCAAGGACGAGTTCCCGACGCTGCCCGAGGCTATCCTGATCATTGGCCGCTGGCTCCTGGAGGACGACAATGGCGAGACGTACTGGATCGAGACGCTGCCGACGCAGAGCGCGGTGGGCCCGCCGCCCGAATACGACTTCGAGGTGACGGCTGTCGCGGCTCCGGTGCTCGGGGATGCGATCCTGCGCTACCAGTGCGAAGAAGTCTCGATGTGCTCGGTCTGTCCCTCGTACAAGATCCTGGTGACGGCCTCCCTGACCGCCGAGCTCGCTAGCGAGGGGCCGCTCGCCATCGAGAGGGCGTGGGAGCGCCTTATCACACGCCTCGAGCAGGTGAAGCCGGCACACGTCGAAATGGTTCTACTGCGCACGCAGGCCATTGAGGCTACGATGGCGATCCGCGCCGAGGTTGAAGCGCTCGGTCCTAGCGGTGCGGTGCTCTATTCGCCTGTCACCGTCTACGCAGACGAGGTGGACGCAGACCTGTACCCGGCCGACCGAGCGCTCCGAGTGGTTGTTGACGCTCCAGGGCCGCTCGCTATTTTCCGAGGCACCGGCTCCATGAGCATCACGGGGACAGTAACATGACGGCGATGTCCGACTGGCTCGAGAACCAACTCTTGGAGCACGTGCTCCGAAACAACGCGATGGTCTCGCCTGTGTCCGTGCGCCTCGCCCTGTTCCTCACGGACCCGACGGACGCCGGGAGCGGTACCGAGGTCTCGGGCGGTAGCTACGCACGCCAGACAGTTGTTTTCAATGCGGCTGCGGGCGGCCAGTGCACGAACGCGGCACTCATCACGTTCCCAACGGCTACAGCCAGCTGGGGCACAATCCGCTATGCTGCCATCTACGAGCCGGGCGGGAATATGATGTTTCACGCCAAGCTGAACAACCCCGAGCAAGTCCGCAGTGGCGACACCTACCAGATCGCCGCGGGAGCTTTGATCGTCTCGCTCCAGTAGGAGAGGCCATGGCTGTCATCCCGGCCGAAGTGACCGTAGACTTCAGGAAGTACCTGCCGCAGATGCTTGGCGACCTCCTGTCCTTTGCCACAATCGACTTGTTCAAAGTCGGGGAGGGCGGCTGGGTCAACCCTGGGACAGGAAAAGAACCGCGCACGCCCGAAGACAACCTGCGCCGTGTCGACAATACGATCCAGGACATCGACGCGATCGTCGATGGGACGCGGGCACCGGCGAATCAGCGCTACGCTACCGATGAGCGTGGCAACTTCTCGAAAGCTCTGACGAGCGCCGACATGAGCTTCGTCTCGCCCTCGACGCTCGAGATCCGGTGCTTGCTCGATGCCACCGAGTTCAATGACGACGGTTTCGGCAACAGCCCCGAGATCTGGGAGATCGGGGTGTTCATGGACCACCCGGTCTTCGTTGGCCAGAAGCTCATGGTTGCCTACGGCACCTTCCCGCAACAGACGAAGACCTCCGCGTTCCCTCTCCTCAACCTGGTGCGCGTCATCTTCTGAGAGTGATCAATGCCTACGAAACTTGAGGACATCGCCGCAACTGCGATCACGTCTCGCTACCGCACGCCGCTCGTGACGGAGAGCCTGAACCAGAAGCTCGCAGTGCACACGCCGCACGGGATCTATCGCGGCTTCAAGATGGGCACGAGCGCTTCGGTGCTCACAGTCGATGTCAATCCAGATCCCGATGCCAACGACCACGTGTGTGCGGTTCAGACGCTGGACGGCTACAACCTCACCGTGCGGAAGACGGGGGGCCTTTTCTCGCTCGACCTTTCGGCCTACGCCAACAAAGAGGTCGTGATCGCCGTCTTCGTCGAGTATGCGGTCGGCGCCGATACCTACGGCGAGATTCGAGCCTACGAGCTCTCGCCCTCGGACGAGTTCACGGGAGCCTCGGAGCGTGCTGAGCTCGTGGTGCTCGGTTGGGTTGAAGTTCCAGCCGCAGGCCTGATCTCGTACTCGCGGATCAAGCCACTGTATCGCACCTCGGCATGGCAGTTCGAAGCTCCAGGGCGGGTGCCATGGCGCCAGATGCTCGAAGACCCCTCGTTCGAGTGGGCCGAAGATGGCATGAACCTCTACGAGGACAGCCATCGTGTGTGGCAGGTATTTCCGTTGTCCGGATCGATCGGCAACTGGTACGCAACCACGGCAGCATCGAAGTATGGCGGAAAGAGTCTGGCATTCTACTGGGCCAACGCGGGCTCTCACACCGGCTACTTGTTCCAGGGTCTCGATGCCCCGGTTCTCCCCGGGCAGCACATCTACGTGCGGTTCTGGATCAAGAACCTGGCTGTGCCCACGGGCGGTGTTGTCGGCATCACCTTGGACATGGCCGACACGGACCTGGGTACGGCTACGCCGATCACGTTGGTCGTAATCGACCTCTCAAGTGTGGATGCCGACTTCCGGCTCGTCGAGGCGGAATACGAGATCCCCGCAGTGTCGACGGCGGCGTTCATTCGGCGTGTGCAGCTCACACACTCCGGCCTTACGTACAGTGGTGCGGGCGACAAATACTACCTGGATTGCCTCGAGCTCTTCCTTGAGGAGAAGGGCCAGTTCATCGGGCTTGGTGACACGCTTCGGCGTCCGGTGGCGACGTCGAGGCTTACCATCGAGCGAAATCAACCCGGAGCGTTCACGGATGACGCAGCCCAGATCTCGATGGACCCGTCCAATCCGCGCATGAACATCGGGCGGCGCGGGACGAGTTGGGGCCTGGAGGTCGCTCTCGGGCAACTCGCGCTCGGCGAAGGCGACATTGGTACGGCAACGCGGGCGGCACTGGCTCGCATCACGGCTCCGGGCATCGCGACCTCGTTCACGCTGCTGTGGGAGACCGAGATCAGTTCGACGCAAGTCCTCCGGTTGTACAGCGGAAGCGGCGCCCAGTTCATAATCACCATGAACGCGCGCTGGGACGGTGCGGATTGGAATTCCGACGACGTTGGCGATACCGCGTCGAAGTACGTCTACGATCGAGACAACTTGACTGCCTGGGTCTACGACACCTGTCCGGCCTCGTGGCTGGATACCGCGTGGCCCGAGCCGCCGATGCTCCCAACCACAGGCCAATTGAGAGCGGGGTCTGCTCTCAACAGCTCCGATGCCGAAGCGGCCACGACACCACGTTATGCCCCCAGCGTGCGGTCCACCAAGATCACTCTCCTGCAAGAGAGCGGTGGGCCCTCCAACGGAAAGCTGCGGTTCTTCTCGGGTGCTCTGAACGAGCTGTTCATCACATACAATGCCTACTTCTCGAGCACTGTGTGGCAGGCGGACGACATCTCTCTCGACAGCCAGAAGTTCGTGATTAGCCGCTACGGCATGCTCGGCTATTCGCGAGCGGCCGGCGCCGGGACATGGTCGGAATCCGCCTGGGACGAATCCATTGCGCACCCGACGGTGCTGTCGAATTTCGGCGGGAACGTCCTGGGGTCTGTTGCGGAGGCTGCGAGGCCTCGAATCGCCGCTCCAGGTCTGAACGGGACCTTCACCTGCATGTGGGAATCGGAGGTGACTTCCTCCGAGGTCGGTAGGCTGTACGTGTCCTCGAACGGCGAGTGGGTGATCACCCTGAATGCGAGATGGGACGGCTCCAACTGGAATTCCGACAATGTAGGCGCGGAGGCCTGGAAGTACGAGTTCAACTACGGCAGCTTCGTCAGCTGGTTCTACGAGACGACGCCCGCGTCCTGGTCGAACGGATCGTGGCCGGAGCCGCCCATGCTCCGCACCGCTGGGAGGCTGGACGCCGGCCTGGACCTCTTGTCCTCGGACGCCGAAGCGGCGACGGTGGCGCGCTTCTGGCCACGGATCCGGAGCAACACGTTCACGCTGGTTCGGGACTGGGGCGATGCCTTCAATGGCCACACGCGCTTGTTCAGCGGCGCCGACAACGAATGGGTGCTGACGTACAACGCGAGCTATAGCGGCACTGTCTGGACCGCCGACCAGACGAGTGAGGATTCCAGGAAGGTCGTGTTCGGCGAGGACGGGATGACGGCGTTCTACCGTCCGGCTGGTGCGGGCACGTGGGCCGATGGTGCCTGGACGAGCGAGAAGCTCGACGTCCGTAGCCTCATCGACAACCTCGGCGCCAACCTCCTCGGCACTGCCGATGATGCTGCCCTGGCGCGTATCACAGCGCCCCTTCGCAATTCGGCCTTCAACCTCCTGTGGGAATCGAAAGCTCCTGGCACATACCCCGGAACGCGCTTGTACTGCGGATATTCCGGCCAGTTCATCTATACGTACAACGCCAAATGGGATTCTTCTGGATCGGTCTGGGAAGCGGACGACGCCGGTGGTGACGACGCTTGGATATACGAGTTCGGGACGCAAGGATTGACGGTCCAGACGAAGGCCGCGCCCCCGGCGAGCTGGGCCAACACCGCCTGGGATAGTCCTGAGCTCATGCGTCTGATGTCGGTGCTCGAGGTCGGAAACTTGGTCACTGGGAGCACTGCCGAAGCCGCCATCCCGCGCCTGAAACCTAGGATCCGGACGGCAACGTACACGCTCCTGATAGATCTCGGAGGTGCGACCGCGAGCGCACACGGACGCCTGTATTCGAACGCCAGCTTGGAGCTCGTTGTCACATTCAACGCCGAGTGGGACGGTACAGACTGGAATGCAGACAACACGGCGGACAACGCCCAAAAGTACACGTTCGGGGAGCTTGGCCTGACGACGGACTACAAGGCCTCCGGGACTGCAACGTGGCTCGATTCGGCGTGGGACAAGAAGCCTTTCGACTTCAACGCGCTCTTGAACCTGGATATTGGCGGTCGGGTATCTCTGGGCGGTGAGCTAGACGATCTCCCTGCACAGGCGCAGGGCGCTCGCCTAGACATTGATTGGAGCGGCGTTGTCGGTGGTCGGACCTGCATCTTTCGGAGCGCCGGGGCTTCTGGAGGCCCGAAGTTCCGTCTGTGGCGCGATGTCGACGGATCTGGAGAGGACGACATCTGGATCACGACCAACGCCTACTGGAATGGCGTCTGGAATGCGGACGACAACACGAAGGACTCCACGGCTATCCGTCTCAATTCCGGGGTCCTCTACCTGGAGAAGCGGAACGCTGGCGCGGGCACTTGGACCGACCTGACCTGGGACGCTACGACCAGCGAAGCGTTTATGGCCGCGAGCGTGACGGGCAACAAAACTATTCGCTCGTTTGACAGGGGTATGGACTGGTCCACGGCGACATATGGTGCCACAAAGGGGAACCCGCCCTACAACCAGACTCTCCTCAATGACCTCCGGGCCAAGGGTGTCGTCAAGTGCTGGGGCAAGATCACGGTCACAGCCGGGGTGATCACGAACATCCAGGGCATCAACATCGCGAGCGCGAGCATCGGGACTGGAGCGCTCGTCATCACGTTTGCGTCCGGGATGATTGCCGACACAGGATCCGGAAGCTCGATCACCTCTGGGGGTGTCGGCTTGAGTGGTACGAACCCGACAGAATTGCTCCAGTGCACGAGCGTCATTCCGGCGAGCATGACGATCACTATGTTCAATTCGACAACTGGAGCAACTGTCCCGATCAACGGTGGTTCCATCACTACCTACATTCGCTTCATCTTGTTCGCTTCGCAGGGTAGCTCTGCATAGAGGCCAGACATGGAAATTCAACGCATATACACGGTGCTGCCGGAGATCGTGTACAGCATCTCGTTCGCGGTAGAGGGTCTTCGCCTCACGCTGGCAGAGACGACGCTTCATTACTTCGGTCAAGACTTCGTGATCGCAGAGACGCAACATGATGTCTCCGTAGACCCCGAGGGGAGCACCATCGTTGTCGTTCACATCTGCAAGGAGAAGGCGACCGGAGAGGTGCTGTTCCTTGTGGACGAGTATGTGCTCGGGGAGGAGGACCCCTACATATTCGCTGACGACGGCCCTTTCGAGCACTATGTAGCGTATGCTGTGGTCGCGTCCGTTCCTCCGGGCGCTACCGACCTTGCCAGTCTTGAGTTCGAAGTGCGTGAGTCTGGACTCGTGGAGGGATAGTGATGGCGACGACAGCGAAGACAACGAGAGACATTGCGGGATTCGCTACCGAGCGCGCGAAGAAGCGGGCGAAGGCGCAAGCACGAAAGGGATCCGAGTCCAGGCTCCAGGCCCTCGGCAACAAGAAGTTCGCGGACATGACCCCTGTCGAGAAAGACGAGCTTCTGTTCCGCCTGGCTCTTGATGCCGGGCTCTTGCCCGGTGAGGAGGAGTGATGGCAGTTCGACTGACCTTCAAGCTTGACTACTCGATCTCGAGCACGCAGGCCGACGAGAAAGACCTCGGCAACGTGCAGTTCCAGGTGCGCACCGACTCGTTCGCCGAGGGCGGATCCTGGAAGACTGTTGTCGGGCAAGGCGCCGCAGACGTCCGGTTCTACCTGGACAACATCGCGGTGGGACGCTTCCTTGCGCTGCGCGTTTCGCCGGTAGCGGAGGAGCACCCGGCTCCAGAGCTCTCGATCAAGCTCAACGACGTCGGGAATACGCCCTTGCCGCTGAAGCCCCCGGACGACTCGAAGGTGGCTGTGTTCATGGTAACTTCGGACAGCTTGACGGCACTGTACGTGAGCAACCCGGGGAGCTATGATGCAGAGTTGACGATCTCCGTTGCCGGGGATTAGCATACAGAACGTACCAGCTCCCGGTTGTCTCGCGGGGGCGAGAATCAGGAGGACGACATGCTCGTTACCGTCGAGAATCAACTGAGCACCCGCATCAACTACCTGGAAGAGATCAACACGGCGCAGTACCTCCCGGGGAATCCCGCGGGACTGGTCGCCACGGGTGGGAACGTCGTGCAGCCGCTCCCGTTCCCATTCGACCAGGTTGGCGAGCTCGCCGCGAACGGCTTGGCCGGCGACGACGTCCAGCGCGCCATGCACCCTTCCGACTTCCGTCGGCAGCACAACCTGCACAAGCCGATGGAGCCCCGCGAGGAGTGGAACCAGATCATCCAGGCCGGCATCGTGACCTTCGTGATCGCCTCCGAGACCGGCTTCACCGACACCGAAGAGACCTTCATCGCCGCGGTGTGAGCCATGAGCCGGATCGTGCTCCAGCCCTGCCACGTGCGGGATGACCGCTTCGTGCCTTCCCGCAAGAGGGACCCGCTGGAGCTCGACCAAACCCAGTTTCTGCGAAAGCTGACACCCTCGGGCACCCGCGCCGGCATGACGATCCTGCTACGAGCTCGCGTCGGGCACTACGTGGGCCTCATTCGAAGCCGGGGCGGTGTTACGAACTTCGTGTTCGATAACCCCCGGCAAAAGGGCCGCTTCGCGCATCTACTCAAGCGAGATCCGGCCTTTGCAGAGCGCGTCCAGGAAGTGTACCGTGTAGAGGTGGCAGAATTCGCATCTGCTGTCTCGGAGGCGGCGTGAGCGGCAGCGCACGGGCTTGCACAACCTGGAGCGCATACCTCGAGAGGCTTCGGGCTCTTCTGGAGCAGAGCGCCCACAACCCCTTCCGCAACAAAGACGAGCTTGGCCCCGGCCCCGCCGGCAAGACCTTCCGCAGGCGCCGGCGATGGCGCTGTCGCATGGTGCGTTCGGGCGAGATGCGCTGCGACCACTTGGTGTGGAAGACTCGCAAGCGGACCCACCGCATTGACCCCGAGAAGCGATCCGCCTACATGAAACGCCTTCGGGCTTTCCGCAAGGCCGAAAAAGAGGCCGAGGAGAAGTAATGCCAGGCGTATCCGAACTCGCGGCGGCGATCAACGAGACAAACACCGAAGCGCGCGGCGACGTGATCCTGACCGCGATGAACGCGCAGACGGACGACCTCGAGGAAGACTTCATCTTCCAGTATTTCCCCGAGTCGATCTCGGACACAAAGCAGATCAACCACCAGCAGAAAGAGATCCCCGGTGCTTCGCTGCCCCTGATCCAATGGGTGGGCAGCGGGGAGCGGCTGATCTCGTTCACAGCCTACTTTGCGAGCGACATCGACTACCTGGCGCAGGGCGATAGCAAAGCAGACGAGATTCGCCAGCGGGTCAAAAGCGAGGGGCTCCTGCGTCGCAACGTGGACGTCAGGACTGCACTATCACTCCTCCGCCAATTCATGCTTCCGACATATGGCACTGCGGGCGGACTCGGCGTTCCCGTGACCTTCGCCCCCAGGAAAGTCCGGCTGTTCATCCCGGGGTCTGGGATCGGCGTGTCTGGCGGTGTGTACGGCGATTCTCTCGTCACGCCGGATTCGATCTTTGCTGTGATGACGCAGTGCGACATCACCTACGTGGCCTTCTTCCCCACAGGATTTCCTCGTATCGCCACTGTCGACTTGGCATTCTCGCAGATCGCCCAGGTGCGCGGCACGATCAACTTCCCGCAGGCTATACAGAATTCGGCGGACGTTGAAATCATGACCGGGGGACGCCTCCTCTTCTACGGGACCGGTGGACAGCAATTCCTCCCTTACGGGCTCGAGGCTCGCAAGAAGGCAGGTTTGCGATGAAAGTGCGCCAGGTTGCCAGGCGAATGCGCCGACTGGTCGAAGACTGGAACTTCAACCGGTCCATCTTCCTCGGGGGTGGTGCGGTGTCTGGACTTCACCCAGGCGTCCCGCCCAAGTTCGCCGGGGCGATTCCCGAAGCGCCCCTGTTCCCGTTTCGCACCGCGACTGCCGAGCGCGTCTTCGCTCGGGCTCGCGACATGATCCTCGAGTACCCATCAGACGGCCCCGACGCCATCCTTCACCGAGCCCTGGAGCATGAGCCGCGCCCGTACTACGACCTCACACCAGAGGACATGCAACTGCTCAAGATGGCGATCGAGTGGTTGCAGAATGGCCCGCCGCCGCCCTCGGCCCGAACTGGGGGAGCTCCAGGTGGGCCGGCTCGCTTCACGGGCCCGAACACCTCGCCGCCGCAATCCGAGGTGGTCGACTTGCGCACGAAAGCTGACCTCTTGAACGAGTTCATGGCGCACCCTGTAGCGGTAGGTCCCAACGGGATCTTTTCAGGAGGGCATGCTATGCCCTATCCTGGCATAGGCAACGTGGCCTTCGGTCGGCACCCTCCTCCGTGGGACTACCACGTTGATCCGAATGCCCTCGTTGCCGACTTGTTGCGACGACGCAAACTGGAACGAGAGAAAGAGAAGAGGCCGAGCAAATGGCACAAGCTCAGGAAAGCGTTGGGGTTCCCGGTGAATCCGACCTCGCCCTGATCTTCATCCCCATGGCGACGTATCGGGCGCTCGCAAACGAGGCCGCGAAGCGCGGCATGGTTGTTGGAGCCATGGTGGCGAAGGCCCTGGATCTGTACTTGAAAGAGACTGCGGAGACCCCTGCCCCGCAGCTGCTGACAGAGGAGAGATGACATGGCCTTCCCGACCGGCTGGCCGCCACGCTCGGCGTCCGGCCATAGATCATTCCGGGTACTGATCAAGGGCACGACGACGCCGAGCTTCTCAGGAAACGCCTACCTCTACATCGACCAACCTGGAGCGAACACTGTCGAGCCGACGCCCTACGTCGCTCCAGGGTCGACAGACCCAGTGCAGTTCGGCGACCTCTCGAAAGGCGGAACTCCGATGGGAGGCGGACAGCGCCCCGTGGTTCCCGGGATCCCTCCCGCCCCGAAGCCAATGATCCACACGCAGACGATGCGCATTGCGCACGACGGGGGAACAGGGGAAGACCTCGAGTTCTCCTTCGACGGCATCCTCCCACACGGGTATGTGCGCGGGGTAACTTCGAACGAAGCCGCGCAGGTCTACCGGAATCGCTACGAGGCTGGAATCGCCTTGCGTATCGGTGGGGACCTGGCGGAGGGGGACATCACGACGATCGAGGCCGCGCTCATCAACGATGGGGAGGTCTTCGTCCTGAATGACGGGGCGAACCCGGCCGTTACTTTCGAGTTCGACAAGGACGGGTCGGTCGTCGAAACGGACACGTTGCGCCAAGTCGACTTGTCCGGCGGGGGCGATGCCGACGCTGTGCGGGACCTCATCATCGCAGCCATCAACAGCGCTCCAGTGCTCGAGATCACAGCTTCCAACGGCGGCGCCGCTACCGTCGACCTTGTTGGCTTGCCCGGCACCGCCGCGAACAATGCGATTACAGACACGGTCTTGAACGTTGGGTTCACGCACACAGGAATGGCCGGCGCGACGGGAGTCCCGGTGAACTTCATTGTGGAGGCCTGGTGATGGGAACTGCACGCAAGGCAATCCGGGGCATTGCCAAACTGCTCGAGGCCGACTCCAAAGCCTGGCTCCCATTCTGGAAAGATCCCAAGAATGTGAGTGGCGTCGACGAGCCGTGGGCGCCCGGGCAGAAGCAGAAGCCGCCGAAGCCGCCGAAGAAGAAAGCGCCCTCGAAGTTCGCCGCGGGCTCGTCGTTCTGGGACGATGTTCCGAGCGTTTCGGACTTGCCCATGAGCCCCAAGGAGCCCCCGCACGGCAAACCCAAGAAGCCGGAAAAGTGGGTTTCGGCAGGGGGTGTCGTCATCCCCTCCCTGCACCCCGACGAGATCAACTACGTCTACATCCGGCAGCCCTCGGGCAAGTACGGAGGCAAGGCCTGGACGCTCCCGAAAGGCCGGGTCGACGAAGGTGAGGGGAAGAAAGAGACCGCGATCCGTGAGGTCGAGGAGGAGGCTGGCGTCGTCGCCAAGGTCTTGCCAGGGTCCAACCTAGGCAAGTTCGAGGGTACGATGAGCGTGACGTACTACTACGTCATGGTGCAGACCACTGGAGCGCTCAAGAAGACGGACTTCGAGACGTCGAAGGTCTTGCTCCTGCCCTTCGAGGAAGCCATTGCCCTGATGCAGAAGACGGGCAACTACCGCGACATGAAGGTGCTCCAGAAAGCCCAGAAGTGGCTCAAGCAGAACCCGCAGCGCGGCCAGTTCAAGCGCCGGATGAAAATGAAGCGGGTCCAGGTCGCGCTGTCCGAGCTCGTCTACGATCTCGACATGAAGACCGACGACTTCAAGACTCCAGAGGGCAACGTCGACGAGAGCAAGATCGTGATCAAGCTCTCGAACAAGCGAGACGTCAACGAGATCCTCGGACCCCTCAAGAAGGCCCGTGTCAAACCCCTCGATGTGATCAAAGGTAGCTGGTATCACCTCGTCATTCTCGATCGCGACGACTACAATCGCGGCTACGTCACCCGGATGGAGCCGCAGACACGAAGGTTCTGATGGCACTCTCGCCCGAGCAAGTATCATTCGCCATGCAGCGGCTACGCATTGGGACCGCTGCCCTCGTGGCGATCAAGAACGGCCCCTACGATGGGCGCGTCCGAGCTCTCGAGGCACTGAAGAAGTACGTCAAGCGAGAGTTCAAGCGCGTCGCGCGTGAGACGCACCCCGACCTGCACCCGAATGACTTGGCGAAAGAAGAGGAGTTCAAGGTGATCCGGGAAACGGTCGAGGCTATACTCGCCATGGAAGTGCCGAAGCCGGTGCCGCCACGGCGCGTTGTCCCGCAGCAGTTCGTCATGGTGGGCCCGGGTTGGGGCACTTCGACGACTTCGGCGAGCACTTTCGGACACGTCGGCATGCCGAACATCCATATCCATATTCGCTTCTGACCAGGAGACCCCCATGTTCAACAACGCTCTGGACGAGTTCCGCGCCCTGGCGGAGAGCGAGCCCCGACCGGAAGACCGTCTCGACGCGATCAAGGGCATTCTTCGGCAGGCGGCCCCCGCCATCGCCGAGTTTCTCAAGCAGGTCACGGGACGCGCCGTCAAGGTGCACCCGCAGATTACGCAGGAGGGCACCTCTCGCCTACGCCTGGAGCTCCATCAGCGAATGCTCCAGGGCGACCGTGTCCCGCCACGCTTCTACATGCGCGCAAGCCACCATCCTCACACGGGCTACGTTGTCGAGGCCGGCTATTGTGACGGCTGGGGCAGAGTTGTGCGGACGCACCGTTTCGTTGACCTCGACGAGAGGGACATCGGCAATCCCAAGGCCGTGTTCTCCTGGGTGGACACGTCGCAGGGCACGAACGGCCGGCGGCTGTCCTGGGGCCAGGTCGAGAAGCTCGCCGAAGAGATGCTCCGGGCCGAGTTCGAGACGACGCCCTCCGATATCGAGCGCGCTTCGAGCAGGCTGACCCGTCCTTCACCAGTGCAGGTGCACCCCGATGTCCTGCGCCTCATGGGCTTCGGTGACGACTACACGACCGCCATCGAGGCGGAAGAGCCCGAGCCCCCGGACGAGATGCAGGAGGGCTTTCAGCCGTTCCGCTCGGTGGACTCGTGGTTCGTGCACTGCGCCGGCGCGATGCTCGAGAAAGGTGCTCCGCTGTCGAAGGCCAGCTTCGTGTGCCGCAAGATGGGGCAGAAGCACGGCTACTACAGCTCGGGCATGAAGCTCACCGAGAAGGGCAAGGCGAAGGGCATCGAGAAGCTCAAGCAGCCGAACCATGACCAGCGCAAGAAGGCCTACTTCGATGCAGTCAAGGCTCACCAGGCCGCAAACGAAGGGACCGATGCTGCTGTCGGTCCCAGGCTGTGGTGGGAGGACAAGCCCGCTCACGTCGAGGCCGCGCTGATCCAGGTCAACACCCAGAAGCTGCTCGAGATCTCGCAATACTGGAAGAAGGCCATGGAGCAGGGCGACAACCTGCTCGAGGCGTCCTTCAAGGTGATCGAGGAGGCGGAAAAGCTCTCAGGTGCGCACTGGAAGGGCATTCGCAAAGGCCTGATCAGTCTCGGCAACGCTCTGGATCGCCTGGCCAAGGTGCGCGACAAGGTCTACGCGCAGGCCTTCCAGAAGAGCTTCCCGATCTTCCGCGGCCAGGTGCAGTCGTGGGGATTCCCCCCGAAGTGGCTTCCGGGCCCCAAGACTGTCGACAGTACTCCAGGGATCAAGAGTATGAGCGACTCCGAGCTCATCGAGGTGATCAAGCAGTACGGGCCCTCTCTGCACCAGTCTGTCCGGGACATGCTCGAGACCGGAGCTTCCGCGAGGCGCATCCTCCGCGAGGTGGCGCAGAAGGGCGAATGCACGAAGGAAGAGCTCGAGGACGCCGTGCGAGCGGGCAAAGAGCTGCACAAGGCCGTGGGCAACGTGTTCTACAAGAACATCCTGGGCTTCATGAAGCGCGTGCGGCTGTTCCTCGAGCGTCTCAAGGACCGCGAGATGTGGGACTCGGTCGACCACAAGGCCTTCGACCTCATGATCGAGGCCTTCGATGTCTTCCTGGGTACCGGAGAGCCCCTCGAGGAAGCCGACGCCTTCATGCAGCACTGTGTTGCAAAGCTCACCGGCAAGGGCAAGAGCACCGAGTCCGCATTCGCGATCTGCACGGCGGCTGGCCAGAAGGCGGGCTACTACAAGGCTGGGACGAAAGAACTCACGGCGAAGGGCCGCGAGGCCGCAGCTCGTCACGCAGGCGAGGAAGAGCACGCGACCAAGGTCGGCGAGTACGAGGCTGGCATCGACCGCAAGAAGCCGAAGGCCGAGGGCCTCGAGGAGGCCAAGGCACCCACTGGCCTCGGTGACCACACGAAATGGAGGGTGACGCGGAAGAGCACGTACAGTGCGCCAGGAAAGCCGAAGAAGACATTCCCGGGCGTCTTGACGTTCGAAGCCCCGTTCGGAACCTACACGATTGTGGCCTGGTCTCCGCGAGGAGGACGTCCCGCCTCGCTTCAGGCCCATGTTTCGTTCACCCCAGAGGGTAAGGGCGAGGAGCCGCCTTTCTTCAGGACTTCTGGTTCGATCCAGAACGTGGAGGCGACGCTCCAGGCGATGGCGCAACGAGCACAGCTGCACGCTACTCTCCGAGACAAGCCCGCCCACATGGGCGCGGCGTTCCGCGTGCCGAAATTCCCGAAGTACGGCGAGGCAACAGACCCAATGCAGGCATGCCTCGATGAGATGCGCTTCTTCTCGAGCGATACGCCCGATGTCATCCTCGAGGCGCACCAGGAAGTGGTGACAAACACGGCCCCGGACGGCCCTTTCGCCGCGTACCTCGTCGTCGACACCTGGCCGGAGGAGGCTGTCGAGCTCGCGAAAGCCCTGGGGCCCCGGTTCGAGGACTTCAACATCACCGATCCCATCTCGGGCATGGCAGACGACCGTGACCAGCAGGTCCGGATCGTCTTCCGCAGTGACCCGACCGACAGCCTGGACGAAGCGCTCTGTAAGATTGCCGGAAAAGCTGCCCATCTGGTGGACCTGCGAGCCCAAGGTCGCATGGTGTCGGGCGGCGTATTCGCGGCAGACATTGAGAGCGGCGACGCGCACGCCGAACAGATCCCTTTCCAGCAGCCCGAGGCTTTCGGTGACTCGATGCGGCAGTACAGGCGCGCGCTGGAGCAAGCGGTGCCCCAGTGAATGCGCTGACCCCGCCCCCGTGAGGGGCAAAAGGAGACGAAGACATGGAACGCGCAGAGGATACTTGGGAGGAGCTTGGGCACGAGATACGAGCACGCAACGACATCGTGTTCGTGCGCACCGATCCCATCCGTCGGATCACGGAAGGCGGCATCATCCTGACGGACAAGCAGGCCGACTTCTACTACGGGCTTCCCGGAAAAGACCCGAAGAGAGGCTGGAACACGCCAATCACGAAGTGGGCGACGGTGATCGCAGCGGGACCGAAGGCCGAGGTGGCGGTCGGCGACCGTGTCTGCTTCATGCGCCTCGACTTCGCCTGGAGCTACAAGCTCCGAGACGGTACTCTCGTTGGCTGGGCCCGCAACGAAGTGCTCATGCTGGTAGACACCCCGGAGGACGGTACCTATGAAACGCTCCCAGAAGGTCTCAAGTCTCTTCGAGCGTCTGACCCTGCTCCCCCGCCGAAGCCCACACGCGATTCTCGCCGAGCATCGCTCTGGTAGAGACCCGCTCGCCGATCTGCTCGAGGCTGCTCGAGAGCCCTGGCCGCTCGAGGCACAACTCCGCTTCCGTCTCGACAACGCCGTGCGCAACCTCGGCCTCGAAGGCATCGAGACTGCCACTCTCCGCACCCTGGAGCACTCGTACAGTCGAGCTCGAGTGACGGCGCTCGCCGACGCGCTCCAGGCGCTTGCGCAGCAGTGCAACGCCCTCGAGGAGAAAGCCAGGGTCCGCGCGGTCGAGATGACCGAGATCACCGACACCACGGATTTCGTCCAGATCCATGAGGCGCTTCTCGACGTCGTACTTGACGAAGGGCTGCTCAAGAGCATCACGTCGAAGCTCGTCGAGTTGATCAAGAAGCTCGCCACGTGCCCAGAAAGCGACAAGGAGGACAAGGGCTTCCTCGGCAAGCTGTGGGGCCTTGTGCGTCGACGAAACGAGGCGATTGCCGAGTCCAGGTTTGCTGACATTGGTCGCGAGTTGGCAGGGAAACCAGGGAAGGCGACGGAGACCGGCCCTGACGTGCCCAAGCCAAAGGGCACCCTGGAAACGATCCTGCCGTCGGTCTACGCCGCGAAGACAAAGTACGGCGACAACATCCGCCTCCGCTTCCGTGGGCCTCACAAGAAAAAGGCCAAGGCGCAGCTGATCCCGAAGATCAAGGCCTTGGGCTACAAGCGCATCGAGTTCCTCTACGACTACGATTGCACCGTCTTCGGCTTCAAGTGGAAAGACTGGCTCAAGTTCACGAAGGGCCACAAGACACTGGAGGATCCGTCGGCGTTCGCCAAGCTGTAGGAAAGTTACCCCCTTGCGGGGACTTGCCGGATCTTCTACGTTGTACGAAAGCATCCTCCACCGAAGGCCCCCCAGCCGACGGTATTCGAAAGCCCCTGCCTCTCCAACAGGGGCTTTCGTTTTGTCCTTGCGATCAGTGTACACGCTGTATATCATCGCTTGCGCATGGAGGTGGCCGCAATGGACGAGCAGTTGAACGAAGCCTTGGACGAGATGGAGGGGCCGGATCGTTCGGGATTGGCCGCGCGGTTCAAGAAGGCCGTTGAGGACGCGCCGAAGGACCCGCCGAAGAAATCCCGGACGAAGCGCGTCGCGGGCGCGAAGGTCGGGCGCAACGCGAAGTGTCCCTGCGGCAGTGGCCACAAGATGAAGCACTGCTGTGGGCACAGGGTGCGCGGCGTCTCGGGCATGAAGGAGGTCCGAAACCACTACGAGGGCAACAGGACGCGCTTTGTTCTGAGAGGGAAGGATACAGGTGTGCTCACGCTCGACGGCGAGACCGTGCTCGTGTTCGAGCGCTATGCCCACGCGCAGCGATGGGCCAACGCTGGCGGGTTCGACGCAAGCGAGATCCGGATCGGCGCGATTCCCGATGACAAGTGGGAGGGGTTCTGCGCGGAATTCCCTCACCATCTTGTGACCGAGCCTCTCCTGGTGCGCCTCGAGCAACAACAGAGGTCACGGTGATGGGCGTCTACGGGGTACTCGAGAGTCTTCTCCGGTTCTTGCTTGAGGCGGCCCTGGCCCTCCCCGCGATGCTCGCTGGGATCGGGGAATCCCTGTACTATTCGGCCTCGGTTGTATCGAGAGTGTTCTTCGGAGGTCGCAGTGAAAGCGGGGAAGATTCACGTCGTAGTGGGCCCGATGTTCAGCGGGAAGACGGACTATCTGATCGGGCGAGCTGAGAGCGCACTGTCAGGGAACCCAGCTCGTATCGGGGCCTTCCGCCCCAGGATCGACACAAGAGACGAGGAGGCTGCGCTCAAGAGCCGCACGGGGCGTGCGTGGCCGGCGATGCGGATTCAGCACGCAGCTCAGATGCTCGAGATCCAGGACGACTACGACCTGTTCCTCGTCGAAGAAGCCCAGATGCTGCCCGGGGTGCTCGACGTGGCGCTGATGCTCAGGCGCAAGGGCAAGGAGATTGTGCTCGCCGCGCTGACGCTCCTGTGGAACGGGTCGCCGTGGGACGGCATCCCGGAGCTCTTGTGCCACGCCGACCAGATCACGGTGGCCCGGGAGGCCTACTGCGACGTGTGCGGCGCCACAGCCGTCTACACGGCTCGCAAGAAGCACTTCGAGGAGGATCTCGTCCCTGGAAACGGCGAGATCTACTCGCCGAGATGCCCTCTACACTTCGACACGCCCACAGAGTAGACTTCTCGCGTGACATCGCCCCGGAGGCATCATGCGAGACCTGATCGATGAGGCACAACTGCTGCTCGCCAGGGAGCAAGACGCGGAGCAGCAGCCCAAAGTGCCCGAGACGCCAATCGACGTGATCCGGAGTATCGTCCCGAAGCTCAGAAAGCGCTACAAGATCCCCAAAGGCGAGACCCCGCCACCCCCGCCCCCGCAAGACAAGGACGGAAAACCAGCGAACGAGAAAGAGCCCGGGCAGCCTCCGAAAGCCGAGAGCGTGGATCCCATGGCCGCGGCAAGAGCACTCCTGGAGCGCAAACCGAAGACCCCGGCGTTCAACAAGTACAACGCCCCCGAGGTGATGCGACATTTGCTCGCACTGCTGTCGAATGCAGGGCTCAAAGACGCCGTGAACAAGATCCGGATGAAGAAGATCCCGGAGCTTGTCGACAAAGCCTGGCGCGAACGCTGATCCCGCTTGGCCCTCTCTGTCACTTCTGATATATCCGGGCACCAGGCTCGTGATAGCCGATAACGTGACAGGGAGGCTCGAATGAGGAAGTCAGCACTATCACTGTGTTTCGTCGCGCTCCTGCTCCTTTGCTCGGGCTCTGTTCTCGCCGAGGACAGGGCGAGCTCGGGTGGCGCGGGTGGCCCCTCAGCGGACGTGGTTCGGGCGCTTCTCGTTCGGAGCGGGCACAACCCGCTCGTGGGGCTGCTTGACGGGGCGTTGTTTACATCTCGACTCGCTCGCGCGGGAGTGCCCCCGGAGTTCGGGTGGTACACGTACAAGGCCGCGGTGGCGATCGACATTGACCCCTACGATCTAGGCGCGCTGCTGATCTCGGAACACAGCAGCTACAGGTTCGACTTCACGTTCGCAAAGATGCCGGAATACGACAGGCCGATCACCTACGAGGCCGATGCCACAGGTTCCGGTGGCGAAAGAGGGCTGTTCCAGCAGAAGCCCGACTGGATCTACTCGGCCCGCACGTTCTACGGTACCGACTGGGAGCCGGACGATCTGTACGACCCCTGGGTCAACACCCAGGTCGCCGCGTTCCAGGTGAAGCACGCGATCGAGAGCCACGAGAAGTGCGCCGGGCAGCTGCACGACTGGATGGCGCACTGGAAGTGTGGGCCGAAGGCCAGGAACAGCTACAAGGGTCAGTGCGGCTTCGCGCAGCGCAAGATGCTCAAGGTGAAGGCCTCGCTCCGCGATCCGTACATCTCGCCCGAAGACCTCAAGGCTGTCGGCAAGGAGCGCTATGTCTACTTCGATGGCAAGGCCAAGGCATTGGCAAAGCACGCGGCGCGCAAGAAACGACGGTCTCTGCGCAAGGATCTCATGGAGGCCTACGACCGGAACGAGGTGCCATACGAGGAGGCAGCTCTGCGCGAGTGGTCGATCGAAGAGCTGCAACGCGAGCTCGACTTCCTCGAGGTGCACGGAGAGGGCGGCCAGTAGTGGACGACACGAAAGCGATGCTGCTATCCTGGCCCGGATGAGCGAGACAACGACATTCTACTTCTTCCTGCTCGTCTGGGGCCTCGTATGCACAGCTGCGCTCGTGTACTACTTCAGGCGCCCACGCAGATTCTGAAGGAGGCACCATGCCCGTGCATCCCGCCGTGGCGAAGATCATCCGAGAGGCCACGATCCCGAAGGAAGGCCAGGACTTCATCGTCAACTACGTCAATGGCAAGAAGGGGATCCACTACAGGCCCCACCGGACCGACCCGAAGAATTTCGTGGTCGTCAAGATCTACCATTCGATCAAGGGCTCCAGGAAGATGCTCGAGAACTTCCTCAAGGGCCTCGGTGGCAAGTTCCAGATCCAGAAGGGTTCGGTGAAGTGGGTGGCGATCGCCCCCCGTGAGAAGGTCGAGAAGGCTGCCAAAGAGGCCCAGAAGGCCAAGCAAAAGCAGCAGGCCAAGGCTCAGACAATGACCTGGGCGCAGAAGAAGGCCAAAGAGAAGGAGAAGGCCCAGGCCAAGTCGAAGTGGCACGTGACACCGACGCTCGGGCAGGAGCAAGAGAAGGAGAAGGTCTACCAGACGGTGGGCGGCGGCACGACAACGATGGGTGGAGGGGGAGGCGGCGGCCTGTCCTGGTCCCCGGGCAAGTGGTCGCTCGACCATGTCGAGGGCCCCGAGGAGCTCGCGAAGCTCTACGCCGACGCCGTCGCACAAGACCTCGAGAACGTGGCCCTCGAGATGTACGAGCCCGACCCTGGAGCGGCAAAGCGCTTCAAGGCGCACATCCAGAAGGCCGCCATCACGCGCCCGAATGTCGCCGAGACGCTGAAGCACATCCAGAACGCGATGGACGAGATGGATTTCATCGCCGTCTCGAACGCGATCGGCCACATGCTGCAGTCCTCCGCGGCGGAGCTCCAGCGCGAGCCCGGCGAGGGCGAGCGGAAGAGCTGGCGCAAGAACCTGCTCCAGGCCAAGAAGGCAACGAGCGTGCGGGCCGCAATGCAGGCCCTCGGCCGCGCGATGGATTCGATGGACTTCATGGTGATTTCGAATGCCATCGATCAGGCTCTCGCCGAAGACACCGATGCGAGTGGCTCCCCACTCGCCGAGACCGAACAGCTCAAGGGCACGAAGGCGCTCAAGGCGCTCAAGGCCCGCAAGGACGTCCGTGACCCCGAGGCCGTCGCCGGCTACCTGCGGCACTACCGCCAGAAGAGGAAGCCCAGGAAGGGCAAGAAGAGGACCGGTCAGATCGGAACGCCATGGACGGGCAAGTCGAAGCACAAAGTCAAGAAGGAGAGTTCCGACCTGCTCGAGCGTGCTCGCGCCTTGATCGAAGCTCCGGGTGGCGACTTCGGAGAGCCTGCCCCTGGAGCCGAGAAGGAATTCTGGAGTGAGCTCAAGGCCGCGTCGCTGTTGCGGGTGAAGGTGGGGGTGGCGCTCAAGCACATCCAGAACGCGATGGACGCAATGGACTTCATCGGTATCTCGAACATGATTGGTCGCCTCCTCCATGACGCCGACCAAGACCTGCTCCAATCCGCCCCGAGCGATGGTGGCTTGAAGGGGTGGCGGAAAGCCTTGGTGAAAGCCAAAAGCGCCAAGAGCGTCCGTGACGCCATGAGAGCTCTGCAAGCGGCGATGGACGAGATGGACTTCATTGCCGTCTCGAACGCTTTCCCTGCTTTCTGATACGAGAGGACGCGATGAGGAATATGATCCAGGAAGGGCGCCTGTTGCTTGAGGGTAAGGACCCTGTGCTGGCTACTCTCAAGAGCGCCAAGAAGGGCCAATCGGTGTTCCTGAGCTTCGCGCGCCAAAGCAAGGCCGGTGTCGGCGGCAAGCGCTTCGTGGTCGCGGGCATGAAGGGCGGTACCCCCGTTCTGAAGGGCACGGGCGTGACGAAGAGCATGGTCTTCCACTACAAGACAAACGCCGACCCGCTCAAGCGTAGGATCGTCGGTGCGAAGACTGGAAAGGACGCCGCTCTCGGCAACGGTGTCAAGAAGGCCGTCGTATCCTGAGCCGTTGGGGCGTCACGTGCGGAACAAGCGCAAGTAGGCACAGCGCAGGTTCGATCCCTGCTGGGGGCACTCACATCGCGAAGCCACCGATCACGAGCCCGAGCAAGATCGCCCCGAGCCCGGTGCCCCCGGCGATCAGCCCGACTTCCCACACCTCGAAGCGGTCCTCTAGGTCCCGGTGGCAGTCCTCGTAGAGCTCACGGTTGCCGTCACCGTACTCGAGCGCCTCGGCGTACTGCTGCTCCAGGCTCGTGACTTCGGCGAGTGCCTGGTCCCGTTGCTTCTGGAACTCGTCGCGCTGCTCGATGCACTCGGGCAAGAGCTTCGCCTTCTCTTCCCACAGCATGCAGTCGCGCAGGTCCAGGACGGTGGGCGGGACGAGGTAGCCGTTCACCCAGGCCAGATCGCCGGCGCAGATCCAGAAGCTCGCTTGATCGGTATGGCAGTCCTGTGCGTCCTGCGCGAAGCATACGGCGGGTAGGAAAAGAACGAGGAGTGCGGCCGCATATCGCATCACGCCCCCTCGTTGTGCTCCTGGAACCACTGGAACAGCTTGCCCTCGGCTTTCCTCATGGCGTGCTCCAGGTCGTCGAGCGCTTCGATCGCGTCGGACAGCTCTTCTGTGGGTCCCTCCATGAGGTCGCCGCGGAGAAGCCCCTCGAGCCGCTCCCTTGCCTCTCGTAGACTCCGCCGCGTAGGGCTGTTGTACAGCAGCACAGATGGGAAGTCCTCGGGGTAGCGAACCTTGCCCACTCGAAAGCTCGCTCTCGCTTCGGACAGCGTGCTCCACGTGCGTCGACTCATTCGTCCTCCTCCTTGTCTTTCAGCCAGGCGACGACGCCAGGGTCGGGCTTGTCCTCGCTGGGTGGATTCGCTTCGATCTCGTCCTCTCGTTCGTCGAGGTCGATAACTTCCTCGTCCAGCTTCGAGGCCGCCTCATCTGCCTCTTCGACGGCCTCGGGAGTCGGCGCCACGGAAGGCTCCTTTACGGGACGCGGTGGGCCGGGATCGATCTCCGCTTCGCCGCTCTTGCCCTTGCCCCGGAGCTTCTTCATGAGCAGGCCGCCGCCCCCGGCACCGAACGCGAGCAGACCGACGATCGCGAGGATGTAGTACAACAGGTCTTCCACGGGTCTTCGTCTCCTGGAGCGCGTCGGCCTCGCCCTCGAGCCTCTTGATCTCGTTCACCGGGCCTATGACCGGCGTGCCATCAGTACCTCCGATTGCGCTTCTGGAGCGCTTTCTCGCGAGCCGGCAGGGTCTTCCTGAGATCGTCCATCACAGGTGCGAACGCAGCCCGCACTTTCTCGGGGTTTGCCTCGATGAACTCCTTCAGCTTGTAGGCGATATCGGTGGTGAAGGGGTAGGTCTCGAGGACCACCTTCTCA